GGGGGTATTTTAGACCCTCAAGAAAGGAGGGGATATGTTTAGACGCAGGACTTTTTCCCCTAACGGTATTCACTACCGTGTTAGTATAAACAAGAACATGTGCCCTAATCCTGTAGACATATATATAGACAACAATATATATCAATATGGTTTCAATAGCGCTTATCTTGATATATATCGTGATAAGAAGATAAGTATCATAAGCATAAGTGGGCAGGTAGTTTACAGGAATCCGCAAAATGAGTACAATATTCTTCTTGGTGTAACCGATGGCGTTATAGAAGGATCTTTTACGTACGAATATAATTCTGGTAATCAATGTATTTTAGCTAGTAATGTTATATACGGTAATAGGATAACTAATTTTACCCCTATAACTCGTATAACCGAACCTAATGAAATTATTAACTTCACTTACGATCCTAGGGTATCTTTAGATAGTATAGAAAATAATTATATAGATTGGGGTGATAACAGTTATGTGATAAACGGTAATTGTATAAGGACAGATCTTTGTGAGAAATGCAAATTTGAGGTTACCGGGAAAAGCAAATATAGATCATATCGAGTAAATGTAACCATAATATGATCATAAGGAATAGCTATTCCCTCTCGCGTCATGTTACAGGATCCAAGGGGATGGGCTGGCCTTCGTCCTTCCGTCCCTGCCCCATCCTACCACCGCCTCCCGTTCTTTTTGGCTTCTCCCTGTCTTATCTTTGACCGGATATCAAAAATTCATATCTTTGGAACAAAACTACAATCATGTTTAGAGACATACTTCATAAGATCAAGATCTTCTTCTGCGATGAAGATATCGAGAAGATATATGTAAGGGATAGTACGGTTATCCGCAACAACGAGATACATAAGATGTATGATGAGATACTTAATGAGCTAGGTGATTTGGCTACGGTCGTATCCAGAAGCTACGTGTATGGTAAGATTAAGGACGCTACTGGGTTAAGCGTCCGTCATATAAGTAGGATAATTAACCATACCAAGGCAGTAGATGTAAGGTAATTAAGGAAGCTACCTGACATAGGAATTACCTACCTCAGGTAGCTTACATATCATACTTCTTCCCAGTCATCGGCGAATACGTCGCTGATAGACGGCACCCATGAATCAGCACGACCGGAATCCTTATTATAGATAAGGCACTGTGATGTATAGTCGACAAATCCACTACCATCCATGATAATATCCTTAGCCTTATCCGGTAGCGACTGCATTTCCGGAATGATATTACTATCGACATGAGACGGTACCTGTTTGAATACCACGATATTCTTACCATTCCAGCCTCTTCTCCTAACGACCCCTCCTCGTTTAAGGACATTAATAGCATCCCCGAGTCCCATGGAACTGTCTTTTATCTTAATATAATTCTCTAGTCTTGTAGATGCCTCATCAGGCGTATGTCCATCCCATTCCCATGCCGTATCAAGTTCAGGGATATTAAACAACTCCCAATACTGGTTCTCATAATGATTGGATATCTGTCCAGTTGGCAGTTCTGCCATTACGATAAACCACCCTCCGCCGAAGCATTCCTCTCCATCATGATGCTTATGTGATTTACAGACCTTTATATCGCCTTTAGCCAGCTCATTGAAGAAAGCGGCATTGTAAAGCATTCGATATTTATATAGTTCGTTAAATGTATGATACCCGTCGGATATATTACCCATCTCATCTTCATGTAAATATGTTTTCTCGAATATATCAGACCTACAAGGATAAAACTCTCCATTTACCCCTTTTATGATATAATCACCTACATTGGCTGTCATAACACCTTCAAGGGTTTTTATACTGCAATCAATACAAGGAGGTATACCTCTATCCGCATCACCTTCACGAATAACTTCTATTTTAACGCTATCACCAGCGAAATCCTTGATCTCATCATTATTAAAGCCTTTCCATTTTACGGCTTCTATCGCAATTGGTTTCTTTACATATCTATTCATAATTTTACGATTTAATATATTATTATCTTTTGATATACCTTTCTATAAGATCTATGGATAATTTAGCGCCCAGCTCTTCCTCCAACAGGTTAAGGTAGTTCCGGTGCAGGCATCCGCCCCGCTCCACCTCCCTAAAGCCGGCCCCGTCCCGGATCCTGACCAGCCCTTTCCCTGGATCCATGTCGATCAGATCCCGAAGCTCGTTCATATTCTTAAACCGGTTTTCTATTATCTTAAATACATCGATATCAGGTTTCTTATCCTTATTCTTAGGCTTTATCTTAATTCTCCCGCTCATAAGACATTAATCACTTTCCAGTACTACCAAACCCTCCATTTCCTCTCTCTGATTCTCCAAGGTCTTCTAACGACCCTACTTGATCCCATACGATGCGTTCCCGTCTACGGATAAGCAATTGAGCTACCTTATCCCCTGCCGAATAAGAAGGGTCTCCATAGTGATCTACACGTCTAGTCACTACCATAATCTCCCCTCTGTATCCCTCATCTACGGTACCCGGAGCGTTTTGGATAATTGACTTAGTTTTTGTAATGCTACTACGTGGACGGATTTCCATCTCATAATCCTCAGGTAAAGCTACATGCACACCAGTATGGTATATAATCCTACCCCCGTCAAGTTCTATGTTTTTAACGAACAGATCCATGCAAGCGTCCTCCTTATGGGCGTACTTAGGCAATATCGCTCCTTTTTCCAGCCATATCTTGACCTTACAAGCATCTATATCTTCAAGTAATGATTCTACCTCATTATAACTCATTGGTTGTTCTGACGCCAATGAAATGGCTCTTGCCAATACATCTTTAATCTTGCTCATCGTATTTTATTTTTAAATTCTTTCCCTTTCGGGCATTGTAATTTACATTCCTCGCCACAAGCGGAACAGTTGGGTCTCATTCCGGGCACCCCTCTTCCCCCGTACGGCCAGTAGGCGTAATCGCAGACGCTCCAGAATGCCTCCATCGCCTTGATCTTGGCATCGACGGTTATCTTCTCCTTCACCTTTTTCATGCTTTTCCTGAACTCGTCTTTCATATCCTTCCCCTCTATCTGTCTAGCCTTACGTCTCTCGTTCCACCAATTGTAGTAGAATTTGTCTGCCATCTTATAAGCTTCGGGGTCAAATTTATCACGATGCAGGATAGGTGCGTCCTTGATCTTTCTCAAATTCCTGCCACAAACATAAGCGAGTCCTGCGTACGGAGGTATGTCCTTAGGATCAACCAACCCATCCGGAACGCAGTAGTAGAAGTAATTGGGGCGGCCGTACCTGACCCAGTCCCCGGTCTCGTATAGGGCTTGCCTTCTAACCTCGAACCAGCCTTGCATTACTTGGTGCTTTTCCTGTTTCTCGAAATCCTTGTTATAGTCAGCTAACGAGATTTTTACCTCAACTTCATAAGCGTACATAGATCTGGTTATAGCCAGATAATCGGACTCCCAGTTATATACATACAGGTTATTTATCACCCATTTAGGAGATACCAAGAACTTTCTGTTCAGGATATCCAATATCCCTCTTTCAGTATACTCAGTACCTTTATTTGATTGCCGTGTTCCCATCTCCAGTAAGAGGATTATTCCTATATCCTACCGCCATTATAGCGTTACCTATCAACATTCTCAACTTATCCATATCTTTATCATGGAACGAGAAAGCGGTTAGGATATGGCCATTGGTCTTATCATAAGATTTTATCATCAACACAGCCACATACTCACCCATCATCTTACCATTCATGATATCAAGATCAATTATGCCGTGATCTATTAGATCAACCACATCCCATCCTAATGGCAGGTACTTTTTTATTTGATTAATGTCCATACCAAATATTATTTATAAAAAGGAGGGTCGTGCTACCCTCCTATGGATACACACGAAAAATAGAACTGAAAGCGATCCTAAGCACGTAGGATTTTATTAATTCCCGTAGGCTGTCTACCGGTTATCATTAACTACCGACCTACGGGAATATGTTTAAGAAAACACCATGTGGGGAGTGGGGGAATCGAACCCTTATCCACGCTACGATTAGGAATCGTAAATTCTATCCGTTAAATTAACTCCCCTTTAAGCGTCCTGATCCTCCCGGACAAGGACACTACATAAATCTAAACTCTAAACCTAATGACAAACATTATTAATCCAACTGTGGACCCGGCCGGACTTGAACCGACAACCTTCTGGTTATGAGCCAGTTGCTCTTACCAATTGAGCTACGGGTCCTAAATACACCACATCGTCTTTCACAAGAGGATGTGGATCGGAATTTCTCGAAAATTATATAGTAATATCATGAAACTATTGTCCAACATTCTAGCATATAGCACCAATCCTCGAACGGGAACGTCTCCACACCAGACCTACCCCATCCCGTCCCCCAACTGTTCTGTAGGACGAAGCCGGCCTTGTCCCATCCGGTGAGGATAACGGCATGACCTCCCAAGTTCTGTCCTTGGCCTTGCCAGAATCGATTACCATAATTATAGCAATACAGACCTATAACCAGAGGACCATTCAGCATCAACGCAACCTTAGCTGATACCGGATCTATGATCCTAGCGTAACTGTTTATTTTCTCCCCATCTACGCCTACGTTCTTGATAGACTTGATAGCGTCACGAAGAACCATCCCGTCCTGGTCCTTATCCTCTCTCAGATCATATATATCGTAAGGAGATATTTTAGCTGGTCTTTTGATATCCTTTATAGCTTTTCTCCAGTTAAGGATCTCAGCCAGGCTTACGGCTGCGCAAATAGGGGAAGAACCTTGATCTACCACGCTATCAACGTTATTGATCTTATACTCATCAGGAACAGCCTCATGTTGCATATTCATGATAGCGTCTCTGTCATCTACTGGAGATGGTATATATCCTAATCCGTATTTCATTACTTATCCTTTTTATGATAATCTATTATCTTGATATTAAACGTATCGGATCTTTGCCTAACCTGTATTGACCCTCTAGCTTTTCCCTTGGAGTCGTACAGGGCAGTGAAACCAAAGTTATCGACCCGGCCGTCATCCAGCGTAAACCTCCACTCCTTCCATTGACCCATCACGGTCCCGGAAGATACTATGGAATCCACCACATAAGATATATCAGTAGTATCGTACTCCGTATAATAGGTTCTAGATGTACTACATCCGACAGCCGCTAAGGTAAATAACGTTAACAAGAAAAACAAGATCTTATTCATTTTTCTTAGTCTTTTTACGTTTCTTAGATTTCTTCTTCTCCTCAGTTTTATTCTCGACATTTACGTCATTGCCGGCATCGGTACCAGTAACCTCAGAGATATTATTTTCAGGTATATCGATATGACCTGAATTAGGGTCCATCTTATCCTCCTCGACAATAACCTCATCAGACACATCACCATCTAAAGCCTCAGGATCAATATGATTTTCCAGATACTGGATACGATATGACATAGCCTTATTTTGCTCCTCTATTTCCTTGTACCTTCTTCTAGCCTCATCGAGTAATTTAGATGATAGTTTATGTTTCTTCTCGATATCCATATAAGCCCTTTTAAGAGTCTCTTTATCTTTCACCGACTCATTATATAGCTCTCTTGATTTACTAAGCTCATTCCCCATCTTAACGATATGAGAATCCTTGGATTCTATATCCATATCAAGAGAATCCACAAGCGTATTAAGATATCTTTCTTTTTCCTCCAATTCCGTTATCTTACTACGAGCATCCTCATAATTTCTTTTTAATCTACTTGAATAGCTAATAGCTTCATCAAGATCCTGTTTTAGAGTATTTATATAACTACTCTTTACTATCTTCAATCCGAACATTTTTATCACTGTTATAAGTTTCACGAATATCGGCTTTTATCTTGCCGACTATAATTAACTCAGCTACATGTTTGTCTTTCTCGACTATAGCCATATCCTTACGGACATTAGTGACCCTGATCATGATATTCCCGTTATTAGACGAGACGAACGGTGATCCTACCAAAGTAAGTCCCGTATCTCCGGTAAACGACGGCAGCATCATCAACACCCCTATGGTATTATCCGGGAACGATGCCCATACCCCTGTGTCTATATCAAGAACATCACCCTGTCCTAATGGGAAGGCATTACCCTGCTTGATAGGAATATCCTTACCCAACGAGTTCCATGCTTTCGAGAATCTTACGGAGTTAAGGAAGATCTTCCCCTCTTCCTCCATCACCCCTACCATAGGTTCGCAATTCAATCTAACCTCGTTTTGTTTATCATCCGGCTTCTCCTCAAGCTCATCAAGGTCTCTGGCTGATGTAAACGACTTGCTTTCCAGAAGCTTTTTAATATCCTCAATACTGGCCATTATAATTTGATTATTAAATAAACGATCTTCAGTCCTAACTTCAAATCAGATGTCTTCTCGAACATCTCCCTAAGAGGTAAGATAGTAGCGTCAAGATCTGACGCTACCCATTCTCCATCCTTATAATACATATCCTTTTCCTCGGAATACGCTACACAAGGTCGATGCCCTAAGTTCTTCATAACCGTATCTACCTTATTTTGGGTAGGCATCGAGACACGGTTCACTTTAGTAGATATATTAAAATTGCTTTCCATTAAATTACTCATTTTCAATTAGTTAATTAGAAAGGTAGGTCAATGTCGTCTCCAAAAGGAGGATATTGTGGCGGCTGCTGACCTCCAAAAGAAGGCGCTTGGGCTGTCTGAGGCGGAGCCTGCTGGTATGATGGAGGAGGCGTCTGCTGCGGAGCCTGCGTAGCGTATGACGGTGGGGGCGTTTGCGTTATAGCCTCACCAGCGTTGTTTTGGCTTGCCGACTGAGTAGGTTTCACACCATCTGTCTTAATACTTTGGATATATTTATTAAGTACCTGATAAGCGAAAGCGTCTTGGGTCGTATAATCAAACTTCTTATTCCCCATTATATCAGTACTCTCAACCCTGTCAGGCCATCCATTCTGCCCGTTCTTATAATATTGCTGGATAAGCTCGTCCTTACCGTCAGGGGTCTCCCTTGCGTATGAGATAAAGAAATTACCGGGAGCATATTGATCCCCTTTCTTAGCATGAGCAGGATTGATCACCACCTTACGTTTCAGGTCGATATTAGGCAAGTACCTTACCAGTGACTTAACGTAATTATTGATACCTCCTTTTTGAGTCATCAAAGGAACGTTTATAAAGTAATTACCATCCTCATCACTTATCTTTATGGATAAGTATTTGGCATTTATTCCATTGAACTCCACTTCTCGCACATTGATATCAGACAAATAACCTTCGATACCGTTCCAGAATACCCTCCAATAAGAAACGGCTCCGGTCTTCTCGTTTATATGCTCCTCGAAACCTTCCTTTGGTTCTCTTGATGACTGATATAATAATCCGCTACCACTTACTTTAAAGTAATGGTTATTACCACCTGATGAATTTTCACGAACTCCCATATTATATATATTTAAATATTAAACAATAACTGATGATGACAAGAAATACTCGTTCTTATTATCCTCCCCATAAACCTTATTGAAATGAGATTTATGATCATGCTCGATAACCACCCTATTACACGATATGCTTTTTATGATACCAAGATATCTTCCACATAATACGTTACATATAATATCTTCACCATGATAAGACAAAGAAGCAAGTCTCTCCTTACATGATTTACCGGAAGACGGGTTCTCTGACATAATACCGCATCCTTTATCGGTAAATATCAACTTGCAATGATCGAACTCATTTACCTTAAGATTGTTTTGGAGGGCTTGGACGAGTAGATCCTTATCAAAGACATAGGTACTTGTTTTGACAAAATGCTCGTCCACGAACCTCCAATTTGGATAATTACCCTCAAAATGGGTCTCATACATATCCATATCAGGCGTAGAAAAATAAGTCTTAGTATCGTCCACTTTTATAGACAACATATCCGATGACTTATTGATATGCTTATCAAGCAATATCGCGGATTCGTTCGATACCGGTATAAACATCTTCTCTACCTTATCCTGATTAGGGACAAAATACCTGTAAATAGTATTTCTATCCGTACTTACTATATTAATATTAATATCATCAATATCAATAACCACATTCTCGATGCATGGATAAAAGTCATCTACCTCCGTATAATCGCTGGCTTTGTTAAGAACCGAAACATAATCGCTCATCTTAACCTTAATTCCTCCATCAAGTATCTTATGTACCTGTGGGAATGTATTGATATCAAAAGCCGGACAACTATACTCACCAGAAGCATAGCGGATCGTTATCTGATCTTTTCTATCCGAAAGCAGTATCGTAATCTCACAATTCTTCTGTTTTTTCATGAACTTAATAAAAGAGCTTGCCTCTACCAAGAAAGAGAAGTTAGAGTCAGCCTCTACCTCCAATCGCTCTATAACACATACCTTTGCATTTACGGAAGTGATATAAGCCAGATTATTGACAACATCTATCTTAAGATCCTTATAAAGGGAGTTGGGACCGGCATTCTTAACAACCGTCTCCAATTTCCCCAACTTCTCATTTAATGACTTCGACAAGCACTTTATCAACATAATAAACAACTTTTACATGACATTGCAAATGTAATCATAATTATATTAATACAAATACAATAAATACTTAATAGTATTAAAATAATTTAAACTTACGTCTAATATACTCGGCTATAAGCGTAGCGTCACACATTCCGTCTTGTATCTTAGTAGGTTGTACTCCTTTTCCTGGCCATGGTTTCACGAAAGAGACCAAAGGGAAAAGGCGCATGGCGCATCGGATGGAGGTAGCCTTCGTGTCTAACTTCGCCGCCGTATACACCCGATCGGCTGTCGTATGAAGCTCCTTCTGCCAGGTCTTTGGTTGCACCTCCTCGAACATGAACCTAACATCCGGGTGAGATCCGTATCGCTCCATCATCTCCACCATCATAGCGAATAGGGCGTTCGGTTCCCTGCGTCTCCCGCCAAAGGTGAAGTTGCTGGCGGCCGAGCTGTTGTGGATGCTGTGGACGTCCTCGACGGCGATCGCCAGCGTCCCGCCTCCCTTTTCTTGGATCTTGTCAGCGGCATCGAGGAAGAAGCTTGATATAGCCCTAAGATCTATATCCCCCTTAACCGATATCCTTGGAGTCATAATTACCTTAACCTCGCCATTTTCTGGGATCATGGACAATCCTCCGGTGTCTATACCCGGATCTATACCTATTGATATATTCATAACTTCAACGTATATAATGAATGGAAATCCTCCGGTCTAAACACCTGTATTGAGTTATCCGGATACATACCTATATAATAACCGTAAAAAGCCCGTAGAATGCCATTTTCTAGCCTTATATCCAATGCCTTTACCTTATTCCCTTCAACCATAACATCAACCTCATCAGTCTTGTTAGATATCTTATCGAACCATTCAGGTATAGGATCAATACCGTACCTGAATGCGTTTACCGTTGATTTTATCGAGATATATGTTCCCATATTAGATAAGATTACAATCGTCTCGTTTAACAACCTTAAAATCGCCATTTCTAAGTAATATCGCTACATCAGATCTCGTATACGTAAGAGGTGTATACGACACCAAATGATAAGAAGCCTGCCCTGTCGCTGGCCGAACTGGTCTTAATACGGCTATGGCTATATCGCCGCCAAGTTCCGTACCACCGGTAACACCCTGTAGGCACATGTATATGAATCCCTCATACTCATATCTCTTTCCGATAAACTCACTCATGGGAATACCTACGAACAGATAGTTCTTCACATCCCCTTTCTTAACCTCGACAGCGTTCTCTACACTGGACGGTATTACGTCTACAAATTTTACTCCTATTGCCATGATTACAAATTCAATTTAGTTCTTAATTCTTGACACAATTCTTGATTATCCCTCATGATACTTAACGTATTATCCACTCCATTCCCTACCCGGACCTCGCCATACCAGTACCATGATCCTTTACGGGTAAAGATACCGGTTTCCTCACATAACTTCAAAAGTTCAAGCTCCTTGTCAAATCCTACGCCATAATACAAAGCCGTCTCTGCTATCTGGAAAGGTATAGCTGTCTTGTTCTTCAATACCTTTATCCTAACCTCATGACCGATAGAAGACCCGTCTTCTCCTACAATGACCTTCTTCCTTGACATCTCCATACGGATAGAGGCGTAGAATTTAAGGGCATTACCACCGGTTGTTACCTTAGGATCACCGTATATTACACCGATCTTCTCCCGATACTGATTGATGAATACCAGAACACAGTCACTTTTGTTTACGATCCCGGTAAGAACTCTCATAGCTTTTGACATCAACCGGGCTTGTAATCCCATGTTGCTGTCTTCCATATCACCCTCAATCTCCTTCTTAGGGACTAGATTCGCCACAGAATCCACGACAATAAAGCCTACCCTGCCGGACTCCACCAGCTTGGCCGTGATATCGATAGCCAGTTCCCCGTAGCTTGGCTGGGAAATAAGGAACCGGTTAACGTCCAATCCCATCTTCTTAGCGTATTCGATATCAAAAGCGTTCTCCACGTCTATTATAGCTACCAGCTTATCGGGGTGCTTTTTCTGGAACTCGATCATACTTAACGTACACATCATGGTCTTGCCACAAGATTCCATCCCGACCAGCTCATGGATCCGGCCTACCGCCCATCCGCCGCCGAGGGCCTTATCCACCACCAGCGATCCGGTGCTTTCCCTTGGTATGGATATTATAGGCTTATCGTCACCGAAGCTCATTATCGAGCCTTCTCCAAGCTCTTTATTTAAAGATGATACTAACTCATCTACGTCTGAAAAAAGTTCTTTCTTAGCCATTACAATCCAAATTCATCGAAATTAAATAAATCCTGTTGTTTCTTTACCATATCCTTCCCGATATCAGATATCTTTTCTGGATTCAAAACACCCTCATTCTCATCCACCTTCTCTATAAAGTCAGATATCTTATCGCTTAGCAGTACCATATCTTCCTTAGGAACTGATTTTAGATAAAGACCGTCTATAGACCTACATCTTGAAAGAGCGGTATATATCTGTCCTATCTCGAAGGCTCTGCTGATGTCTACGAATATATTATCTAAAGTCATTCCCTGGGATTTGTGGGCAGTTATGGCGTATCCTAACCTCAATGGATATTGTATTATATAGCCGCAAGAAATGCCTTCAAGGGAATCATCTACCTGCTTATACTTCATCTTCTCCCACTTCTCTTTGGTTATCTCCACCTCAGTATCGTTATCTAGATGAACATATATCGTCTCATCAACAGTATCTATGCTGGTTATGATACCCATCGAACCATTGACATACCCATTGCCGTTTCTGGTTATTATGACCTTAGCTCCTACCTTTACTATAAGCTCATCCTCACAGGGAGCTACAGGCTTTTCCCCGAATACAGTAGCATCGAACTTAAATACCTTATTATTGATCTTATCAAGATTAGTCTTATTTATCTCATAAGCTTCTTTGTTAGTTGAGCATATAATTATAGTATTATCCATATTATCCGGATACTTGACCCTACTATCCAATATCTGTCTTGACTCATCGGTAATAACCCCACATCTTATATCCTCAAGTACGGAAAGAAGCTGAGGATCTTTTTGACGGAATACGTTCTCGAAGGTAATGACCGAGAATCCTGACGCTCTTAATGCCTTTGATGAGAAAAAGAACCGGCTCTCATAATATTTGTCGATAAAATCATCCGCCGTCACCACAGGCGGTAGTTGTGATAGATCTCCAAACATAATCAACCTAACGCCACCAAAAGGTTCCTTGCTACGCCTGCATTGTCTAAGTATGTCAGCCACCTCATCAAGCAAATCAGGTCTTACCATACTGATCTCGTCGATAACGATAGTATCAAGGTTTCTGATCTTCTTCTTCATAAACGGACTTACATCCACCTTATTAGACAACATACCTCTCTCGATAGAAGGGATATAAGGATCGTTCTTTATAGAGAAGAACGAATGAATGGTCTGTCCACCGGCATTCAACGCCGCTACTCCAGTCGGTGCTACGATAACGCACTTACCCAAGAACTTTACGATACGTCTCATGAACGTACTTTTACCACTACCGGCTCTACCGGTAATAAACAGATTCTCCCTAGTGGTGAAAATCTTCTTCAAGGCACGACCTTGCTCCACGTTTTTATCCACCGTCATAATATGACGAAGGAGGTCGTTTTCATTTTTAAAATCTTCTTTTACCATATCTTTTTAGGTTTATGGTACAAAGATACGAATAGTTATAATTAACTATTAAAAATAAATGTGAATAATATATAAATATTAAATTTTATATCTGATACTCAAATCATCCAGCTTTACTCATCTCGAGCCCTTTTACCCCTAAAAAGACGTCTTTTATAAAATCTTCGGCGATGATTATATGCATTATCTTTCCTCTGTATGATAGTCTTAGGTGTCCGATAGTTACGTTCTTCCTGTCTTTGGCATTCGCTATTCCATTGTTTTTTTTTACCTCGTCATACAAATCGGATATACTCTTCTTACACATGCCTAAGAACATGCTTATGTATCTGTATATAGTTGACTGAGATATCTCATGCATGCCTATTCCCGCAAGCTTCTTATTCAACTCATTAAGAAGGTATGCTACATTGAACTTAATTGTCTTTCTTTTAGTTACTTTGTATATATGATGTACGTTTCTGGTTCTGGCCCTGAATATTATCTTGGAAAGGATTCTTACCCGATCAAGTTTCCGGCTTTTGTTAGCCATATTCCGTCTTTCGTCTGAGCTTAAATTCTTATTCAGACATTTGTATACGGATGTTTTCTTGCCTACGAATATGTCTTTCGTATCCTCATTCTTCTTAGCCTTATACGAGTAGATCATGATATCAGATAAAGCTATTCTTATCTCGCCCTCGGCGTAAGCCTTAAGCGTCTTTAGCTGATAGTCTATATCCTCATGGCAATCCTCTATAACATGTCTGTAGCAGAAATAAGCTATGCCATCGGATAGGATATCTATAAAATCATCGGTATTGATCTCGATACGGTCACGGTAACCATCTCTCATCCTATTTCTTAAAAATACATGCTTCTGGACATTTATGATAGAAAGATAAGCCGTTACCTGCTTACACTTCTTTTCTATAACCATGCCGGAACCTCTTATATTATCTTTCTTGTTTGAGTATTTTACAGCCGTAACCTTCTTCCCGTCCTTATTAGTTACAGGTTTGTAATCTACTGGGCAGACAAGTGATCCTGCCGGAAGCCTTAGGCATCCAAGCTCATCTTTTTTTGCTTGTATATCTTTTGGGATATATGCTTCGGTAAGAATCTTATCGAAATTTGATTTCATTTTCTGTAAAAGTGCTACCTTTGTCTCCATGAGATTTTTTATTTGCTGCGAATATACAAGTTTCATCAATACGAAACAAGTTATTCGGATGGATGGGTAGCCTGTGAAGGTCGCCCATTTGTTGTTTAAGGAGGGTAGGTAATGTTCGTAAAACGCTGTGCGCGTGAACGATCGTTTTTTCTCAACCTACTTGTTACGCGCGCGTTAATAGGTATATTTATTAAATATAATTAACTCTATAAACATATACTACTTTCTAATATTTCTATCCGTACACAGAACCTCTCCTGACGTCGAGTTCCTGTGTACTCCACTTAAAGTCTCTATTTAATAAAACATTGCTTTTTACCGCCAAGGTATGGTGCCGTCAGTCAGGATACCGCAGGCTAAACCTGGTAGAAGCCGTATCCTATACCGGAAGCCGGTACCCCGGTAGGGGGGGGGGATCGGGTGGAGCATAAGCCAAAGAAGAAAAAGCGAGGTCATGTGCGGTCGCTCACGCTCCGGCCGCCCGTATCCTCTACGGCAGGCTCCATCGCCCCAAGGCTTCCCATTTCCCTTGGCTTTATATCCCATAGCATGGCAGGAAGGCATCCAAAGGGAAAAGGTGTGGTCATGTCCCGTGAGGCAGGATAGAGCTGTCCACCGCCGCTCGGAGGCATGTATGGCCGGTGCTCAACTGGCCTCGTTGCCGTGGCTTACGGTGGACTTATCTGGCTTTCCTCCTCCATTTCCACCACCTTTTCCCTTTGGATGTTCGTAAATACATGCTAATCAGCATATATTATGTTGATTATGGCATAATTTCTTGACAACGATATTTTTTTTAAGTAGTTTTGCCTAAAACTAATTTTATATGGCTGAACAAAGGAAAGCTTTCGTATTTGCGTTGCCTTACGATACTAGGTTGGATATGATCCAGCAGTTCTTAAGGATATATAACGGCTATCTGGACTCCAAGGGTAGGAGCTTGATTACTGAAAGGACGATAAACTTACTTTCTTTCTACATCAACTACGGATACTCGGATGATACTAGAGCCAAGTACATGGATTGTTATGGACAGAAGGAATCTTATATCGCTGTCCTTAACAATGAGCTAAAGCGTGGCGGTTTTTTAGTAGACAAGAAGAACGGGAATTTCCGTACCCGTGAGCTGTCTATTGAGATGAGAAGCCTGCGCAATTATTTTGTTCTTGACGGGGAGGGTGATGACACCCGTGTAATGGGATTCGTATTCAAGAGAAACAAATTGAATATCGATGGATAGGAGTCTTATTTCGTTCGACAGGGATATTGTCGATGAGGTGGTAAGAAGATCTGGAGGGAAGTTTACCAAGCAGCAGGTCGAATGGTGCATGAAAGCATCCGTATCTTATATCCATCATCTCGCCAGATATACTGATAATATATCTATCAGGATCCCGTTTATCGGATACGTTATCTGCAATCTCCGTGAGATGCGTGTAAGACGTGATAAGATACGTCGTATATATGTCAAGGAGGGTAATCGTTATCCAGACGAAAGGATGCCTATTGAGCTTGATTGCCTGGATAAGAAGATAAAGGTGATAGAAGATATGGAGGGATTGAAGAACGGAGATCCCCTTATACGTGACAACCATGAGGCTATGTATCAATGCCGGTATGGTATGACATGGGAACAGTTACAGGATTTTCAACAACAACAATTTAAAAAATAATATGCAAACAATTGGTAAAGCCCAAGTAATAGCCCAAGCTTGGGAAGACAGTTTATTGGGCAGGATTCCTAAGGATGAGAAGGATTATCCGGAGTGGTACAAGAATCGTCTTTATTTATGCAAGAAATGTCCTAAGAACTCTTCTAATATAGCTTTCTTTAAGTTACCAGCTAAGGTATTGCTGCAAAGATTGATGGGAAGACAGGCATGCTCGCTGTGCGGTTGCTTTATCAAGGAAAAGGCTTGGATGAAGACAGAGGTATGCCCGTTGAAGTTCGTGGAGGGTGAGAAAGCTAAATGGAATGCTATGGAGGTGATAACAGCCGATCATAACGATTTTAATATTGAGTGCCCTAACGATTCCTTTGATATAGGACTGACGGATGATGAGAGCGAGTTTTATCTAAATATTTTTGATCAGAAAATAGGTGATAAGATAGAAATCGTGTTATTTATCACCCATAATGATGGTTTCCATGTCAAGGAGCATCATCTCGGATGTGGATGTATGGGAGATGTATCATATAACAAACATCCTGACAATGAGAATAGAATTATATTTAGGATGACGTTAGATACCTCAAAATATACGGAAGGTCATTTTGAGAAACATCTATCTCTTATGGGTTATACTAAGGACGATCCTGAACGTAATTTCAAACATTTCCCGCTACGTATTATAGGGGAAGCTTATAAATAATGCCATGAGGAATCTCGTAAGAAGCAAGATAGATGACCGTATCCATGCCCTTATTGTCATGGAAGTCGGATGCCGTGAGTTGCCTGAATATTCATTGGGTGATATACTTTACTCCGCTTTAAGGAGGATAGCTAGGGCTAATGGTGGTAATGTCCGCTTCTTGCGGGATGTTAGTACCAGGGATTTATTGAGGTCTATAGACCAAAGCATCAGTGATGAGATCGAATTAAATAATAATGATTTTAACGTGTGATTATGATGGAAGAGGATAAGGATATCAAGAAAGAGATCAGGGATTATCTTAAAGAAGAGGCGGATACCCATATAAGGCATTGGATAGCCATAAAACGTGAGAGCAAGCGTCTGTATAGCGATATTGAGGATAGGACTAAGAAGATAGCCCTTAAATCATCTTCGTTGATAAAAGAGGAGGATTTTGTCGTTCTTCATGAGATGACCCATAAGATACAGATGTTGAATATAGAGGCTGTAAAAGTCAATTCTAGGTTGATGTTCATAATCCAGTTGGCTACCAGCTTCGGTATGGATCTGGATTTAGATACGACATATGCGTCCACCGCCAAGAGCATTATAGAAGACAGAACGTCTGGATTCGTGTTTTATGATGACAAGGAACGTCTGAGATACGCTGACAAGGAGCTTGAGGATATGTTCCATGACATGAGCGTGACGGAAGTAAGTAAGATCGGGGTTGTTCAATCTTATAAGCTTCTTATGAAACAGTATAACGAGTTTAAGGACATGAAAGCCAATGCCACAGGGAAGACGAAAGCCGACGAGTAAGGACGTCGATCGGGTAAACGATAATCTTGAGGTCATAGCCAAGGCCGTGGATGACGCCAAGGCTTATATTGATAAGCATCCTTGGGACAAGGAGAAGCCTGAGGATATGGCAAGGGCATTTGACTTCATATCAAAATTAATCGATAAGATAAATACATGGAATGATTCTTATATGGAGAAAAGTGGGATCATGGATGTATATAGGTCTGTAAGCAATGTCCAGAAAAAGGAACGTAAGGGTCAGGTTTCTGGTGGAATCGAGTCTGTTTTAAAGGATATTATGAAATGAGTCTAAGTACGAGTCCGGAATTTTATGTAAACATGAAAAATCCTCCTGTATGGAACGATCTGTTCGGTTGGGAGGATCAGGATGACGATGTTAAGCAGTTCTTTACAGAGGAGGCTTATAAGGTCAAGAACGGGATAACTATCAACGGTACATTCATCCCGCCATGGCTTTATTGGCATGTTAATTTCTTTCCCGTATTTCAAGATCTTCCAAATGGGGAGCGTGTTCCTGCTATCAGCCGGTTACGTGATAATGAATGGTTTTTCGCTGAGATGTACCAACGTGCCCGTCAGGAGAAGAAAGGGCTGGGGATGTTCGGTACCCGTCGTTTTGGAAAGGCCCTTCTGGACTCGGAGCTGATATATACTCCTTATGGACCTAAGAAGATAGGGTTCGCTGATATCGGTGATATCATATATGGCGATGATGGTAAGCTTACGACTGTAGTAGGCGTATATCCTCAAGGGTTCGTTGATACGTACAAAGTGACCTTTGAGGACGGTCGCAGCGTGGTGTGTTGCGGGCAGCACCAGTGGAAGGTCAAGTATCATGGTGATTATAAAGTCATGAGCACTATGGGTATCATCCACTCTGACTTCCAGAAGATGACCATAGACATAGGGGAGGCCGTGGATTTCCCCGAGCGGCGGTGGCTGATGTCGCCCCAGCTCCTTGGGTCTCTGACCGCCTCTTTCCTTTGTGGATCTACCGACAGGATCTTCGAGTTAAGCAATAAGGAGATGGATGATATTATTTATTCATCCAAAAAACAGAAAGAGTTGTTTATAAGCTCATTCATGAAGATAGCTTGCGGCATAAGTACTGGTGACGATCGTTTTAAGGTCGTTTACAAAAGTGAGTATATTATATCCTTCGTAAGAAGAATATTCTGGTCTATGGGATATTATTGCGTCATGGATGGTGATGATATGTATATATCTAAGACCCATAACAGGCTTAGGATATCCGATATAGATTATTACGGGAAGTATAAAGCTACTTGTATTGAGGTCGATAACAAGTCCCATCAGTTCCTTACCACTAATTTTGTCGTATCCCATAATACGACTATCATGTCATCCCTTCTTCAGATGAACGCTACCATGACGATCGGGCTTAGTCATTCCGTGGTAGGTTTCAGCGATAGCGATTTATCTAATATAGGTGAGTATTGTGAGTATGGTCTTGATCATGTGCATCCTTTTTTCAGAATTAACAGGACCAAGACCGATTGGAGTTCTGGTGTCACCTTAGGCAAGCGTATGTCCAACGGGGTTCGTGATGTTCATGCCATAATATCCATAGCCAACATCAACATGGGTAGGAAGACATCCACACAGAAGACTGCCGGTCTGACCCCCGCCACGGCTATTTTCGACGAGGTAGGTAAGGGACCTATCAAGAAACCGTACACGGCCGCCATGCCGTCATACGACACTCCTTACGGCTGGCGTCTCAGTCCTATTTTGGCTGGTACCGGTGGTGAGGTGGAACTATCTAAAGACGCTCAGGAAATGTTCTCTGATCCTGATACGTACAATCTTCTGGTCATGGACTGGGATATTTTAAATCGGAGAGCCATGAAAGGGAAAACATGGAAAGAACGGAAATGGGCGATGTTTGTCCCCGGTCAGATGGCTAACTCTGGTGTCAAGAGAACGATAGGGTTAGGTCATTATTTGGATAAGCCTGACGACAAGAAGCTTAATAAGATCAAGATTGACGCCACGGATTTCGAGGCTAGTACCAATAAGCTTAACGAGGAACGGAAGAAGCTATCTACGAAAGATAGGGTGGCTTATACCTCTCATACCATGTTCTATCCATTTACGATCGACGACTGTTTTTTAAGCTCATCACAGAACCTATTCCCGGTCGAGTACGCTATCAAGCATAAGAATGATCTTCTTGAGTCAGGGCAATATAGCGGCATGCTGTGTGATGTTTTCCTTGAATCTGGAAATAAACTTGGCACTACTAAATCGAATAAGCAATTGGCTGGTTTTCCGTTTAGCGGTGGTGTTATTGACGCTCCTGTCCAGATATTCGAGATGCCTCAATCTAATAGGTTTGATGATTTTATTTATGTTGCAGGCCAAGATCCCTATAAACAGGCTAAGTCTGATACCCCTTCATTAGGAGCTTTTTATGTATTCAAAAGGCGTGTTGGTATTCGAGATCCTTATGCCTATAGAATAGTGGCTTCATACGTATCCCGCCCATCATCCATAGATCAGTTTTGCCGTACATGCGAGGTGCTTCAGAAGGGATATGGTGCTATATGTCTTATGGAGAACGCTGACCAGATGTATGAGCAGTATCTTAATCGGAAGAGTGGTATGCCGGCATCTTTCTTCTTATTCGCTGGCGAGGCTATAGCCAATAAGTACGTGAAGGCCGGCTCCCGGCAGAACAGCAAGCTGGGGCTATACCCGACCCCCGGCAACCAGAACCTGCTCTTCTCCTGCGTGGTGGATTATTGCTGGCAGGATTTCGTTGTCGGTTATGATGATCAGACTGGTCTTGATATAACTGTCAAGGGTATTGAGCTGATCGATGATATAGCCCTATTGGATGAGATAATACAATATAAGCCCGGATTGAACGTCGATAGGATAATAGCGTTCGGGCATGCGTTGGTTCTCGCCAGATATTTTGACGATAACAATTACATGCCTAAATCGAAGATCGAGGAGATGAATAATGCCCGCAAGGAAGACGCTTATAAACACCATGAGGTGTATGCATCTGCATTTGGATCGGTATCTATAGGAGCTTTTAGGTAAATGAATGTCAATTAAACGCCTATCTTTGTTGTAAATAAAATTGAATAATCATGGAAGTGTTTAATAGAGATCATTCGTTTCCAGCAAAAGGAGCGTTATTAGGATTACCTCCTCAGGCTATTTCCACGAAGAAAAAGAACAGGAAATGGAAGGAGGATTGTATGGATGCTCTTGAGACGATAGGGTTGAAACAGTATGATCGTAACCAGATGTACCGTGACTATTATCTGATGGCGGATGGTAAGTTATCTTTTATGGAGATGGCGGATGTTATCCCTCAGTTAAGGGACGTGCAGAAGTTAAGGAGCGATATAAGGATACCTTCTTTCTTGAAGCATTATGATATAATAGGTGGTATCGTAAATGCCTTTGAGGGATGGCTGACAAACCTACAGGATAAGTATACGGTTAACGAGGTAGGGGATATGGCTATAAGTGAGTATGAGGATACGATGTCAAACTTACTTCATCGTCATATACAAGAACAGTGGGATATTATCGTTAATCAGCGTCTTGTGGAGGCCGGTCTTGATCCTACATACAATGAGTTTAATTCCGAGGAGGAACGTCAGGCTTATGTTCAGCAAATCCAACAGGCCAAGGCGTCTATGACCCCTGATGATATCCAGAGGTTCATGAGTACAAGATGGAAGACGCAGGCGGCGGTATGGGGGGATCATACGATCGAGGCTGACCGTAGCCGGTTTTATATGGATGAGCTTGACAGGGAGAATTTCCGGGATCGTCTTCTTAGCGGAAAGATGTTCCGGAATCATTTCGTTGGCTTCGACTACTATCGTCCGGAGGTATGGAGTCCGAGGGAGGTTTTCCATCCTGATGTGAAATACCCGCAATATGGGTCTTATGTGGGTCGTCTTCATTATTACGAGGGTGTTGAGTTGATATCAAAATACGGTCATAAGATGACGGCAAAGGACAAGCGTCGTATTATGGGCGGTGACGATGATTATGAGGGATGGGTATCTAATGACGGTACTAGGTATGACTGGAAGAAAAAGAAGCCGTCTATTACCGGTATGTATGAGAATGAGGTTATTCCATGGAAAGGATACCATGACTATGAGTCTATAGTTGCCGCTGAGGACTATTATGGTGTTCCGATGGGCGAGTACCACACCTTCGGGCCGGACGGGGAGGAACACACCCAGCCCCGCTTCTTGCCCCGCTTCCATCCATTTGGCTATTTTAACTCTGACATGTCCAATGGCAAGAGATATGAGATAGACTCTCGCCTTTTTAGGGTAATGGAAGGATATTGGGTATCCATGAAACCGGTATTCTTAATAACTTACATGACGGAGACCGGGATGGTGGATCAGGAGCTTGTTACCGATGAGCTTCTCCCGGAGTTCTTGGAGAAGAACGGGATAAAGAAGGTGAAGAGGGTGATGGCAGAAGCCGTTGGTGATCCTGAGGTTAATACCTATATCTTGGAGTATGTGCCTGAGGTTAGGTTTGGAGTTAAGATCACCGGAGGTAATTTAATGGATAAGCCTATATATATCGGTGGGGATCCAATACCTCATCAGATACATGGTGACAGCAGTCTGTATGATTATGTCATTCCGGTTTCGGGATTTATAGGGGCTAGTCTCGCTGATCGCATACAGCCGTTCCAGATGATGTATAACCTTGCTATGAACCAGCTATACAACAACGCCGAGAAGGAGATCGGTAAGTTCTTCTTAGGCGACCTTGGATTCTTGCCTACTGAATATAAGGATATGATGGACAAGAAGGGTGCTTTAGCTACTTTCATGCAGATCGTGAAGTCCGTCTCGTTTATGGGCGTAGGTGGCAATGATACGAATAATCCTTACCAGAATCCGCAGATGAGTAGCATATATAATCAGTTTGGTGTATATGATCTTACTAATACGGATCAGATAAGATCCCGTATGGAAATGGCATCTTACGCCTATATGATGGCTTATAGGATGATAGGAATATCCGAGCAGGCAATGGGTCAGTCAACTAGATACGAGAGTTCTACGGGCGTAAAACAGGGGGTTAACGCTACTATGCTACAGACCCAGACTTACTTTAATGATTTCGATGACTTCAAGAAACGGACATTGGATATTCATCTAGCCGTGGCTCAAGTATGTCAGAAGGAAGGATACGATTGGACCGTGATGTACAGGAATAGCGATCTTTCCTTGGCTTACATCAGTCTTACGGATAATAGCTTGTCGTTACGTCATCTTAATGTTATGGCTGTTTCTAATTCCAAGAAACGTCTGGAGTTGGAGAATTTGAAACAATATATATTACAGACAAATACGTTAGGTAATGACTTACTTGATATCACTAGGATGATGAGCGCCAACTCAACGGCTGAGATGAATCAGATCGGAAGGGATGCTAGATCTTACGCCGATCGTGTAAGGCAGGAAGAATACCAGAATCAACAGCGACTTGTCCAGCAGCAAGCTGAGGCCGATCAACAGGCTCGTAATGATGAGCATGAGAAGGATAAGGAACTGGCTTATATCAAGGGCAACTTCGACTTACGAGGTAAGAGCATAATGGCCGCCGGTCAAGCGGCTAGGACCGAGAACAACTCTGAAGGCATGGATTATGTCGAGGCTATGGCTGATAGGGCTTTAAAGGAAAGGGATCTTGATATCAAGGAAGAGGATATGAGAACCAGACAGGCTAACGCCGAGGCTGAGCGAAGATCTCGTGAGGAGATAGAGAAAAGGAAGTTGGAATTAAAAGAAAAGGAGATAGACGCTAGAAACAAACGTTCTGATACAGATAGGTTTACGTCGATAATAAACAAGAATTGATTACAAGTTTTGTAAATATTTTTACAAAATCTGTAATCATTTTGGCGTAAAATTCTGTCATATACTATAATGGGTTTGATTTAATTGGTAATTGGATTAATAATACTTTTGTAAAAAGCAAAAAAGGAAATTGTATGAATGACATGGGTGATTTCGCTAAGGGTTTTAAGACCATGAGTGTCGAGGAACTTTTTTACCGTGGTGACGGTGATGGCGATAAGAATAATATCGAGGGTAAATATGATAAGGATGGTAATCCTATAGGTGATACCAAGGAAGAGCCTGCCGACGGCGGAGCGGCTGACGGTAGCGGGGATAAGGGCGGCGACGCTACCAACCCAGACCCGGATTCCTTTGGCGAAGGCGGTACTGATAATAATAACGTGGTATCAGTGTTTAACGGGAAATCTTTCTTGGAAAAGATGGCCGCCAGAGGTATCATTGACAGTATCGATAACCTTGATATTATGGTAGATGACAAGCCAGTCGATCTTTCTACTATCACAAAAGAAGATGATTTACTTGATATAGTGGAGGGGTTGATCAAGGATAAGGCCGATGAGTTGTTGAAGGATAAGGTTGATACCGGTTCTATGTCTGACTTTATGAAGAAGATGATAGAGGTGGATAAGGCTGGAGGTAACGTAGGTCAGCTTCTAAACCAATATCAGAACATTCAGGCGCCGTTGGACAACCTTGATATGAGCAACAAGAATGATCAGCTTGCGGTCATTCAACATTATTATAAGATGTTGGGTATGCCGGAAGACGAGATAAAGGATAATATGGAGATGATGATTGGTAAGGGCGATGAGTTCATTGAGTCCAAGGCCAATAAGTTCCATGATATCCTGAAAAAGGAGATGGATAACCTTATCGAGGAGGAGAAGAAAAAATCCGAGAAAAGGAAACAGGAGTTGATTGAGCAGATGAAGATCTATAAGAAAGGTCTTAAGACATCTATAAGCTCAGGATTCCAGTTGACTGAAACGATGATAGGTAAGGCTGTCGATTTCGTTACCAAGCCGATAGACAATCAAGGTCATACGGCTATAGATAAAGCTTATTCGGAGGCTATCAAGAATCCGGACATGGCCGCTGATCTGGCTTTGTTCTTGATGAATAAGGACGAGTTCCTTAAACAGAAGACTAACAAGGCTAAGATGGAGGTTAATAAGAAGACCATCACTCTTCTTTCTGGCAATAAGGGAGGAAAGCAGAATAAAAATAATATCGATAATGATACTATAGAGGCTAACTTCCTTGATCTGAGTGGATCAAAGAGTGTATAACATTAAAAGATAGATAATTATGAACCCTTTTTTGACAAAAAGTTTTCCGGCTACCGTGAATGGTGATAACGTTATTGCCTTCACCGATGCCAAGAACTATAAGACATCGCTCGTAGAGCATAACTTAGGCTCATTGGCGAGCTGGTATTACGAGGATCCGGACAAGAATCATTTGGGTCTGTTGAACTTGTTCTCTAATATCGCCAACTACCCTGTTCCGATGTATATGGGTATGATTAATAACGGTGCTACGATTTCCGTTAACGGTATCGGTGCTTCTTTCCGTTATGATCTTCCCGTTACAAAGACATTCGCTGTAGTTACGGCGGAGGATACTTCGACTCATCATCTGAAACCGGGTATTGATGGAAGTTTGTTTGATATCGTTTTGAATACATCTGAGTTTACGGCTTATGATGTCATCACCTATGACGCCGCTAACGGCTGTAATATCCTTATATCTGGTGAGATCCCTTCAAAAACAGAAGGTGATTTGACACGTTATTGGGGTCGTGTTATTGGCGGTAAGGCTAAATACTTCCCTAAAGAGAAATTACGTCCGGGTATCCGTTATTGGAAGATCGGTCATGCCCTTGGTGAGTACAGTACCCAGTTCTCTAAGGTATCTGGAGCTGACAAGGCCGGTTCCATGACTTGTGAGTTCCGTTTAGGGAACCACCGTGGTGTTGAGGGTGAGACAACTATGTACGCTGGTATGAAGTCCATGCAGGCCGCTCAGAATAGCACTTCAGAGTTCGTGGAGACCGCTCTTCGTCGTATGAATGCCATGAGAAGTGAATACGAGGGTAATATTCCTGATTTGGCTATTATCGGTAGGACTGTTAATGGTAGACTTGATTTACGTACGGCTAAGGTAGCGTCCACGCTGGAGGTATTCTGTATGGCTGAGTTGGTTAAGCTGGAAGCTAGACAGTTAATGTGGCAAGAAGGTGGTATTATCATGGATCAAAATGGTCCTATCCATTTGAATGAAGGTATCTATCGTCAGCTTCGCCGTGGTTATACTATCTACTATAGTCGTCCGATGGGTATTACTAAGGATACTCTTATGGCTGCTGCCGCTTATATTTTCCGTGGTCGTCAAGATCTTCCTATTACGGAGCGTAAGATTAAGTTCAAGGTAGGAGCTATGGCTATGGTCAACTTAGAGAAGTTGATTAGAGAGGCTTTCTTTACTACGTTGAGTGATTTGAGCTGGGGTATGGGTAGTGACCGTATGTTGCCTTCTAATCCTATCTCTGGTACTAATGATGCTATGATCTTAGGCCCGGTACAGGTTAAGGGCGCTTTTCTTCCCGGCATCGGAAATGTAGAGTTCGAGCACGATCCTTCTTTGGATTACGCTGACATGACAGATCGTAGCGAGTTAGTGAATGGCATGTATCCTAGATCCTCTTATTCTTGTATTATTGAGAATATCACTGACGCTGGATCGACTAACGCATATTCCGCTATTCCTAATACGGCTAACGCTAAGTTAGGTAATATGAATAACAACGTATTTTATATCAAGCCAGAAGGCGTAAGCATGTGGTGGGGTTATGAGTACGGTCGTTGGGCGCACAAAGCCAACGGAAATGAGATCGTATCATCCTTGCCGGGCATGAAAGAGCAATTCTGGTGTCACTCAGCTTCCGCGGCTTGGGTTATGGATAACAGCAAGTTCTTGATCATCGAGCTTCAACCGAACTACTTCGGCTAAGTTTTTTTTCATATGTAATTTGGTTTTTAGAGGGGAGGATATTCCTCTCCTCTTTTTTTAGGAAAGTAACGCAAAAATAAGGAAATAATCTAAAATAATATTAATTCCATATAATTTCATTATAGGGTTTTAATATATCCATAAGGATCGGATTATTAGCCTAAGCTTTGAAATAGAGGCTACGTTATTTGAGAATACATAGTTACCAAGGAATGTTTGCCCAAGTTCCTTGCTCTAAGGTAAGTGATTAAACAGGAGTAGTGTATTTGCGAAACAGTATTGCTTATATATAAAACCTCAAAATAACATTGGCGATGGGTACTTACAGGGTTTTACCCTGACTTATGTTGAATAAACATTGAATTAGTTTGTAAAATGGTGTATGTACAAGACATAGATGGTAAACCGATGATGCCTACGACAAGGCATGGGAAGGTTAGGAGACTGCTAAAAGACAGCAAAGCGGTCGTTGTGAACACATGTCCTTTTACCATCAAATTGATGTACAAGACATCCGATTACAAACAGGAAATTGTGTTAGGCGTCGATGCCGGAACCAAACATATTGGTTTATCCGCTACGACGAAAAGCAAGGAGCTTTACAGCGGTGAAGTTATTCTTAGAAGTGATATTGTAGACCTTTTGTCTACAAGAAGAGAGTTACGAAGAACGAGACGAAATAGGTTGAGGTATAGAAAACCTCGTTTTGATAACAGGATAAAAAGCAAACGTACAGGATGGGTAGCACCTTCTGTGAGGCATAGGATTGATGCTCATATCCGTGTTATCGACAACGTCTGTTCTATCCTGCCGGTATCCCGTGTCATCGTCGAGGTTGCCCAGTTTGATACCCAGAAAATAAAGAATCCCGATATCTCCGGTGATGAATATCAGGAAGGAGATCAACTTGGTTTTTGGAATGTAAGGGAATATATCTTGGCAAGGGATGGGCATAAATGTCAACATTGTAAAGGAAAGTCAAAAGATCATATCCTTAATGTTCATCACATCGAATCTCGAAAAACAGGAGGTGATTCCCCCTCCAATCTCATTACCTTGTGTGAAACTTGTCATAAGGAATATCATAAAGGGAATATCGATTTGAAGGTGAAACGAGGTAGGTCTCTTCGCGACGCAGCCGTAATGGGAATCATGAAATGGAAGTTGTACGAGGAGTTGAAATCGAGATATCCAAACGTTTCGATGACTTTCGGTTACATCACGAAATACAATCGGATTAAATACGGGATTGAAAAATCCCATACATCCGATGCGTTTGTTATTTCTAGGAACTTCAATGCGAAACGAATTGAACGTCAATATTTAAAACGTTTAATTCGTAGACATAACAGGCAAATACATAAAATGAAAATTTTAAAAGGAGGGAAGAAGAAAAACAATCAAGCTCCTTTTGAGATTTTTAGGTTTAGATTGTTTGATAAAGTATTGTATAACAATGAAATACTCTTTGTTTATGGAAGAAGAAAATCAGGAAATTTCAATATCAGGGATTTCAATGGAGAAAATCCAAAGGATGTTTCACACAAAAAGCTTAAACTCATTAGGGGAAAGAGACATCTGATTATATTAAAGTAAATGAACATATTTAACGAATTTAACGCAAAAAAGGAAATGAAAGAGATTTTAAAATCAAAGAAGGTATTGGTCGAGGTAAACGGCTTCAATATCATGTCAGATACCTTGTATGAGGTAGTAGGTAAACACGACGGAAGCGCTCCGCAGGCCTTCCAAGACGCCAATATAGCCAAGGCTCCGTTCCCGGAGAATGCTACTCACGTATGTTGCCCGTGGGATGATTTCTCAGAGGTTTACAATACCGGTTTTTATCCAAGATCAAGATGTTATAATGGCATGGATAAGGATGAGGTTGATAAGTTAGTTGATCAACGTGTCAATAATATAATGAAGCCTTTTGAGAATATATCCCAGAAGGATCTTTCCCAGACCAATTTCGAGTTTTGGGATGATGCTAAAGACAAGATCTATATGGGTAAGGTTTATAACACGGCTAATACCGTTGAGTTATTTTATTTATATCTGGCTGTATTTTCTGGCATGTTGACTCCTCAAGAAATGGATGGTGATCCTATTTTCATGAACTCCATGTTCTGTTTCATCGAGAAAGACAACGCCAAGGATTTCGTTCAGCAGCGTGAGATCAATAAGATGAATATCAGCTATAAGTTCATCGACGCCCTTAAGAAAGGTGGCAAGGAACGTCAGGCTGTCATCGACCTTCTTCTGTACATCGGTATCGTGACCCGTCCTGATTTTACAGAGGATGATTATTACACCGGATCACTATCAAACTGGATGAACGAGAAGAAGACCAACATCGATTATCTGCTTGATATCTGGGATCGTTCATTGGAGGGTGATTTTAAGGAAGTTCTTGAGTTCTATCGTATCATAAACGTCCTTCAACGTAACGGTCGTATTAACATGACTCCATCCGGCTTGCAATATAATGGTCAGATCATAGGCCCTGACACCCGTACGTCCGCCGAGTTCTTGGCTACCAAGAAAGATCTTATCAGTGTAAAGGCTAATGTCTTGGATGAGTACGAGGAACTTATGTCTATTTCTAATATAGACGATAAGACCAATACCAAGAAGGTTAAGGATGTCAAGAAGAAGGAAGACGTAGGTGAAGGTGATAAGGTTAATACGGAGGAATGACGATGACGATCCAAGAAGCGTATCTAAGGTCTTTGCAGAAGAATGAGCAGAATCTCGCCAATGGTGGGATTAAGCTTGATCCCGGGAGGTTCGTGCTTTTGTTCAACGAGGCTCAGGATAGGTTGATAAGATACTATCTTAATAGGAAGGATGATGAGACCATCCGATCTATACAAACTCTTCTGGTATACTGGAAATCGCTTAATAAGATCAATCATATTGATGACCCCGAATCGACATCATTCGGTCTTCCTGATGATTATTTATGGTTCTCAAATATAAAAGGAGCGTTTTCTTATAATGGATGTGAGGTTGGAGATTTTGTCATGTGGGAGGCTAAGAACGAGAATGTCCATGAGCTTCTTGGGGATGATAATAATAAACCTTCTTTTGACTATCGGGAAACGTTCTACACCATAGGTGACGGGAAGGTCGTGGTGTATGAGGACGGCTTCCTCACAGACGAGGTCAGGATGACCTACTACCGGAATCCGGTACGGGTGGATCTGGCCGGGTACATCAACGCCGCCGGCGAGCGGTCCACGGACATCGACCCTGAGCTGCCCGATCCTTTGGTGGAGGAGATTCTGGATATGGTCGCCAAGCAATTCAACCTTAACGAGAATGAGTTGCAGAGGTATCGGTTTGATAAGGATAATGTGGCTTCTTTTAGATAAACACCGTTAGTTTGATCATTAAGCCTACTCGGAAACGGGTAGGCTTTTTTTTGTTAACTTGTTTTAATTATCTATGACAGGATTTTTCGATCCCCATCTTTTCTTCCACTTCATGCCGAGATAATTTATTATTCCGTCAAAATTAGAAACGATTCCACTTTCTATCATATCGGATATATATCCTTGTGTCATTATTATCTCCTGCATTTGCGTAATTGAAGCATAATTCCTTATGCCCTCCTCATGCTTACCAAACACCACATAATTTATACCTTTGGCCACCCTTGATATATATCCCTTGAAATCATCATTCGTTATATTATCGCCTAATAAGGATCTTATATCTCCGCTCATTTTTATATACGTATCTCCCGCTATGTTCCTATTCTTTACGAGGCCGTCCGTTAGCCATATAACTACCGTGGCGTATATTTCAGGATCCAACTCCATGGCTATGGTGATAAATACGTATGGATCTATAAACCATTTTTGGACCCCTCTACCTCCCTTCCTGTAGGCTAATCCCGCTTTTCTAAATTCTTTTAGCGTAAGATTCTCATAATCCAGCTTACTTTTGATATTATCATTGCCGTATCCAAGCTGGCTCATTAGGGCTTTTATCTTCTCCTTGAACCCTTGCTGCGACAATACGTCATTAATTTCCCTTGATGATAATCCCATGGATTCTCTTTTGTTCTTTATTGAGTTCATGGCCTCAGTTATACATACATATCCATCTTTACTCATTATGGATATCTGATTTCCTAAAAGCATCCTGCTTTCTGATTTTAAAATCAAATTTGATTTCATAACTTTATATTTTTAATTTATACTACATCGTGAATCGGTCTGTGATAGATAGATTCACGATACAAATATAATTAAATGGGATTTGCTGTCAAAACATATTATAATATATTGATGTATAGAATTATATGAATAGGATTTTATATCATTACCGTATAATTAGATATTATTTTTCTGGATTCGGAGAAATATCCGACTCCAGAAAGTAGTTGATTATAAGATACTTACTATAAAGAATCTTGTCCTGTTTTTATGGGTATACGCATTCTTGTAGCATTTTTTCAGTATAACATGTTTACAAAAAACGTAATATGGTTGTATCGCCATATATTCCCGACCATGTTTTATTGCCTTGATGTTGTTTATTGTTATGTTTGCGTAGGTAAATGATTTTTAAATTAAAATATTGATAATATGTTGCACAGACCGCAAGACCGGGTACTTTTCGTATCCCCACACGCTAAGATGGTGGATGTTGATTCCATCTTATTAAAGGAAGGACAGATCGGTATTTACGATACTAAAGATACTTCCGAGAACGGTTGTAAGGCCGTGATTGATTTTACCGGTAAGCCTCGTAATGATAAGCGTTATGAGATCCGTATCGGTCGTAATGAACAAGCGGCTTCCCGCTCTATATATGACAAGGATTTTTCCACGCCTTTGTTCTCGTTGAATGAGATCACCGAGATTTACGCTTCTTGGCCGAAGAAGGATCACGCTTATGTCGATGACGTTATCTTAGGATACAATGGTGTCTCTGACGACACGGCTTTCTCCGTTTCCAAGGGCGACCGTATCGTTATCCGCTTGATTCTCGCCGGCAGGGCTTTCGAGCTTCTTGGCTACGAGGGAGGTCGTGTTGAGATCTTTGACGCTATCCTCTTGGATGATTGCGACAATACCCCTAATCAATGCGAGGAATGTGATCCTTGCGAGGAGGTTGATTTGTTACCCGCCGTATTGAAGTGTATCGAGCGGATGAAGAACCAACCTATTGCCGGTGGTGGTAAATTATCCGATTATATTGATATCATTCCGGTTACAAGATGTACTAATGAGGCTACTGAGCCTGATACGGAGGATGTCAATTTCTATTGCATGGAGGTATGCGATACTGGTGATGATCTGGCATTGGCTGAGGTTCGTGCCCAATATCCAGGATTGAAGATCGTACGTGAGACTATCGAGGGTAGCATGTCACGTTATAAGGTGATGAAGAAAGGCGCTAAACCGGCTGATTATACTCAACGTCTTATCTCTATCATGAAAGGATGTACGGATTGTCCTCCTAACTATACCGAGGTTAAGGGTGGTTATCTGTATTCTATCTCCTTGGAGGATGACGGTGTCGATATGTCTACTACGGTGGAGTCATTGCCTAACGTTGTAGCCGATACGGTTAATAAGATGAGTCAGATCAAGGGATCAGGTTTGTATATTGCCGCTACTTCCAAGAAATTGACGGATGAGGAGATCTCTACTTTCGTGGAGGCCAATCCTACGGCTATTATCTACTATGTGGCTAAGACATCCGATATGTGTGAGAATCCTACGGTTCGTACCGCTTCTTGGTCGGCTTGTGGTTCTTGCAAGGTATCCACCGAGAAGTATTATATCACGATCCCGGATGATGAGTGCGGAAACAGTGCGTTGGAGGAAATCAAACAGGCTTTCCCGGAACTGGAGATCACTGACTACGGTACTCCTGCGGCTTGCCAGCATAGCTTCCAGACAACGGTATATACTAACATGTTGTGTGATGAGTGCGACAAGGTGTTCGAGGGATTCTTCACCAGCGAGGCTCCGGCGTCCTACCGCAACCGTATGTGGAAGAAATTGGAGTCGGCTCAGGAACTTGGTACTAACTGCAAGTGCGGTATCCGTTTCCGTGGTAAGGAAATGTTATTATCTCCGTCAGAGTGCTTGATGGATAAAATGACTTATGTAGAGGATAGCGTTGAGATCGTTGGCGCTAGCGGAGGTTATCCTGATTCTCTTGACGAGGGGTCTCCTATCTGGTGGGATCAACTTAATTTCGAGAGACTGTCCAGCAAAGCACCACGTACTCATGTCGGCGGTAATATGATGGATGACGAGTTGAAGGGCTATGCTCATTTCAACGGTTTCCCGAAACATCAGGATTTCATGGGACGGACATTCATGAACGAATACAGCCGTGTTGAACAAACAGCCCAATACGTGGACTTCCAGATCACGATTAATCCTCATAGGTACTCTCAAGGATTCGGTAAGGTTCTCGCCGATGATCCGGTTAATCTGATCTTACGTGTACGCTATGGCGCTCATGAGGGTGTTCAGGAGATGATTAACATGATCGGTGCTGCCGCTGGTCTTGGACCGGCCATCGTAACTGAGCCGAAATAAAGAACCTTTTTTGCGTTCATATATTTCCTAAAGGGGAGAGATTCAATTCTTTCCCCTTTTTTATTACCTTTGAAGCATAAGAATTAAAATGTTGTAATATGTCAGCTATTAATGAGTATCTAAAGAGACTTGCTTCCATATTTGGTAGCATGGGTTTCTCTGTTCCGCCAGATGACTTCTCCGGTGTTGTTATAGACGGAAAGACGTATCCGGTCATGATGAGGAATGACGGGTGTTACGTATACTTCGATGATAAAGGAGTAAAGAGACTTGTAAGCGAGGTTCCTAAAAAGGACTATCAGTTCATTAACATCAAGGACGCCCGTGTGTCGATCGTCAACCAATGTTATCGTACTCCGGGAGGTCAGGTAGAGGCTCGTATCCATACCTATATGAATAATAAGGGTGAGATATTGGCCGAGAAGATATTTATCATCAACTCTTCAGATGTTGATACGCCTATTGGTACGGAATTGGATAAGATTCCTGCCGAGTGGGTAGCTATAGATTGTAGCATAGCGGAGATGACCGATCGGGAGTTGATATTCGTAAGTAAATGTTACGCCACGGAAGGGGGCAAGGTCCAGATCGAGGGCGTTGAGTCGGTAGACCCCCGCCTGAACCCGGAGGTATCCCATTATGAGGTGGTAAATACGACTGACGATAGCAATCCTATCGGTACGGAGTATGATAAGATACCCGATACATGGAGTCGTATAGTATGTGATTTCCCGGACATGACCCAAAGGGAGATAATACCGGTGCTTAAATGCTTTGATACCGGAACCGGAAGGGTGCAGATAGAGGGATATAAGATATTTGATTACGAGATGGGTACCAGAAAGGAATGGTATCGCGTCAAGCAAAGTACCGATCCTGAGAATCCGGTAGGTAAGTTTATCACCAGCATAAGCGATGACTGGGTTGAGGTCGTTTGTGACTTCACGGATATGGAGGACCGGGATATTGAGGTAACTGTAGAATGTTATAAGACACCGGCCGGTAAGGTGAAGCTGGAGGTTCTCACGTCATGGGACGGGAATATAGGAGTTAGGGATAAGAGCTATAAAGTCCTGGAGACTACCGATCCGTCACAACCTGAGGGCGCCAGCTTCAGTTCCTTGCCAGATACGTGGGTAAGGACTGTCTGTGATTTCGACGATATGGAGGAGCGTGACATCCGGTCTTATGTCGAGTGTTATGACGGAGGCAATGGCAATGTCAAGCTTCGTAGGCTGGTTTCTTATGACTCCAAGATAAAGGCAAGATACGTCCGCTTCGAGGTGCTTGAATCGGATGACGCCGGCTTCGTTCCGGGGGCCGAACTGGCTACCCTCCCGGACGGATTCTCTTTGGTGTCTTGTGATTTCACGGATATGGAAGATAGGATGCCTATTGATATCGAGGAGTGTTACAAGACATCAGCCGGAAGCGTACGCATGAGACATGTGGTGTCTTATGACGGTGATCTTGGGAAAAGAAACCAGTTCTGGGAGATTGTGGACTCGTCTGATAATAGGTATGGGCTAGGAAATAGGATAAATAATATCCCTGCGGATTTTATCCGTGAAAGGTGTGCTCTAGAAAGGTTGGATGATCGTATTACCAGAAATGCGGTAGAATGTTACTCGACACCGGGAGGATCGGTAAGGATTAAATCCACTTACGTTATCAACCCTTTAAATCATGTTAGGTCGTATAATCATCATGTATTGAGTTCTACAGACAATGATATCCATGTTGGTACTCAATATACCTCTTTGCCATCTAATTTCACTCGTATCGAATGCGAGGAGCCGGATTATATGGATCGACTTATAGATACCACTGAGACTTGTTATGATACCGGAAAGGGTACGGTGAAGATCAGGAGACAGGAGTCGTTGAACGGAAATCTGGATGTAAAGACTTTCGACTATAAGATCGTTGAGTCTACCGACCCCGATCATCCTATCAATACTACCCCTACGCAGACGGTTATTAACGGCTGGACGGTTATCAGTTGTGATCTTAATATCATGGACGTGGATGATTGTTATGAGATCGGTGGTCATAAGATACATTTGAAGGGATTCAGGACAGTCAATCCGGCATTGCAGGATATTAAGTCCAAGTTATACGTCGTATATTCCGATCATCCTGATTATAATGTAGGTGATGAGCTTACCTCCATACCTGATGGAGCTAAGGTAACGATCTGCGATTACGCGGATAAGAGCCAAAGACATATGGTTCCGGTGCGAGAGTGCTATGAGGTGGCCGATGGCCGGTTCTATGTGGAGGGGAGCCGGTTGATTGATAACAATATGGTCGTAGAGCGGACGTCGTTGATGGTGATGGAGTCATCCTCCCCGACCTACCCGGTAGGGACTACGCTGACCTCCATCCCCGATGGCGCTACTATCGTGGCTTGTTTATGTCAAACCTGTTAATATCAAGGCTATGGTTAAGGTATGTAATGATTATTATATGATTGACGCCCTAGCCGGCGGTGAGGTCATAAGGAAAAGGAAATATCGTCGTGAGAATACGATGATAGGATATAAGTGGTATGATTATAATGGGGTCGAGGTAACTGACCCCATTGAGATATCACGTCTTGACGGATTGGCTACTAAGCATCAACGTGTTGATGAGGCTTATGATGATTATGCCATTTTCATGTCGTCAACAAACTACGTTAACAGCGTTTCCGGTATACCTATGGATAAGCATATGGTTGTCGTTGAATGGAGACCGGATAGCGAGCAAGGTTTTGTCACCATGGCTCATAATGAGGGTCTTGACGGGGACAGCTATTATATAGTTGTTATCAATGCCGGAGATAAGCAGGCTACGATCTACACCCCCGTGGATCCTGAGGATCCAAAGGATGGGACTTCCCGTTCGGTTGATGGCGATAACGTCTCTGTTGGTGGATCATATGTCTCTATATCCCCCAAGCAAGTAGAGAGGATAAGGGCTACTTTCCGTGATGGTAAATGGTATTATGAGTTAGTCACAAAGACATATCCTAGTAATACTGGAGGCATTAAGATCGGGGATGTTGATTTTGTGACGTTCAGATATTTATGGGAATCAAGTTCCGGAAGGGACTTGGACACGATGACGGAAGCCCTTAATTCTAATGTTCCCACCATAGATAATCTTGCTGTAGGTTGGTCTGGCCCCGGAAATGGAGATAGCTCTGTTAGAGAAGTTCTTAAATGGGGTGGTGATAATACCGGTTCTGGTAAGGAATGTGTTTGGATGTCGGTGAAGGATTTAAGGGCTAAATATTATGATATCCTACCTGAAGAGACGTATTTCATGGCCTACGCTACATGGTTTGGATCTAAAGGTACGGGTAAATGTTCTTTTGAACTTGTTGGATACAAGGGAGGTACGATGAGCCAAGACGGATATAATTTCATCAATACCGGTGGATCTGTGGTGTATCAAAATACGTATGATTTTGTTTGTCATACCAGTAAGGGTTCATCTACGTATAAGACATCCTACGAGAAGGTGGCTCGTGTTACCTACAATAAGCTCACTAACGAGGTTTATATGTCCATCGGTGACGCTATAGATCAGGAGGATAATTATGATAAGTTAGAGCGAGAGATCAATAATATAAAGGAAAGACTTAGCGATGTCGAGAGCGAGTTGGCTGTCGTAAGACGTATAGCTGAGGGCAAGAACGCGGCGTATATCTTTGATACGGTCGATGCCATGAATGAGTGGCTGGCGGTTCCGGAGAACACGGCTAAGCTCCGTGTGGGGGACAGCTTCTGGATCAGGGAGCAGGAGGTACCTGATTATTGGTGGGATGGAACTCAGGCTTTAGAGCAGGAAGGTCCGAAGGTTGATTTATCCCCTTATTATACGAAAGACGAGATTAATAATATTGTCAATGATATCAATCAGAAGATAGAGGATAAGAGTACGTCTATTATCTTCGATACTTATATCCAGATGAAGTCTTTCGTGGATGATCCAACTAACGCCGATAAGCTTAAGGAAGGTACCATCTTGTTGATACGAGAGAAGAACGTACCTGATTATTATTACGATGGTGCTGGGATAGTTAAGATGGAGGCCGATGTAGAGCAATGTCTTTACGTTACTTTGGCTAACAAGCCTACGGAAAGCACTATAAGTTATACTCAAGATCGGGAGGTGACTAATTTCGCTCCGGGTGCTATAGCTAGATGGGTTGACGCTGACGGCAATAACGTTTTTTATAAGCTTGTAGAGATAGTAGGTGGTAAGGCTAAGTGGATTACGTTGATTGATACAAGATATGGTAATGTTACGTTGCAAAGCACTTATGACAAGAACTATGAGATCGTGAATATCGTATCTGGATCACGTTTACAAGCTATAAATAGCGATAAGGATGAGATCAAGTTCGTTAATAGCGCTACCGGTAATGTTACTGTCGTGTTTAACGCTACGGTATCAGGAGGAGCCAAGAAACTTACGAGCCTGTTGGCCGTGAATGAGGTGGTCCTTACGCCTGGGGCGGCGGCGTCCTTCACCCGTACCGGCGAGACCTTCACCCTCTCCGATCTTTTTGGCGTTACGATCTTCCCGGATCTGGCTGATTCCAACCGTGAGGGAGAATGGGTGATGAGCGTAGGCGTAACCGGAAAACCGATCCTTATGGAGGTAAAGGAGATGAGGAAATGGGATGAGAGTATTGTCAGGGAACTTACTATTGATGAGCTTAACGAGAAGTTCCCTAACGTGGATATTGGGTTCGCTGTCGTATGTAAGACCATCAACAAAGTATATGAGATGGTTAATGGATATAAGGAATGGGTGTCTTATGATATAACCTCAATAAATTAATGGTATGGCTTTTTTGGCAGGATACGACACGGTAGCGTCCTATGTCACGTTTATAGTGAATGAGGACAGGTTCCCTTGTTATGATGGTAAGGGTGCTGATTATATACCCGATCCGATAATATCAGCGGATGCTTTTAATCGCAGTCTTAGGTTCTCGACAAGAAAGCCAGGATTCGTGGACGTTGATTGGGGAGACGGGACAAAGGATCAATATCCTTTAGTTAAGGTATCTGATGGTAGTTATAGGATTATATTCAGGTCTCTTGACATTGAGTATAAGAAGAATCCGGATGATACCGTATGGTGGTATAAGAAAGAGGATGGCTCACAATACATACCGGTTCCCCCACATAAGTATAGCGATATCAGGCGTAGGGAGGTTACGATGAGGTTCTCTAACTTAATTGATGGGGAATTTAATATGGATGGTATTGTCCTTCATGAGTTCCCTATAACTAATCTTCCTGATATAACTTATTTTGCTGTGATTAGATCCGTTTTAAAAAATGGAGATATTCCATATGACAGGATAAGCAAGAGCGTTAATCTTCGTAATATACAGATGGGATTTTTTTCTCATTCTGGTGTATGGAGTAATTGGCCAGAAGGTTTTTTGAACATGAAAAACCTGAGGTATTTCGGATGCAGTGGCGTTTTTAATTTCGGGGATGATCCTGATTCTAATTGGAGAAGGTTCTCTGAATGGAAGAATCTTACTGAATTTAACTTCAACTGGTGTAATATTCCTTCTTATGATCCGGCTTTTAATTCTATTCCGGCAAAAAGTATAAGCATTATAAGCGATAGGAATAATATACCTGTATTTGATGAGGTGGATAAGGTAGGGGATGATAAGACAGGCGTTACCTTTATGGGTCGTGGTAGCTCATGGAAACAAGATCTAGTAGAAGGTAAGTTGAATAAGATTCAGGGCACGTATTGTAATTCAGGCACGGTACCGGTAGACGATCTCCCAGATTGGTTGTATGAGGTAAGGGAATTTAGGATATGGACTTTGCGTGATGGTGGTACATTTATAAATACGCAGGAGAGGGCTGATACGTTCGTTAACACGTTTTATGATAAGATAATGTCGTGGAGTTATATAACGATGTCACAGACGGCTTCTGACGGTAATAGGAATCAGTTTTATAAACTCACCTTAGATTTATATGCTGCCGTAGCTCCTACTAATAAGAGGCCGTCTGGCGTTTATCAAGCCCCTGAGGGGTTTGTTAAGGGTGTTAGCAACGGTAATCCTACGACGCCTATGGAGAAGGTGTATGTGCTTACCAATAACTACGGGCAGACATGGGTCTTGGCGCCTGCCCCGGCTTCTAAGGCCGCCCTTACGAGGGCACGGCGGGCTGGGAAGGCCAGGATCACCCCGTTCGTTCTTGGCGTAAAGGACGGGCATGTATCAGTATTTAGCGGAGACGTGTTAGATGAAAGCATGTCCAAGTACAGTTTTGCCGATAAATACGAGGCTATAGATATATGTAGTAATCTAGGGCTTGATAGTTCACCTGTTGTCGAGTATTTTAGAAGAATAGAGGAGGGAGAGATATGAAGTTGATATGTAAGGATACGAATAAAGGGTCTATAACCTTTTTTACTAAAGGCAAATATGCTTTTAGGGGCGTTGACAGGAATGATACTACTGATGACGTGCCTGATCCTATATTGGATGTTAATAATTATAATGAGAGTATACAGTTTTATTCCAAGACCCCCGGCATGTGCGAGGTCGATTGGGGTGACGGGAATAAAGAGCAATTTCCTTTCGTGAAGGACAGGAGCGAATCCATATACGGGCGATATAGGTTGATGTTCAGGAGAAGGGATATAAGTTATCGTAAGAATCCGGATAGCCATCCATGGTGGTTTTATAAGGAAGATGGGAGTGAGTATATCCCTGAGCCTAATCATGCTTACGCTGATGGGCTAGATAAAGATCGGGTCATTACCATGACTTTTACGAATGATATTACATTCGTTCAAACAGCAAGGATAATGATGGTAGGATTCCCGATATTAGACGCCCCAAGTATTATCAACTTAACCTTATCCATTACCGGCGATGGGAATATAACCGATATCCCTAAAGACAGGATACGTAGATCGGTAAATATAGAGTATATAACACTTGACGAATTAGGTGTAGGGACATTGACATCCATACCGGACGATTGGGATAGGTTGACTAAGTTAAAAGGCATTAATTTAAATCGAACGGCTGATTTTAATGATACGGAGTCTTCTAATATAAGGAAATTCCCCTCTATGTGGCCTAATCTTGTAACATTATCTTTGGCAGGTTGCAGGGTTAGGGTATATCCAAGGGAATGGCTGTCTTTTAGCAAGCTAAAAGAATTATATATATCCCCGGGAGTGGCCATGCCATCGTTTGACCCTAATACATGCCCGGCTATGGATGAGGTGGATAAGATAAATCCTAGCTTAAGGACCTTCGACCATATAAATAGATGGTATGGGTCTGTCGTGAGCTGGCATCCGTATATGATCGGCAAGGGGCTGGAAAATATCACTAGCCTTACTGCCTCATATGGCTATAGTAATATAGATGTAAGTAATCTACCGGATTATATATATGAGATGAGATCTATGAGTAGTTTTTATATGCATATCTCCTTGTTAACCCAAAGTCGATGTGATACGTTTATATCAACATTATATGAGAAGGTGATGGGGTTTGATTATCTCACTATGTCTTCCTCTGCTTCCGATGGCAAAAGGAATCAGTTTTATGGATTGTATCTAAGTATGTATTTGGCTGCCAAGCCTGTTGATAAAAGGCCTAGTGGCGTATTACAGGCACCTTCTGGTTTTATAAAGGGTCAGTCTAATGGCTCTCCGTCGACTCCTATGGAGATGGTTTATGTGCTTATGAATAATTATGGATGGAGGTTTAGTATGGCGCCAGAGGCTTCGGTGTTAAGGTCAATACGATCTTCTGATATTGACACGAGGTCGTATAAGCCATATAAGCTTATCGTATTTGACGATGGGCGTACCTTTGTAGGCAATGGAGATGTTTTAGCTCATGATACGGATAAGGTATTATCGTTTGGGGGTCAACCTGAAGGGGAGTATTTATGTGATTCTATGGGATTGGACAGGAATGTTATTGTAGAATATTTTAACAAGATAGGTAATGGCTAAGACATTATATAAATACGAGGCATCATCCAACAAGTTCGTGTGGTTCACCACATGGGACAGGGCACTTAGAAATTATTATACCGATGATTATAATTATGTACCTGATCCTGTCGTTGGTAATCCTTATAATACGTTTGTTGAGTTTAGATCCAGAAAGCCAGGTATGGCTAATGTGGATTGGGGGGATGGAATAAAGGAACAGTTTCCTATGACCAAGGTTCAAGGGGAGGATAATTATCGTATTATATTCCGTTCTTTAGCGATACAACATAATAAAAATCCCAATACTACGTGGTGGTTCAGGAAGGAGGATGGATCGCAATACGTACCTATAGATAATCATGCTTACGCTGATGGGAGGAGGGACGTGCAACGGGCTGTGTCGATAGATTTTACTTGTGATATTTATTATGCCAATATCCAAGTTTGTAAGATGACGGCTTTCCCGATTGTGGATATACCAGGACTTGAGTTTTTGATCGTATCCCATACGCTGTATGTTAATGACGGTATACCTGTAGACAAGTTGTCAAGATCCAAAAAGTTAATTTATATCGATCTTCAAAATATAGGGCAAAGAATGACCGTAATTCCTGAGGCTATAACCAGTAAGACAGAGGTATATTATTTAAATATGTTTAATATGCTTGATCTTAGGGATATAGAATCTAGCGGGATAAGGAATATAAAGAATATGAAAAATCTTCAAACCCTTGAATTGTCTTCATGTTATTTGGATAGGTATATAAAGGAGTTTAATGATCTTCCTAAATTAACTTCGTTGAATATAGCTCCCGGTCCTTCTGATATGTGGAATTATTTTGATATAAATATCATTCCTTCTTTTGAGGTAGATAAGATAAATACAAGTATTGAGGCATTTGCTTTTCTCGTTGACTGGATGAATGGAGAAAGGAGGACGAATTGGAATGATGATAATATGTCTGGAAGGGGATTGGAACATCTTACTAGTTTCGTTGCAGCTCATAGCAATAGTCTTAGAATGGATAAGCTTCCGGATTATATTTATGAGATGAGGTCTATTACATGGTTTGTGATGGATTATTCTACTCATAGCCAAAAAAGATCAGATGATTTCGTAAACTCCTTCTACGACCTTGTTGTAGGATGGGATCAGATTACCATGGCATCCGTGGCCAAAGATGGGGAAAGAAATCAGTTTTATGGACTTGCGGTTTCTATGTATGGTAGTCGATATCCTGACGAGAACCAGCGTCCTTCCGGCACGGAGCAGGCCCCAGAGGGATTCGTGAAAGGCTCGTCCAACGGGTCTCCCGCTACACCTATGGAGAAGATATATGTGCTAAAAAATAACTACGCCCAGAGATGGACGATAAAACCGGCTTAATATGGATAGAAATGATATCATAAAAGAACTTGGATTGTATTTTGATATAGTAGAATTGGTATGTCCTCATACGTACAATAAGTGGAAGGACAGATCGTGGCAGTTTCTTGATACAGCGTTTCTCCATAATCTTCTTATATTACGGAGGGATATAATTAAACAGCCTATGTATTGTAATAATTGGGACAAGCAGGGGCAGTTTTCCCAACGTGGTCTTAGATGCAACATCTGCCAGATAGTTAAGGATAAGAAAGATGTTTATCTATCCGCTCATGTGTTGGGTAAGGCTGGGGATTTCGATGTCAAGTCAATGACGGCGGAACAGGCCAGAGGCTTGATTTTGGATCATCAAGATATGTTACCATATCCTTTCCGGCTTGAAGGGAAGGTGGGTTGGTTGCATTTTGACAGCCTTGATACGAGGAACGGTATACACGCCGTGGTGTTTTAGGTACTTAACGGTATAGTGGTTAACTTTGCGTATATGGTATAAAATGAAAGACAAAGACATGATAGAGCGAGTGGGGGCTTTATGGAATATAGCGCTTGCGTATGGTGCTTCTTGTTGGGCTTACTTCCAGCCAGTGCATCATTTATTGACCGTATTACTTATAGTATTAATAGCGAATTTTTTGGCTAGGTTAGCGCAAAGCGTAAGGGGCTGGAAGCTCCGTAGAAGCCGTAGGAGGAGGTTTAGTTTCAAGAGATGGCTTAGGGAGGTCAGGTTCACTGATATTCTTAAGGAGTTCGCTTTGTCTTGTTTTATAGTAATGACATTATGTGTTATATATAAGACGTTATACCCGATCGAGGAGGAGGCTAGCATGATACTTACCGTTACCAAATATGGGGTGTATATAGCCCTTGTTGGATATGTGATGCTTTTCCTGAATACGATAGGGGATGCTTTCGCTGACGCTTATCTGGTTAAGGTGTTCAAGGCTGTATTCAAGAGGATAAACGTATTCAAGATGTTTGGCTTCTCTAAAAACATACCTGACGAGATGTTTGACGATATAAAGAAGATTGCTGATGATAAGGTTAAGGATAAGTCTTAAGGCTGTTTTTTGTTTAGGTCTGTCGCTATTCCTGTCCTCTTGTGGAAGCAGGAGGCAGGTTAGCGAAACGTCTATTGATAGCCGGCTGATAAGCAGGATAGAGACGATGATAAACGAAGTTATAGACCGCAAGATGGTGGAGATAAAGACCTCTGATCTTAATGCCGATATCGTTATAACTGAGAGGAAGTTCGATACGGACAAGGATGTTGATCCTGCCACGGGGGAACGGCCGGTGTCCTCGCAGACAGATACCCATATCGTCATTGGCCGGCGGGACAGCACGGTGGCGGCTGATTCCGTTGGAGTCAATAAGACGAGGAATGATATAAAGGATTTGGACAATAAGATAGATATCAAATCCAAGGACGTAGATGATAAGAAGGAATCAAGATGGCCTATAGTGTGGATAGTAGCTGGTATCTTGATGATATTGTTGGTATTGGTGTATATATTAAAAAAGATAAAGGTTTTATGAGAAGAAGAATGTTGAATAATGGAAGTGATGGTCTTGTTGATCAACACACAAGATTCTTGATGAGATTTGATAATGATTTTAAGGTTGATGGATACCCCCCCCCTAATATCGAGGATGGTTTAGAGATCAAGGGAGGAGAGTTTGTTACCGATTCTATAAGAACTGGATATAAATACACAAATACGTCTAATTCTTATGGGATGATTAATACATCTAGTACATTGTCACCTGATCTATTTGGTGATGGAGATCCATTTACCATTGATTTTTGGTATAAACCATTAGTCGTTATTAACGCTTGTTCTGTTGGCCATGAATGGTATAATGGTATTTTTTATTTTGGTATAGCTGGTGATGCTGGTGATTTAGGTTTGTTTTTTGCTACTCAAAGAGGAGCGTATGGAGGTAAAGCATCTGATGCTATTATTGGTAGGTGGTATCATATAGCTATGGTTAGGGTTAATTATACATTATATGGTTTTGTCGATGGCAAACGGTCTGTTTCATTCCCATGCTCTAATATTTCATTGAGATATAGTAATATAGATTTTAATAGACAAAGGGATGGTAGTAATAGAGCTTCTTTTGTGATAGATAATTTTAGGATAAGTGATGTAGCTAGATGGACGTCTGATTTTGATCCTCCTAAATAAAAAGGGACTATGATCTCTCACCGTCCCTTATCTAATTAGTTTTTAAAGAATATGCAAATAGCATAGAGGTCAGCCCCGGATTCGAACCGGGGTATATGGTTTTGCAGACCACCGACTAAACCAACTCATCCAACCGACCGTGACGCGAATATAAAGATTTTATTTGACCAGATGACTTAATTAACCATCTTTTTAACTAACAACTTTTCTTAAAGCCAAATAGTTCTTATTTAACTTCTGGAACCGTAGAGATAATTGTATAGACAAGTATTGTTTTTGGATGACCCTTGTTGGAAGCCAATGAACAAGGTGGCGGCGTCATGGAGTGGGGCTGGTGGTTGCCTTCCATGGCCGGCCAGGAGCGGAGCGACTCACGACCAACCCTGCCGATTCCCTTTGGCACTTCACGCTTTAGCGCAGAAAAGAAGTAAACATATAGGATCATTATGTTTAAAGATAGTAGTCATCTGCCAAATAAGATCGAATGTAAGGATATGGTAAATATCTCAATAATACAATCATAAAGAGTATTGAGTAGGATTATTAAGATCTTTATCTACCAATGTACTACTCTTTTTTTAAATTAATGTTTTTGGATGTTTACTTCGGATGATAAAATGCGTTAGCTAACATCATTTCATTAATAGTGTTATTAATCAGAAACCGGTAAGAATTAAATAAAGGAATGCTTTATAATGAGATTTGCATCAGAAAGGGGCGAAGCTTCTTATTACACATGTCACAAAATGAACAACTGTGTTTCAGTAAGTTATGTTATTAATGAAATAATAATGGTGGTATATGGTAAAATTAGTTCATCTTATTCTTTTAAAGGTCTTATATTTTGCTTATATTTGAAGTGGATAAAATATGAATAATATGAATTTCGACTTGAATTATATAAGGAAATGTTCTTCTATGATAAAGGAATTTCCGGTATATACTGAGGCTGAGAAGAAGCAGGTAGATGAGGGGCGCACTTGTATTAAGCTGTCTAAAGGTCAGCCTATATACCCGCGTAATTTCAAGAAACGTAGAGATACTTTCGCTGGCGCTGATTATACCACGGCTAATCCTAGAAACATCAGTCCTGACGATATTTATATACCTCCCTACTTTAGGCTTAAGATTATTATGGCTATTATCATCAACTTCGATAGAGCTATAGTGTTTAATAGGATATCTGATAATGACTTTAAGCTAGGTATGACATACCGGTTCATTTATGAGCATGTTGGTTCTTTTAAGTGTTTTGAGAAGGCTTATAAGATGGTGTCAATGGTAGTTGACAGTGAGTTGTCGATCATGAGATCAATCGGTGATTATAACTATAAGTGGAATATTCGCAAGGTTTATCCATCATGTTTCGTAAGCAAGGCTAAATTCAGATATATTGGAGGTGGTGAGGATAACGCCCCTGTAAGTTCAAAGGGGAGGGCTAATAAGGCTAGAAGAGCTGCTGTTGATTATAAGGTTATGATTATGGTGGATATCATAAATACTAGATCTGCAAGTAAGATAAGAAAGATGATTGACCCTGACGGTAGTCTTAAAAACAATGGTAAAAGGTTTGACGGCAGGAATGATAAAGTTCTTTTCAGTATATTCAATAGCCATTTGATTCATGAGGGATTTAAGGAAGTAAAAACCGTATCCTTATATAAGTACTTGAAAGAGGCCTTAGATTTTTTAGGTGTAAGTTTGTTAGAGCTAAGATCTATGGCCGATAGAGTTATTTCTGACATAGAGGATGGCAAAGAAGGATATGATCCTGACTTATGTTTTTATGATGACTGTTTTGATATTAATTCTTTTATGGAGGATTCATGATGAGTAACCTTATTATTGTAAGAAGTGGTGACATATATGTCATCTTTAACCATGATAATGATATGTTTAACATTCAAGATCTATCTGATTCTATTGGATGTAAGAGTGTTTTATCGTCTATCGTAAAAGACCCGTTAAACGGGGCTATGTATGTCGTTAAGGACATATCTGGACAGAAGTGGGGCGATATCGTGGCTTTGGTAAGATTATGCTGTATGGTGAATAAGTCTATTGTAAAGGATTTGATCATTAAATCTATTAGGCTATGGGTGGAGATATGTGACTTCCCTTATGATGATACCGATCCATCTACATCCGATCCTATATACGATACGTTCCTTTTTAAGAGTTATATGTCTGTAGCCGGAAACAACCCTGACCTTAATAAGTTTATCGTATTCCTTAGAGGGAGGATGCTTAAATACGACCTAAGATCTCTTTACCTTTACCTAGCTATATTTATGGCTATCAACGGAGGTATTCTTCTTAATGAAGAAGATCTTATTTCCGCTCTTATCTCTTAGCTTCATTTGTCATGTTGTTCAAATTAGTATCTTTGTGAAAAAGATATACAAATGAATCAGATTAATATTATACCGAAGATAATTCATGATAAGTTCGCCGCAAGGATTATCATGGATGATTACGATATAGAGAAACCTATCGTTATTACTGTCGTGGCTAGGCGTAACGATGGTGAGTATAATACCCAGATATTGACATACCCGACATCGGGCGTTGATTATGAGGGTAATGTAAGGATGGTGTTTTTTGATGTCGCTAGGTCTCATGTTTGCCAGATAACATCGGTATTTATCAACGGTCATGAGGTCAAGACATATTATACCGATATCCCGGATCTTGATATGCAGGCTCGTTATGACGATAGTTTGTGTAGGTACGATAAGAAGGTTAATATGAATGATATTCGGTTGTCATTTCAGGTGCTAGAGACACGTGATCCCAAGGTGTTGCAGGTATTGGATGAGTCCGAGTGGGGGCTGCTGGAGGATAGGAAGGCGATCATCGAGATCACTACGCCGGGCATGTCCGACCCCGTTACGTTGTTTCTTGGCAAGAATCAGGTCAATACCTTTACCAGTTTAACACTAGGTCTCAATTGCTTTAATTACGATGATTGTAATGTCAAATACCTTGACCTCCCAGACGGTATATATGATATCAAGATCATAGGTAGCCCTTCCACTTACAATTTTAGTCGCAAGTATCTTAAGACGGATCTTATACGCAGGCGTCTTGATCGGCTATGGATTAAGACTGATATCCTATGCGAGGACAAGGATAAGGATCTTATAAATAAGATACAGGAGATGGAGACACTTATGGTCGTAGCGGAGGCTAACGTTAGGTTGGACAATATAGAGGCCGCTCATGAGATTATTGACCGTGTCGGAGAGCTTCTTGAGATGGCTACCAATTGCGTGGATTGTTAAATAAAAAATATAGCTATGGGTTGTAATACTTGTAAGGAAAAGGCGTTAAGGGCCGAGAGAGAAAGGATTGAGAGAAGTATGATGAATCGTCCTTCTTCTACCGTTGTTAGCGATAGGGAATATGCTTCTAGAAGCACCGCTGGATGTATGGTTATGCAAGATCCGTTGCAGACCATGGAGCGTGACGTGGTTAGTATATATAAGCAAGTTCGTACCAAGGGTGATGGCGTTGGCGTATCTTATCTTAATATGCAGAAAAAGATCCGTGAGTGGATCAAGAACCTGCCGTATGGATGCCCGCCTGACGAGGAGGTACAGGAAATGAGAAAGGAGATTCTCGATGGGCGCGCAGAGCATATCAAACCTTGATAGAATAGATCTATGTAAGGTCGTAGACGAATGGCTGTCTTGTCAATGGAGTGGATACATGAGGTATCATAGGTACAGGATCGGGAATAAGCCTGATGTATCTTATTGGGGCAAGATAATTCGCCTGCAAAGATCATTATGCGATAATGATTGCGGGTTATGCCCGGATGAGGTAAGATTGTTAAAGGAACGTATTAACAAATTGTTGGCATGAGAAAGTATAATTGTTCACATATAACCCCGTCCACTTGCGTACCTTACGAGGGTGATCTACCAGAGTGGTCAAAGCATAAGGACTCTGATGAGTGCGTTATGATCTCTGACGTGATAGAGGAGATATATGAGGAGCTTACCCGTATCAGGGAGGCTATAGATGTCCGGGATCTTGGTGAGTCTTGTGTTAAGATAAATGGCGATAAGACCGTAGCTAAAATCCTTTACGCTATTGAGGATAAGATCTGCAATGGGTGATTAATGTCCTGATTTTGGGATATTAAAAATAGCCAATCGGTTTGTGTTTATCATCCCGATTGGCTATTTTTGTATGTCCACTGACTCTCACGAGGGAGTGGACATAAAGTAATTAATTATTAACTTCAAAATTAGATTAAAAAATGAAGACGGTAAATGTTTTGACAAGAAAAATGGGTGATTTTAACGTTTTTCAAAGAACTAGTGATGGTTATTTTGATGCCAACAGTTTACTTAAGCAATGGAATGATAATCCCGATAGCACGAGAAGACGGCTTGATGATTTTATGAATAGTGGTAGAACTAAGGAATTTATTAGTGCTTTATCTGAAGATGAAAGCCATAGGAGAAAAATCGACATTGGTGATAATCAATTAGTTATAAAAGTAAAAGGTAAGACAACTAAGCATGGTAAAACTCCTGATAAGGTGTGGATGCATCCTCTGTTGTTTATAAAATTTGCCATGTGGATAAATCCTAGATTCGAAGTTCAGGTGTTGAGATTTGTACATGATCAACTTATAGATTACAGGGATAAGGCTGGTGATGCTTACAAGAGGATGTCTTCCGCTTTATCTAAAATAATTGAATCTTCAAGACTAAGAGATAAAATACAAGATTTGGCCAGATCCGTAAATATTATTGTCTATGGCCTTCATGAGACTATGATAAGAAACTCTGTTGGCGAGGAGGCCAAGGCTAAAGAATTGATGGAGCTGGAGATTGATATAGCCAAGATGATTGAGTTTGGATATATAACTACCGAGGAGCAATTAAGAGATTATCTATATAAGGTTTTGAGAAGCAAAAAGGCTCTTCCTTTGTAATTTGATTTTAAATTGTATCTTTGTGACAAAGTGAATGACAATGGTATACGGTAACAAAGAAATAGTTCGGATGTTCACCAAAAACAACCCGCCTGCCGGGTACGTGGGCGGCTCTGTTGACTACCGGGTCCCGGCCAACGTCTATTTTGGCGATACGCAGGAGGAGGCTGACAGCAAGGCTGAGGATGATATCAACGCCAATGGTCAGGACTACGCCAACACATATGCCGACATAATACCGTCCGTATGGTATAATGATCAGGTATGCGATGAGTTTATCAAGAACAATTGCGTAAGCGGTAAGGGATCCAAGGAACAGATATGTGTAGAGAAAGGTAGGTTTGTGTCATACGTATCCAAGAAAGACGCCAATGATAAGGCGATGGTTGAGCTTGGAAGGATCGGGCAGGGGGAGGCCAACTCCGTCGGGGCTTGCTGCGAGGACTGGGCCTCACAGCCTTTCCGTGGCGTTTTCTACAAGAACGATTGCGAGGCTGGCACATCAGGCAAGGAAGGTATTGTATATGAATTACCAGCCGGAGCTGTCATATCCGATATCTCCCAGATAGACGCCGATACGTTAGCCTATAGGAAGTTCATGAAAGAAGGACAGGAGAAGGCTAACGCCGAGGGTAGTTGTTCACCTGTATTCTATAATACGAAGATCGGTGATTGGTTTGAAAAGGTATGTCCGTTCGGATATAAGTCCGGTAAAGTATATTACTCTATCAAAGCCAACAGGTTTAGGTCATGGATATCAGTAGAGGATGCCAACGCCAAAGCTCGTGAGGTTTTGATGGTAGAGGGGCAGGAGTACGCTGATCTTAATCTTGAGTGCGAGAAATGGATTGAGAATATCGATCAAGAGGATCAATGTTATTGGTAAGAATGCGTTTGTGTTTTCCATAATAACCTCAAATAGTATTAAAATCGATAAAAATTATTAGTCGTTTTTAATATACCCTTTAACAGGGTCAGGTTATTAGCCTAAGCCTTGAAATAGAGGCTACGTTGGTCAGGAATATATAGTTACCAAGGGATGTTTACCCAAGTCCCTTGCTCTAAGGTAGATGGTTAAAAGGAGTAGCGTATTTGACAAAACAGTGCTGTCTATAAAAATCTTTTCCAACATTGGCGATGGGTACTAACAGGAGCGATCCTGACTTATCCCTTAACCGGGATTACATTCCAGGGGAACCCTCGGGTTCCTGAGGAATGTTTTAAAGCTTGTATGTAGTTTAATAAGTTTAACAGATTTATTAATATGGATGATTGTGAGCATAGCGTAATTTTGGATTATTTTTCACGTAAATATTTTAATATGAGAGATAGCGTTGAGGTGGTAGATACGTTATCTGGAAAGACTATTCGTGTGGATAATGATCAGTATATTCGTATTCAGGATTTAATACTTAAATTGGATATGCTTTTTATTGAAGATCCTTACAAATGTAGGGTACTGATGGATATACTTGATATAGATTATATTTATCTGTCTATATTTTCTATGAAAAATATTTGCACTAAAAGAGATAAGCCCTATAAAACATATATAGCGTTTGATGAGAATACGCTGTTATATAAAATAGGTAGATCTTCTAATCCATTTAAGAGGATAAAAAGCTCTTCTACATTTTCTCCTTTTGTTAAATTGATGTTTGTGTCTGACAGAGATATAGAATCGGTCATTCATGATAAATATAGTAAATATAGAAGATTGGGAGAATGGTTTGATTTATCCGAAAAGGATTTATGTGATATCGTGAACAATTATGGCTTTATTAAATATGAAGAAAGATGAGGGATAAAAAGTATGTGTGTATAACTGATTTGATGAATAAGGCTAGAGATATTGATAACAAGAGTATAAAATTATCTGATGTTATCAAATATCCTTCGTCGTCTCTTGTGATAAAATCGTTCCTCTCTTCTTTTGGGATAGATTTAAAAGACGAGCCTGTTACTTTGATGGTCTTAAAAAGAGAAGGCTTCGCTAAGAGAATAGGCAAGGGCGATGGGCAGAAGTGGATGATAGAATTTAACCTGTCTTTTATATTGCTATTTTTAGCTTTTGGGAGTTTAGCATATGATTTGCTGTACGATAATATTTGATTGATATTACAATTTGTAGAAGCCGGGAATAATTCTCGGTTTCGTTGTTTAATAACGTATGTTGTCTTATAATTAAACCAAATCCGTATCTTTGCTAAAAACATTAATATTATTCATATGTGTAATTTAGGTGGTTGTTGCCATGATCATTCACGGGAACGTCCCGAAGAGTGTTGTCATGGCGTTAAGATAGACAAGTTTCTTAACAAATGCCCCGAGGATCCTTGTGATCCTTGCGATCGGGATTGTCAGGACGAGCCTTGTGTTGGCTATGGATGTCCTATAGTTTTATATGATAAATGCGTCTTATACTCAGGTGATGAGTTGGTGGTGGACGGTATAGAGAAAGGTACTGATATCTCTGTCGTTGTAGACTCATTGAGGCGTATTATAGCGTCTAGGGATAAGCAGATAGATTTATACCATCGCGAGGTTCTGGATTTGAAGAAGATTATAAACGAGCTTGTCAACGCCGGTAATGGCGGTGGCGATAGCGGAACTGAAGAGGAGGTATGGTAACAATGAATGGTTGTAACAAGAAACAATACAGGCCTACTGTAGACGATACGAAAGTACCGTGCTCTACGTACATGAGCACCGACTGTGTTTATCCAGGAGACAAGGTACGTGTGGAGTCATTGGGATTATCTCCCAGCTGCGATATGTCTGATGTCCTTAACGCTATGATAAAGGCTATACGGGACAGGGATGCTGAGATACTTGAATTAAGGAGAATGATTAATAAATTGATTTGATATGAGGAATAACTGTAATCCATGTAAGCCGGAATATAGACCGGGGAATGAATGTAGTATCTACAGTTCCCAGATCATATATGATGGTCAGTCTTTTCCTGAGGCAGATATCAGGAACGGAGATGGCATGAATAGCGTAATCGAGTCTCTGGTAAGGAAGCTGGTTGCCGTATCTGGAGCAACGGCGTCCATCCAAAGGGATTCGTTTAAGGGAGTGCAGGCCGTAAGGTTAAGATACGAGCCTCTGAATGTTCTTAGCGTGACCTACTGCGGTACTATCGTACCTAACGACGGGTATGTCGTTTCTGGTAGATCCATTAAGTTCAAGAAAAGGTATTGCATGGGCGATGAGTTCGCTGATGTTAATATCGTATATACTACATTGAATAGTAATATTTTAAATACTTCATGCTATGGCTAAGAGAGTGTATGATACGGTCTTGGCTTCCGAGTGTGACGGTTGGGTATGTGGTGAGACACTTAAGAAAGGGTCTGTCCCAGCAGACAGGTTGGAGCTTGATTCTTTTTCAGAGGCCGTCAGGGAGCTTATAGAGCGTTTTTTCGAGGAGGGATGGTTGCCGGACATGATCTGCGATCTTGGTTGTGGTGGCGCCAGCGTGTTTGAGATTAAGCCTACTAACTTCGAGTATCCTCCTGAGGGCGGTGAGCAGATTCTGGAGATTATCGTAGGCAAGAGTGATAAATGGACTATAACTCAAGCGGAATGATATGAATAATTTAAAAGATATTCTTGCTAAGATCGAGCAAGGCTCCTCATGGGTGTCCTACGACAAGATTTCCGGTACCGGTCCCGACAAGGTGGCGATCAAGGTAGAGCCGGGATGGATGGGTAGGTTGCCTAGGGAGACTTACGTAGCGGTCGAGAAAGGCAAGGTAACGAAACTCGCTACCATAACCCAGAAGGGTATGGAGCGGGTGAGCGTGGATCCGGCCAATATCATGTTTGACATGGAGGGCGGGACGGCGGTCATCAACGCCAAGCTTAACTCCGCCTCGGTCAAGGCCTCCTGCCTTACTCTTGGTGGTTCGGTAAGTAAATGCTATATGGTGTCTATGAACGTCAACGGGCTATCCGTTAAGATACCTGACGAGGATAGCAGATACGTGGTGTACGCCGATCCTGAGGATCCGGGAGCCACTGACCTGTATGACGCTAGCTTCGTTATAGCCATGCCTAAGAACATGGATAACGAGGAGCATCATGAGATGTTTGTCTTGAATGGCAAGGTTGTTAATATCAATCAACAGCCTAATGATATACCTTATATTATACTTGATCATGACTTTGATAACGTGACTAGTGAGAACGGTCAGGTCGTTATCGATATCAAGTCCAATACCGAGTATGATATTGAACTGGTATGTTGCACTTGTGGCGATGGCAGCGAGGAGCCGGAACCGGAACCACCCTTTAACGTGGATCCGCAAAGGTTGACGCTTAATAAGGATGGTGATACCCAGATCGTGAGGGTAGAGGCCGGAGATAATGTTTCATGGAGAATAGAGGAGGATTGACATGGCAAGGGAAGTAGATAAGAATTGCGTTGAGGGTAATTGCTTTGCCATTAACGACAAGAGCCATGGGGTAGGCGATAATAAGCTTAACATCGTATACAAGGCTAATTACACCGGTCAGATCTGTACGGCTAAGTTCCGTATAACGTCAAAGGACGGTAGTGTTGTTAAGGAGTATATGATAGCCCAAGATGCCAAGCCCGTTTATTATAATATCAAGATGGTTCAGCCGTTTACCAAGGACGACTGTCTGGCCAACCAGCATGGATCGGTGGTGTTGTATACGGTCGAGGAAAGGACTTACAAGTCGTTTATCTCGCAGGAGGACGCAGACGCCAAGGCTATGGAGGATATAGCCCTGAACGGTCAGAAATACGCCAACGAGCATGGTGAGTGTATAACCGATATCTGGTATAACGAGGAGCAAAGGAAAACCTTTATCCGTAACAATTGTGATAAGTTCAGTGATGGTCAGGAATATGTTTACATCGTTCCTGAGGGTAAGTACGTGTCTTCTATCTCTCAAGAGGACGCCGACAGGAAGGCTCTTGAGGATATTGAAAAGAATGGTCAACAACAAGCTAATCTGGAAGGTGAGTGTAAGCCTAAGGAGAATATTTATTATGGTAAGTTTAGCAAGACCTTTACCCGTAACAATTGCGACTCCACTCAATACGGAACGGATGTGGTTGTTAATGAGACGATGGTTACAGGAGACTTTAGATCCATCGTATCTCAGGAGGAGGCTAATAAGTTAGCACAAGCCGCTGTAGAGGCTCAGGGTCAGGATATAGCTAATATCAAGGGTAATTGTGAGAAGATACCGGTATTTACCGGATCGTATTCTAAGGTATTCCAGAGAACTAATTGTCCTGAAGGTTCTACGCCTGTTGACTTTACCGTGGATGAGAAGATGTGTACCGGCTATCCGTTCACTTCTACAGTATCACAGGATGCCGCCAATAAGCTGGCGCAGGACGCTGTTGAGGCGCAAGGTCAGGCTATCACCAATGAGCGTGGCGATTGTCAGACTAACGTCTACTATAACGTTAGGATGGAGAAGACAGTCACGAGAAATAATTGTGATGAGTTCCATATCGGTCAACCTTATACTTATGTTGTAGCCGCTGGTAAGTACTTCTCTATTATCTCTCAGGAGGATGCTGACAATAAGGCTAAGGCCGATCTTGAGGCTAACGCCCAACAACAAGCTAACCTTGAAGGTGAATGTAAGGAGAAGACGATCTACTACGGTAGGTATAATAAGGAGTTCACTCGTAATAACTGTGATGAGACCCAATACGGCACCAAGGTTGTCGTGGATGAGACTATGGTGACAGGAGATTTCAGGTCTACCGTATCTCAGGAAGACGCCAACAATAAGGCTAAGGCCGCCGTCGAGGCTCAAGGTCAGGATGTGGCTAACGTGAAAGGTAAGTGCGAGAAGGTGCCTGTATATACCGGTACTTATACACGTACGTTTACCCGTAACAATTGTGGTACTGGAACTGGTGGTACTTATACGGTAAATGATAGGATGGTTGACGGTTATCCGTTCACGTCTACCGTATCTCAGGAGGATGCCAATAACAAGGCCAAGGCCGCCGTTGACGCCCAAGGACAGGCCCTTGCCAATATCCACGCCCTTTGTACGTACACCGGCCGTGCTTCCTTGGAGTTTACGAGAAACAACTGTGGTGAGTGTAAGATCGGATCTAAGGTGACGATTACCCAAGATATGGTAGAAGGACACCCATTCCAGTCTAACGACTCCCAGACCGCCGCTGACGCTATGGCCATGACCGCCGTACAGGCTCAAGGACAGGCTTTGGCTAACACCAAGGGTACTTGCTCTAACGCCACTATGTATACCGGCAAGGCTAGCTTCGAGTTCACGAAGAGCAATTGTGGCGCTAATCAGGTAGGAAATCCGTTCACCGTGACACAAGATATGGTGGAAGGTCATCCGTTCCAGTCTTGTGTATCACAGGATGAGGCTAACTTAGTCGCTATGGCCGCTGTCATGAATCAAGGTCAGAAGATCGCCGATGAGCGTGGTACTTGCCATGAGGCTCCTAAGTACACCGGTCATTATAGCGAGGCGTTTGAGAAGAATAATTGTCCGTCTGGTCTTATCCCGTCTTCAGTTACCGTTACTGAGGCTGACGTGACCGGAGGTCCGTTCTACTCATACGAGAGCCAGTTCGCCGCCGATGAGCTTGCCAAGGCCGCTGTCAAGGCGCAAGGTCAGGCCATAGCCAACGATCGTGGTACTTGTGATGAGTTGAAGATATATGTCGGTAATTATAGCAAGGAGTTCACTCCTAAGTGTCCTACTTGTCAGTATGCAGATCCTATCACCGTAACCCCGGATCTTATGGGTCAGTTCTTTACCTCAACCCGTTCTCAGGAAGAGGCAGACGCTTTGGCTAAGGCCTATATCGACAGAATGGGTCAGGCGTTCGTCAACAAGAACTATGATGATACGTGCCATACGAAGACCGAGCAACCGGTATGGGAGACTATAGATACCGTATGTAAGGACTGTATCTCTCAATTACATCAACGTAACACCAATACCTGTTATACTGATCCTGATAATCAAGAGCGGTATATAGCTGGTGGTAATAATACATGTTTCTGGTTTGGTACGGCATCCAAGGCCTTTACCCGTCAATGTGCGGATGGTGGAGTTGGAAGCTCTGTTACCGTAACTCATAATGATGTTACGGATCCAAGTCCTAGCTCTGATGGTAAGTTTAAGTCATGTGTATCCCAAGCTGACGCTAACGCCAAGGCATTGGCCGCCGTGAACTCTCAGGGTCAGGCCGTGGCTAACTCGAAGGGTACTTGTACGTGGACAGGAAGCTATACCGGACAGGTTAGGAAGAACAATTGCGCTGACGGCGGCGTGGGCGACATGGTATCCGTAAGTAGCAGCAAGCTTCCGGGACACCCGTACACCTCCACCGTTTCCTTGGCTGACGCCAACAAGAAGGCTGAGAACGCGGTTCGTGGATCTGATGGTCAGGCTTACGCCAATAAGAATGGAGGATGTACATGGACTTACGTGGCAAGCCGTGACTTCTATAGGAACAATTGCGCCGGAAGCGGGGTTGGTCAGAGAATAACAGTGACCTCTACGCAGGTTAACGGCGGTACGCCTATCACCAGCAAGGTTTCTTTGGCTGATGCCAGAAGCAAGGCCGAGCAGATCTTAGACCAGAAGGGACAGGATTACGCTAACCAACATGGAACTTGTGTATGGACCGGTACTGGAAGCGCTACATTTTATAAGGATAATTGTGGTACATGTAAACATGGTGTCGCTCTATCCGTTCCTTATAGCGCCTTAGGGTTGTCAGCGTTGACATCTACCGTATCTCAGGCGGATGCCGACAGCAAGGTTCAAAACGCTTTCAAGAATGATACGGCGACTAAGACCGCCGCTCAAGCTTACGCTAATAAGAATGGTGATTGCGCCGATGACGATGATACCCCATCTTATGATGATTGGAGTTACTATTGTAGTGGATGCGATTATCGTAGGAGTAGGAATCAGACCAATCCTTGCTCTTCAGCCCCAAATCAAGATGAGTTGGTTGAGTCCGATTCGAGATCTTGTGGATGCGGGTGTGATAATACATATCATATGGATAATAGCAGGTGTAATAATGGTAATAGCGAGGAGCATTATTCTAGCGAGTGCGATCCTACAGGATATTGGCAGAATGGTGGTGAACATTGCTGTAATCCACATGACTACACTGTCTATACCAATGAGGTATGTAAGGGATGTTCGGGCGAATGCGGTGATGTATGTGTTCCTGATAGCCCTATTAAGGTGGTTAGCGCTGGTGAATTTTGTGCTTCTTCATCGAATCTGGCTAGTGAACAAGCTTATAACAAGTATAAAGAGTACAAGGATGCATTACAAAATTTAGTTGATGCTAGGATATGTCCTTCTAAGGTTGGCAATGATGACCGATGGGGAAATGTCAAGGCTACGAACTGTCCTAGCAACTGTACTCCTAAGACTATCAGTTATAAGCAAATCGCTGGTAAATACACCGCCTGCACCAAGGATGAGGCAAATAGGATAGCCGACAATAACCTACAATCCGATGGTATCTCTTACGCTAATGGCTTGGCGCAGGCCGATAGATGTGATTGCGTGGAGCCAACAAAGACGTGGAGCGCCAACGCTATGCTGAGCGGTGATCCTTGTAATGGTCTGTCTGGTTCTACATCTGCATTAAGGTGCTCCTATGAAGTGTTTTACAATAATCAATGTGGATCATCTAAATCAATAACTGTAACTGTTACTGGCAGGAATGATAATGGGCAAACTGTTACGGCTGGAAGTACTTCCGTAAGTATACCTACTGGGTCTGGTAAAAAAACTGGTGTCATAGGTTTTGATTCAGGAGTACAATGTGGGTCTATAAGTGTTTCTGGGGGAGGATCTGGGAACTGTTAAGATCCTGATATGTAATGGAAAAGGAGAGGCTAATAAGTCTCTCCTTTTTATTAAAAACCATAACAGCAGTGATTGTCAACAATTACCTGAATCATGACCAGAGATTGTTACATCTCCACATACCACTTCTCGGCTAAAATATACACTTCCACTCTTGGTCCCGGATCCTGCGGGAATTGTAAAGCTAGCGCTATTGACCTGCTCTTCTCCGTTTTGTGTATATCCTATACCACTCACAGAACCAGATATAGATCTACCACATTGATTATTATACGTAATCGTAAATCCTCTTGATGTGACAAGTTGTTCATGGCTCATGCAATCATTATTCATAGATACCGACCATGACCACGTCTTTGTTGGCTCCACGCAATCGCACTCCATAGCGTTGGCTTTTTCCTGCGCTAGTCTTTGTGTGTCAGCCTGTGCCGCGGCGGTAAGTTGGTAGTTTCATCAACCTTGTTTATTCTATTTTCGATAGAAATGACTAATATTGTATCACCAACATTAAAAAAGTAAGATTATGGTATGTGCTAAGAAAAAGAAGATGGCAGAAGGAGGCAAAGTCTCCGAGAAAAAGAAACCTCAACTGAAATGTGGAGGCAAGGTTAAGAAAAAGAAGTAATAACCGGAGGGGTATATCCCCTCCTTAGTATTTCATGCATGAAAAATTCAGAATTTGTATCTAGGATCATGAATGACATGAACTCCATCAATAAGGACGCTCATGTCAGTAGAAGATGGATATTGTCCATAGGCAGGCAAAAAGCAAGGTCTTATATAGCCCAGAAGTATGCTGATGGAACCTTGTTCGGCGAGGAATCGCTGTATACTCATATTAATTGCATGGAAATGGAGAGGGTTCGTAAGGTAGATTGTTGCTTTGATGAGTTTAAGTTATGCAGGATACTTATGAGATCCAAGAAAAGATTGCCCGATATGATATATACCCGTATAGGTCCGGCTATCATCAAAGTATCAAACATCATGGATGATATTATATTTACCTCCATATCGTTAAGAAAATACGCTAACAACAAGGAACGTAAATACGGGAATATAGATCAATACTATTATTATGTCAATGATGGATATATCTATATACCAGATATTAACATAGAGGCTATAAATGTTGATCTTATAACTCTCGACAGAAAAGCGGCGTTAGAGCTAGGGGGATGTGGAGCTGAAAAAGATAAGCCATGTACATCTCAATGGGATTATGATTTCATATGCCCAGACAAACTTCTTGAATATGTGGTTTCCGAAACATTAAGGGAAACTGTAACCAAATTGCAGATCCCTACGGATGAGAACCCGGATATGGATATTAATAAGAAAACACAAAAAATTCAATAACATGAATCTAATAAGATCAATAATCAATTTCTTTGGTTTCAATGACGCCATAGTTGACGGTATAGGCGAAAGAGGGATGAGAGACAGCTCTATCATAAGATATAATGAGGTGCACGATATGTATGATAAGATTATAAAAGATCTGGGAGATATGTCGGCTTACGTATCCAAGGGTTATATCTATGATAAGATAAAGGAAAGAACGGGATTAAGTACCAGACATATTAGTAGGATATTAAATCATACTAAGAGAAAAGATCTTAGGTTTATATAAAAAGGAGAGGATAATCAACCTCTCCTTTTTGTTTTTAACAGCCTCCACCTTGACTTGGATTAGATACATACATGCTTGTAGCATTGCTAACACAATCACTTCCGCCTGATATCGTTCCCGATCCGGATGGTATGGTGACTGTTTTAGTGGTAGAGAAATATTCTACATCTCCAGATGGTTCAGATCTAGTATAATACACATCAAATGATGCTGTTTTAGATTTACCACATGGATTATCATAACTTACGGATATACTTAAACATTGTCCATTAAAACTTCCGCTAGCGTAAGCGCTCCACGTCTTTGTTGGCTCCACGCAATCACATCTATCGGCCTGCGCCAAGCCATTAGCGTAAGAGATACCATCGGATTGTAGGTTATTGTCGGCTATCCTATTTGCCTCATCCTTGGTGCAGGCGGTGTATTTTTGTGTATAAATTTCTTGTATTAGGATGAAATCGTTATATTTGTGATATGAAAACAAAGTCATTTAAAATACTTGATCAATACTTTCTTCGATTCTATAGATCTATTATGTCTAAGAACGGGAAAAGGAGGAAGCATACGATCGTGGATAAGAATGATATTCTTGAGTGCCAGTCGTTGATCTGGAAAGTCATACGTGATAGGTATCTGGAGGATGAGGGAGGGGTTTATATAAACAACATCGGTTATCTATGTCATAAGATTAATCCTAACCGCAAGATATATCTGAATAAACTTACCGGTACTATTAATAGGCGTGGGACGGGTGGATATTCTTACGTCCATACGTGTATGGATTTTATGCCTAGGAATAAGTATTTTCATCTATATATCTCTCCGGCCTTGAATAAGGAATGTAGGTTGGCTATGGAATCAGGTAGGAGATATAAGTTCTTGTATCGGGAGGTTGAGTCGGAGAGTAAGGTATTTGGAGTTAAATGGGTTTATAAGCTTTGACATACTCCCACCGCTAAACCGTATGGGATTCTTGGATACAGACGCAAGAAACCCCGATATTACTATCGCTGGAATTATTCTTGCTCTCCAATTCGGAAATGCCCTTCCGAAGTATATTTTTAGAAGCTAGAAAATCACGGTTGTTGATAGACCCGCATTTTGGACAACACCATGTTCGGTCTATCAACGACAGATTTTTATTAATAAACCCACATTCACAAGTCTTTGAAGAAGGATACCAACGATCTATCTGATGAACAATGACTCCATATTTAGTTGCTATGTACATCAGTTTACTAATAAATTCCGAATGAGATAAGTCACTGATTTTCTTACCCCACAAATGTTTCATGGATTCTATGTTAAGCGTTTCAAGGAAAATAAAATCATATTGCTTACATAATTCATGAGCTAATTTCCACTGAAAATCATTACGTAAATTCCGAATCTTACGATACGTTTGTTGTAACTCAAATAACCTTCTCTTTCGGTTATTAGATCTTCTTTGAGCTTTTGAAAGTCGTTTATTTTGCTTCTTAACCTTATTTTGAAATATCTTGAAAAATAAAGGAGAAACAATGTTGTTCCCGTCACTGGCTGTCAAATACGTTTTCAAACCAAAATCTAACCCTACAGATGCACCATTATGTGTCTTTCTATAAGATGATAAGGGATTATAGTCAGTAATGATTATCAAGCTATATCGAGAACAAGTTTCTTTTGTTATTCTAACTTGCTTTATTTTCCCTTCATAAGGACGGGAGAACGAAAACTTAAACCGTTTCTCACCTTTATTTATGGTGAATGTATTACCGTTTAGAGTATATCCACCTTGTTTAAAAACAAAGGAATTGAAACGCTCAGCGCGTTTGAATTTAGGAGGTCGTTTTGCCAGCTTTTTGAAGAATCGGTTATATGAAGAGTCTAACCGTTGTAGTATTTCTTGAACTGTTTGTGAATGAAGCAAATTCCTTTTAATTCGTTTAGCAAAGTGTTTTTGCATTTTACCTACAGAAATATATTTTCCAAACAGTTTGTAGAATCTACGTTGTAAAGCTAGGGCGTGATTCCATACAAAACAACATTCTCGAAGCATCTTGTCGAGATACTTCGTTTTATTAGAACGATATATATTGTATTTATATGAAACCATTTTAACTATATTTACGACGCAAATATAATAATATATTACTATATTTACAAAAAAAACAATGGATAAAAGATGGAAAACAAACAAAAGTAGTGTATATAACATAGGGTATCATATAATATGGTGTTCTAAATACCGTAGAAATGTGTTGACAGGTGATATAGAATCAAGGTTAAAAGATCTTGTTATTCAAAAATCTAACGAGAATGGATGGTCTATAGAGAATATAGAGATAATGCCTGATCATCTACATTTGTTTATAAAAGCAACACCATCTGACTCTATATCTCATATTGTATCTCAATTAAAAGGATATACTTCGTCTGTGTTAAGGAATGAGTTTGAATTATTAAGAACAAGGCTTCCAACATTATGGACAAGATCATTTTATGTAGAAACAATAGGACATATATCAGAGAGTGTTATTAAAAAATATATTGATGATCAGAAAAGAATTTGATCCCACGTTTAAAAGCATGGGCTTTATAAATTAATCGTAAAAGTTTCTATGGTCCAGTTAGCCCGTGAGGGTAGACTGGATTTTTTTGTATCACGGATTCAAATACATATCTTTGTGCAAAAGACTTAAATATGACTATAAAAGGGCTATTGGCCGAGATCAAGGCCGATTTACATAAATACGATGATAGCGGGGCTATAGATACCTCGTCTGTTTATAGGTGGGCTGAGATCGCCTTGAAAAGGTTCGGGGGTGTTATAGCGGTCATGTCAGAGGCGGTTGTCAAGACCAGTAATAAACAGGCGGTATTGCCTTCCGATTTTTTCGACATGCTTGACGCCTATAGGTGTGAGCCTCTTATCTGTGAGATTCCTGGCGGCGACAAGGCTAAGGCTGACCTCCAACACGAGATCGGCTGGGTCGAGCGCACCGAGCGCGGTTTCCGTTGGAACTCCTGCACCGAGTGCTGTAAGGAGGAGTTTGAGAAGACGATCACGGAGAAGATATATATCGGGTCTCACGAGGTTCGTTTCCATTATCATCATCCCGTAAGGTTATCCATAGGTCGTGGGTTGAGGCGTGATTGCGCCGCCGACAAGTATCGGGATAAGTACGATTGGGATAATTATGATATAACTATATCTGGCAATACTATGTATACCGGGTTTGATGGATTTATTTATATCATATATCGTGCTACGCCTAAGGACGATGACGGTCTCCCATATATACCTGAAACGGCGTTAGGATACCTTGAGGATTATGTCGAGACGTATATTAAGATGAAGATCTTTGAGAACGCTGCCGTGAACGGTTTGGTACAGGGCGCTGGTGACGCTTATAAGCTATACGCCCAACAGGAACCGGGTAAGTTTGCTAGGGCTATGAAGGAGCTTAAGATGTCGATGATTACATTAAATGATTATCGGGAGCTGGCTGAGGATAATAGGAGAAGGATGTTGTCTTATGAGCGGATGTGGCCTAATGCTTTTGATAAGTATATCAAATTTATTTAGTTGCGGGGGAGGGAATCGAACCCTCGATCTTTAGGTTATGAGCCTAATGAGATACCTCTTCTCCACCCCGCGATTATGACGCGAATATACGTTTTTAAAAAGAAAAAAAGATAATATGGCAAAGAAAAATGATTGGATACATTTAGATAAGACAAGTGGTACTGGTCCTGCTGAGGTTAAGGTTACCGCTGATATCAATGAGACTGGTGAGATACGTCAGGTAACGTATAAGGTTATAAAAGAGGGAACCAAGGAGGAGAAGACGTTCGTGTGCAGGCAGGAGTCCGTCCCGGTGGTGATCATCCCGGAGTTCGATTACCTTGTGCTTAGGTATATCTGGGCTGACGAGGACGGCATTGACTTTGACACGGCTACCGGTTTCGATAACACCGGCCTCCCGGACGTGGACGGCAAGCTGGTTGGTTGGAGTAAACAGTACCAGACCACGCAGGAACGGGTAGGTGATTATCTTATCCACGGTGGTGATAATATGGAATCAGGTAATGAGGCCGCTTTGATCCAGATGGGGCCGTTGTTGGATGGCGATAATTACGATAAATTACCTCTTGAGATCAGGTGCAGTATATACGGTAACTGGTATGGTGGTCGTGAGAAAGGTAATGTCACTATCAGGTTCACGGCATATAAGGGAGGTACGATGGAGAAACGTGGATATGATTTTGTCAATATCGGAGGCGAGGAGGTTTATACTGGTGATGCCCCTACCAACGTATCCGCCCATGGTGAGGATAATTGGCAAAATATAAAGACCTTGTATTCTAAGGTAGGCACGATGATCTATAACAAGGAATCTCGTGACTGTATTGTAAGAATAGGTGAGTGATTGTTCTTTTTCATAATACAAATATTTATCAGCTCTCTCGTCCGTGAGGATGGGGGAGTTTTTTATTTTTTAGTCCTTTACTTATGACATATTTGATTTTTTATTGTGCAGGAATAATCTAGCTTTGCCGAAAACTAGTATTATGGTCACATTGAATGATGTAAATAACGAACTCCATGTCCGGTTATATATACTGGAGGTGCTTAAGGATTATATAAGAGATGATGATTTCGACGAGCTTTTAGATAAGGCGTTGGATTTTGTCATGGAAGGCGTTTCTATGCCTAAGGCTCCGACCAAGGATACCACCATGAGTGACATATCAAAGAGCGTTTTGGCCTTGGTAGCGGGTGCTGGATTAGATGAGAGGCTAAGCAAAAGCTCTTTAGAGTTAGCTTACGATAGGTATAAGATGAGGTACGTATTCGATCCTCGAAATCGGGATATACACGGTGTAGTCGTAGGTTATTCCAATGACTTTAATAGTCTGGTAGCTGTGTGTGATGAGGGATCGAAGAAAGGAGTGGACAAAGGATCTACTGATTTTGTGGATGTCAATGAGAGATACGTGACTAACGGTTTCTTTTACATATCTGTAGAGGATGCCGATAAGCAATCGAACTACATGGGTGGAAATTCGTAATTATTATGTTTTTGTGCTTTACCACGAGACGTTTTAAGTGTTTAGTCTTCCTCCTGACTTGTGAAAGTTAGGAGGATTTTTTTATATTCGCGTGATTTGAATGTTTTAGCATAATACGTACAGTTTTTGTTAAGATCCGGCGTGTAAGTGATTATCCGCCGGATTTGTTATCTTTGCGAAAAACATAACATCGTGCAGAACAATTCTAACATAGCGGTTCCCGACTCCGGGATGAACAGGGATAAGCATCCACAGGATCTATCCCCGTCTGAATATAGTTTCGCCTTGAACGCTACCATAGAGGGTGACGATGGAAGCCAGCTAAAGATCCAGAACGAGCCTAGTACCCTTTTATGTAAGCGATTCGATGGCTATAAGGTTATTGGGTATAAGAATGATATAGCTGGTGATAACACTTATTTCTTTCTATCTAATCCGGATGATAATACGTCTAAGATCACGTTCATGCGGTCATTGGATTATATCAAGACCGTTGAGGATCAATTGGCTGGATCGGGAAAGGACATCCATCGTATCCTTGGCGAGAGGCTTGAGGAGTCGGATGGTCGTTTTGATGAGATATGTGATTTGATGGAGGTCCTGATAGAGGACTGGGTTGATGACCCTTGTCTTAATTTCTCCATTCATCATCCGATCTTCGATATAGAGATCAAGGACGAGAAATGCGGGAAGGTGATATACTGGACCGATGGATATAATCCCCAGCGATATGTTATGGTCGATAAGGCTCTTAATCCGGATGATGATGGTGACTTTTGGTATCATTATCATGGGTATAAGACATGTGGGGATGACAAACCAATAGAGAGGTGTAGGCTGGCCTGCGAGAAGCTGCTGGTGTTCCCGTTGCTGACGGCCCCGTGCGTGGAGCCCGAGGTCGTGGAGTTCGGGGGGAGCTTGCGTGCCGGGACCTACCAGTTCTGCGTGGCGTTGTGCGATGAGTTCGGGATAGAGAAGACCGGATATTGCTCATTGACCAACCCAATCATGTTATTCGACCGTCAAGATATGGTTATCCGTGATGGTTTATGGGGTAAGTCAACCAATATGGGTATCCGCCTTACTGTATCCAATATAGACAAGCAGGTATCTCATTATAAGATAGGTGTTATACAGAACACGGTTGGGTTTAATGGTGAGCAAAGCCCGGTTCTTGAGTATTTCATAGAAGGTATACATCCGATAACGGAAAGGACTATCTATTATCTTACGGATCAATATAGCGAGCGTACGACCATGGAGAAGTTATCCAAGGAAATACCGGTATATAAGACAGCCAGAGGCATGACGTCTGTCGGAAATCGTCTTCTTCAATACGGATTGACCGTGGAGAATGAATGGAATCTTCAACCGGTCGTTAACTTCTTGGGTCATTTCGTTAAATGGCAGACATCTATAGCCACGGAGAATTTGTATAAAGACGGTGTGGCTTGCTCTAAATACGCCTCTTTCATGCGTGACGAGGTATATCCGTTGGGTATAAGGTTCTTTACCAATACAGGATACAGGACAGCTAGATTCCCGCTTATCCCTCGTCCGGCCACAAGGGAGGAGATGGAGGTTATCGTTGATGAGGACGGTAACTCTGACGACCTGTCGGCTGCGTCGGTGCTGGAGAACAACCCGCAGTGCGCGGGGAACAGCCGCCGTCATCTTTGGCAGTTTAAGAATACGGCAAAGATCATAAACGACCCGTCTTGGGGATTTGATGGTTTTGGAGGAGAATGCAAGAATCAGCTAGATGTCAAGCAACTCAGATATGTAGAGCAGGAATATGCCACGGTAGGAGAGACCCAATTCGTTATCAACACGATGGGGGAAGATGTTACGGTAGATGATGCTATTGATTATATCGCTGATAATATAGAGAACCTGTGTGATATCATAGAATCTAATGTAGGTATTACTGACGAGTTATGCGCTGCTATATCATTGCCAGAGGATCAAGACGGTATAAAGGCTCCCGATTTCCCTAGTGGATGTGATGATATCGAGAGGATAGAGACCAGGACTATATTGGATAAAAACTCTTTGGTGGATTCTAGGATTGATTTTACATATAAGCTGGCTAGTGATTACGTAGAGACCGAGCCTACCACCTTAATACAAAGTAACGCCGAGTCACAAAGGAAATTCTCTGTATTGTGTGATTTCGATAATTACTCCAGTGGAGGTAAGAATATCATAGATCTGGTTCAGGAATGGTTGGATGGTCAGGATGAGGATAAATTCCCGTCTGATATAGACTCCTCCGCCTTGGTCTTGTGTCAGGATATGTCTAATGTTCGGCAGTTATATGATGAGGGTATATGTACTAATGGGTGTTCGGTAGGTGATCCTCACGTGAATCCTACTATTAACGATGTTCAACTTCCTACATTCCAAGGGGGTAGGTCATTGGGTAAGTGCACATATTTGTATCAATATCCCGGATGGGAAGGAAAGAAGCATACGGAGACGATGCTTGATCAGTTAATGGATACGATGGAGGCTTATTTTCCCCAATATGAGAGTCAGTTTGGTATCGAGAACGCCATGTGTCTTTTTGGCGATGGTGATAATTCTAAGTTTAATACCGGTATAACTACTGACTGGGAAGGTCGTGTGTCTGTGCAGAATGATATTGACGCCAAGACCAATTGGTTCGGTAGAAGCAACTTGACTTATTTCAAGTTCTATCCACATGTATCCTCATACGCCAGATGGGTGGAGTTGGATTACGAGAAATACATAAGCGGTTTATCCGATCCTGATAACGGTATTATGTATATAGAGATGATGGGTAACTATAATTATCCGATCGGCGACTCATCATCATACAACAAGGTTCGTATAACATTTTTCTCGGATAAGGAAGGTACCGTGGCTCCTAATCCTTTGGCTAATGATGCCAAGAAAGGTGTTATAGTGAATTACGTGGATCATAAGATATTTATGATGCCAAAGTACTTGTTCTGGAATGATGACAAGACTACTTTCCATAAGATATATGTTTGCATCGAGCCTGCGGTATGCGTGTTCTTCACCGGTTTCGCCATGAGGAAGGACATGAAGGAGCTTGCCGGATTCTATACGGCCGGCACCGCCATTTTCCCCGCCCCGTTCTGTTTTGGCATTCGGCCACTGGAGGTGAAATACGTGTTCTTCTTCACGAAAGAATTGAAATTAAGGAGATTTGTTACCTATGAGGCGAAATGTATCTCATGTGGAGATAAACCCGCTGATTGCGCTCCCAGACCATATCAGTATGGTGATTTTGGATATTGGGAGTCTACCAATAAGTATCCGGCTAATTTTGAGTTGTATGATTCAAGTAAGATCGGGATATCATCGGGAGGATCAAAGAGGAAGGACATAATAGATTCTTTGACGAAATACTATGGGTCTCCTAGATCCGTTGGGGGTAAGTCTTATTTCACCGGTAATGGGGGTAACGCTGAGTACCCCAATACGTCAACCACGTTTTGTCAGAAACCTATACGTCATTACAAGTTTCCGGATAACTCTGTCGCTCCTTTTATGGGTAATCCGTCTCAACTGACCGGTCAATATGGAGTTGACTCCTATATTTATCCTATGGGGGTGATGCTTGATGACGATATCGTTAATGAGTTTTTGGATATAGCGGTAGAGAACGGTCTTATAGATAAGGCTAGAAGGGATTCTATAATAGGATATGAGTTGTATAGGGGCGATAGGACGTTGGATAAGAGCGTTATCGGAACCGGTCTGGCTTATGATATGTTTAAGTACGATGATCCCGACGGATCGGCTAACCTTTATCCTAATTACCCTTACAACGATTTGTCTGATGATATGTATATCTATAAGGATATTAATCGTGAGAAATTTATAACGCATCCATTTAACAGGAAGGGTAATATCTGGTATTCATTCTTAAGTCCTGATATTGCCTTTAACAAGCCTGACGCTCCCACCGAGTGCCTTGTTGATGGTTATCAATTAGGTAAATCCTCCGGTATATTCAGGGAGGTGGAGGATCACCCTAAATGGACGATATTAGGGAGTAAGGCTTACAGTATGGCAACGTCATTGGCTACGGTGGAGGCTATGGCTAATTTAATATCCGCTATAGCTGAGTATACATATCAGTCGGCTTCACAGCAATATGTCGGTGGAGGCGTGTTCTTTTTAGCCAACCCTGTCGGCATAGCGCTGACGGCTATCCGTCTGGCTACGGGTATCGCCAAGGCCACAGCCCAGTCCGTGGTGGATATAGGCAAGTACAGGTATCAGTGGTTAACGGCATTGATAGATAGGGGACCTAGACGGAACTATGCTTATTATTATACTTCTGTCGCTCATTATAATTTATTTTACCAAAAAATAGGGGCGTCGGAGCTACGTGGATTGTCAACGGCTAAATATATCAAGAGCGGGTTATATCCGGTAACAGATATCTCTTCGCAAGGGGAGACCGTAGGCGGTAAGCCTATTATCATAAACAACCTCGATCGTGAGCATTCATTGTTCATGTCATTTGGTATGGATAAGTATATGCTTGAATATCCGGAGTTGGTTTCAAGTTACGATACCAGCCGTATTCAGGATGAGTGTAATATTCGTAACGATGAGGTGGCTGGTATGACGCCTCATTTTATGACACGTGAATCTTTCGTATCCTGCCCCTATATGAGGATAAAGAAATATTCTCCGGCTCAATACGGGCAGATAGAGGATATCAGGTGGGTATCGTTAGGTGGTTGCGGGTTGATGGATAAGGATAAGCGTAAACCTGTTTTTGGAGGTGATGTATTTATATCAAGATTCTCGCTTAAGAGGAAGATGCCTATGTTTTATTTGACTCAGTTTGGTCAGGGGGACATGATACCATTCCCTTATTACGATTATCGAAACATCGGGTATCCCCGTTATTTCGTCAATTACGATACTGGGGAGGATTATCTTAACAAGACCGATACGGATACCGGATCGCTATACTCTTTCCCTAGCCGGAAGAGCGCTTATGAGATGGTTTGCAAGACCGGAGATATGTATCTTAGCGGTCGTTTCTTCCTATATTTCTATGGCATACCTCAGTTTCTTGTGGAGTCTGAGATCAATTGCAATTTCCGTATAGCCGGTCCTGAGCCTTACGAGGGGTTCTATCCGGAGGTGGGGGATTATATATCATGGACTCAGGAGCGTAATGTCCCTATATCAAGGGGTAATGTGTTTGAGATGAGTCCTGTGTATAAGAATCGATTTACGTTAGGTGGCAGGTCATTACCAGAGACGTATGATAGCAATTTTTGGGACTGCGCTTACCAAAGACCCAACGGCGTCATATGGAGCACCGCCGACGTGTCGGAGAACGGCATGACCGATCCTTGGCTGTCGTACAAGCCTATGGATTACCATGAGTTCAAGACCTCGTTCGGAAAGCTTATAAGCATGAAGGGAATAGAGTCGGATCAAATACTAGCTCGCTTCGAGAATCAGGTAGGACTATATAACGCTATAGACGTGCTGGCAGAAAGAATATCCCCGGAGAATAGCGAGCTAGGGACAGGTGGGCTTTTCGCCTCTCGTGGCATTGAGTATAATAATACGACGTTAGGATATTCCGGGACCCAGAGTCGGGATATGATCAGTTGCGAGTTTGGGCATTTTTGGGTCGATTTAAGGCGTGGTCAGGTGTTTAAGGTAGATTCTAATGGTAGGAATCTTACGGAGGTCACACCGGGGCTTAGAAACTGGTTTAAGGAGCATCTTCAGATGAAGATCATCCGTAGCCGGATATATAACGCTGATACGGACGCTGAGTTGTCTTATTATGATATTGATAACAAGTTTTTTGGTATAGGGTTGTCCATGGGTTGGGATAATAGGTTCAAGAGGGTATTGATAACCAAGAAGGATTATATACCGGTAGGGAATCCAAGCGAGTACCAATTCCGTGGCGGCCGGTTCTACAGGAACGGGCAGGCGGTGGAGCTACAGGACGCCAGCCATTTCACGGACGTCTCGTTCACCGTTGGATATAACTGCCTGAAGGGTGAGTGGAAATCATATTTGTCCTACACCCCTGACTATTATATCGAGCACCAGCATTATTTCCAGTCTGGTAAGAATTACTCTAACGACGATCGTGAGATAGGATTATGGTCGCATGGTCTAACCAACCAATCTTATCAAGTATTCTACGGTAAGTTATATCCGTTCGTCATAGAGGTACCTGTCCGTGAGCAGTATGTGAATAAGATCCTCACGAACTACCAATATCGGATGGATGCCAGAAGGTATCAGGATGAGGTTAATTACCAAATTCTTAGGACTACTGGATTTAATAAGGCATGGTTTTATAATGATACCAACAACAGTGGAGAGCTTAGGATGACCATCGCCGACAAGAACGATATGAGCCAGCGGTTAAGGTATCCTATAACCAATGACGATAGCCGTGAGATACTGGTGACGGAGGTTGATCAGAAGATAAATATAAATGACTATTTTAACGAGGTCAAAGACGATACTAATAACCTCCCGGTATGGATCAAGGACGTGAATGATATTGACCGGAAGATCGACCCTAGGGCCGTCGATTATCACCGGAGGTGGCGTGATCGTCTTCGTGGCGATTGGTTCTTGGCTAGGTTCGTGAATGACATTGAGAGCCGGTTCAAGATGATAGTGCGTTGGTTTAGCAATGAGGAGAAAGTTTATTGATTTATTAACATATAGGGGGGGGGGGGGGTATTTTGCCGCCTCTCCCTTGTATATTAAAACGATATGGAGGATTTTATTGGTAAGTACGATGGTAATCAAATAGACAGTAGACTTGATAAGGTCAAGGATATGGTTGGCGCCACGGCGTCCGGGGCTGGCGCTGCGGGATTGGTGCCGGCTCCTGCTAAGGGGGATGAGGGTAGGTTCCTTTGTGGTGATGGTACGTGGAAGGACGCAGTAGCTAAAAGTGATGATGAGGATGCTTTTTTAGCTATCATCTTACAGCTTGTAGGAGATCAATCTACTACTTTGCCTCAATCTCAATATAATACTATAAAGTCGTTGTTTGATGGTAGTTCTACGTCCAATGTCAGGATGATAAGACCTAACAATTCTTTTGTAGAAGCGTTAGGTGGCGTGAATATTAATGATTTGATGGTTTTTAATGATCAAAGGAATGATTGTATCACTATTTATATCAGCGCTTCAAATAATTCCCTTAATATGGGATTTTCAGATATATCTATATCTGTTTACCCTAATTTGAATGTTGAATATATTAATTCTTCTTTAAATATAGCATCATCAGATAACACCGAGATAGTTATTGTAAGGTCTTTTGGGAATACAGAAGATAATATAAATTTTGATAATCAGCTTCATCTTAAGTTGAAAGGGACTGGGAATAAAGCATTGATGGATAATGGGTTATATCAGGATATAAGAGGTATAGACATATCAAGTTATCTATTAGAACCTGGGACTATTGATATAGTATCATCTATAACCAAATCAAAATATGATGATATAAAAAGTTATATTCTAAATAATTATCATATGTATCTTTCACGAGTGATATCTGGCTCCGGTTTTACGGCGGCTTTTAATTCATATATCATAGCAAGTTATATTTATGATGCCGCTTATTTGGTATTTTTTGATCCGAATTCTTCAAAAATGAGTAAGATAAAAATTAATTATGATACTTATGAGGTAAGTACTATTGTAATTTAAATATTTGATGTTATGGCAACAGGAAAAGCTAGCGGTAAGAAGAAGGGCAAATGCCCGAAATCAGGATGTATCAAGAAAGTAGGGAGTGATTGGCGAGTGGTCAGTAACAAGACCGGTAAATTATGGCCGGCTAAGTACAAGTCTAAGGAGAAAGCTAAAGGAGCCTTGGCTGCTTATCACATGCATTAGCGTATAAACGGGTACATGATTTATTATGTGCCCGTTTCGTGTTTTTAGGCTTGTGATATTATGGTTATCTTTGTGAAAAACGTAATATATGTCTAAGAAGAATAAACCGGAGGAAATCCCATCGTGGATAAGGGATTTATATAAGGAGGATCTTGATCGTGTCGTAAGAGGCGAGCGTCCTATGTATTTCAGGGGTATGGATGATAGTCCTTTGAGAAACGTGTCCCCGGGGTTTGATATCCTTAGCGGAGGAGCCGCAGTTAAAGGCATGAATGGGATAAGAGGTGCGTTGTCCCCGTTGAATAATGGCATGGGTAATTATAATTTCAGTATCAGGGGTATAAATAAGAAGATCGGTGAGTTGGTTGATGAGGCGGGGCTATATTTACCTGAGAAATTAAGACCTGTATATCGGACTGTGGTGGATGCTATGTCGAGTTCCAAGGATAAGGGGTTGGGTCATATCACGCAGCCGTTGGCCAACGCCCTGTACCCAGCGGACGAGCGACGGGACCGGCGTCTGGAAGGGGAGCATCCCGTTGGTTATGTGGATGCCATAGACGGCATATGGCCTAGGGAGAAATATGGGCTATGGGGAGAGAAGATTGAACGGAAGGCCGATGGGGGAGAGGTATATACCGTATCTAAAGGCGATACTCTTTGGGGCATAGCCAAAAGATTGGGATTATCTTTAGACGATATTGCGTCGTGGAATAGGGATATCCCTGATATCAACAAGATACAGATAGGTGATAAGATAAGAGTTTCAGACCCATCGCTGTCAATAGAGAAAGAGGATCATGATTTGATGGAGATAGTATCCAGAGAGACCGAGATCAATAGGATGAGCGATGAGGATATAATCAAGAGCGCTAATCATAAATCTAATTACGCTATTGTTGATAAAAAGAATAAAAAATTGACGGTTTATTCGCCGCATGGAGATATTCTTTATAGCACTAACAATATAGGGACCGGCGCCTCCGGTGATGATTATAATACATACACAAAGACAAAGAATGGGAAACTTGTCAGTGGGGCAGGTAATATGTCTACCCCAGCCGGTATAACAAGAGTATCAGGTATAGGTGAGTATCATGGTCGAAAATCGTTTCAGAGAGCTAGGTTTAATCCTAAGACAGGTAAATGGGATCATAACATAGCTTCGTCTATGCACCACGAGGCCTCTGCCGGAAGAGGCTCTAATGGATGTATCAGGCTTCTTGGTGATACAGGGAATGAGTTGTATAATTTTATAAAGAAGGGTGATTTTATTTATACGCTTCCAGAGAAAGAGGGAAGTAGATTTGTCATTCGTGAGGGATCTATTAATTATATAGCGGATAATCCTTATGGTGAGGATTCCGGAGAGAAGAAGCTATGGGATGATTACAATGTTCACATAAATAAGGATTTTAGACCTTTAAATATAAGTATCAAGAATAGTGACATATCCCCAGATGTCTTACCTAAATGGATTTATGATGCTTATGATCCAAAGGATGGGACAAATTCTAATAGCGCGTTTCTTGGTGTTATATCAGCTATTGATAATATAGCTAAAATGGATAAACTGGGTAATATGAAGGAATATGGTGATGCCATATCATCTAACAAGGAACGCATCATGAGTGAGTTTGGCATAGATAGCTACACTTACGATAGGATGGCTATGTTGGCCATGGGTATCGCCGAGCAGGAGACAAAGTTTGGAGTATCTCCCAGATATATCGGGAAACAGGCTATCGGGGATTTCGGTGTTGATATAGCCAAGAGATTTAGATCATTGCTCAAGGGTGATGGATGGAATGACAGGTCTTATAACTCGAAGGGTATAACACAGATAAAGATGGATGGAGATAATGATGAGACAAGGAAGGTTTATGATAAATTTGGTATAGATAAGGAAAATATCCTTAAACCGTATAATTCAGGTATAGCTACCATGTTGCGTCTGGCGTCTATATACAAGAACGAGGTTGTCGGTCGTGGTTTTAAGGATAATAAAGGTAATGATATAGACAAATTCGACGCCTTGCTTTATAAGTGGATGGGTAAGGGAAGGTTATTGAATAACGGCAAGGCTTCTCCTGATGATAATGATTATATCAATAACGTAAAGAAATATATTGGCAATTTTGATTTCAAGGTTAAATATAAGGATGGTGGACCTATTGGTGATGACCCGTTGTATGTAAGACAGGATGTATCTGATAAGGCTTCGTATTTAAAAGATATCTTAGGTAATGCCATAAGAAGAAGGTTGTACGAGAATGTCACCCCCGATGTGGTGGCCTCAAATGCTAGCCTTCCTGACAAGGTCAATGAGTTTATATATGGCAGAAACGGGAAGGCTAACGTTGATGAATATAGCGATCAACTATGGGCGAGATTTTTATCTCAACCTAATAATCTAGATGGCAATAATAAGGAGATACGGATTCCTGATAATGTCATTACTGATATTGAGAAGATGTTCAATCGTGACACTAAGGATGAGATAAAGAGGTTAGATAAGAAGATTCGTGATACGGAGCGAGAAATATATGGTTCCGATAAGCCGGTTACAGATGATGCTTATGGTAGGCTGGAGTTTTTGAAAAAGTCTAGAGAATGGGTAGATACTTTTGAGAAGAATCGTAATTCGGTAAGATCTGGAAAGCCTACGGTTTTTTCTGAATACGATTTTTATCCAGAAGCTGCTGGTGATCTTACCCCATTGTCAGGATTTGGTAATTTTACAATTTATAGGCGTCCGGATGGAAGGTTAGGTGTCTATGACGTATACGATTTTCATGGTGACGATCAGGAATTTCCTGTAAACGTAGCCACAAAGGTACTAGACGCTATAGGCGATAAGTTTGAGGAGAGAGGGTCGTTTGAGGATTATAGTCCTCTCCCGGAAAGCGGGAAAGACGCTCTTATCCGTAACGCTATTATGTCTAAGAATAAGTTGGAGGATAAGGAGGATGGAGGTCCGGTAAATACAGAACGAGATTATGGTGCCGGTAAATACGTTATTGATCCTAGTAGATCAGATGATAGTAAGATGGTTGTGTATGATGAGATATGGGACTATCTGACAGAAAAGAAAGGGATACCACAAACTCAAGCTATCGGCATCCTATCGAACATCGCCGCCGAGTCCGGAGGGGACACCGAAGCCCTAGGAGCCGCCGGTGATTTTGGCATCCAACAATGGCTTGGACCGAGGAAGAATGAGCTACAGCGCAGGTATGGGAAGAAACCGACATTGACACAGCAGTTGGATTATCTCGTGGATGAGTATCAAGGCAAGGTTCCGGGATTGGGTTGGAATTACATCAATCAAGGCAAGTTCTTTGATAAGGACGCTCAAGGCAATGTATATAATTACTATATGTATTCGAAGGCTGATTTTGATAACGCTACGAATTATAAGGACGCTACCGTGGCATGGAATCAAGGATACGGAAGACCCCTTGGATCGACATTAAGAAACGAGAAGCGGTTTGAGTTCGCCGATATGTTCTCCAACAGATACGGTGTACCGGAGAACGGGCCAATGAGGTACGAGTTCGGGCAGCGGGATTCTGGTACGGGAGACGGAGGTCAGCAGCCCGTGCCTGAGACGGTAGCCCCCGCCGGTTCTTCTTTGGCTTCCCATCCTGCCATGGATAGCTGGTGGGAGAAGGAAGGTCAAGACCTGTTATATAAGATGCTAGCTCAATCCGGCGCTAACAAGAAAGCTATAGAGGACATCGCCAATAATATTAAGAATGATCCTCAATCGGAGGCGCAGATAGCGGAGGCCGAGCGTATGCGTAAGGAACAGGCGAAAAGGCAGTTGGTGCTTAATATGATACCGGGGTTAAGTCTTAACATAAAAGGTATGAGTAGAACTCGAAATTAATACTACATTTGTGAAATTATTAAATGTTTTAGATATGAAAAGATTATTGTTTTTATTTGCTATGTTATTGACGCCGTTCGCTTTGATGGCGCAAGAGGTAATCCCATCAGAAGGGACTATCACCATTGATCTAACTACCTTTACCGGTATCATGGCTTTTGTTACGATGTCAGCTACCCAACTAGCCAAGGTTGTGCCGTATATTGACACCCATAAGTGGGCTAAAGTCCTATCCGCCGTAGTCATAGGTATGCTGGTTTGTGTATTAGCGTGGCTACTAAAGGTGTCTCCATTGCTTATAGGGAGTGAATGGTGGGAGGCTCTATTATATGGAGTGGCTGTAGGTCTCAGTTCTGCCGGTTTCTATGATTTGGTTAAGGCTATAGGATCATTATTCATAAAAAGAATTTAATTCTGTACATAATAATAGCATTTGCTGAGAGACTCATCGTTGTGAAATGATGAGTCTCTGTTTTTTTAAATTATCTTTGTGTCAGAACGAAATTAATTTGATATGGGCAAATATGTAATCAAGAGGAAGATACCTAAATATCAAGAGGCTGGGGAAGTCATCCCTATCATGCCCGGTAATGTTGTTGGTCTTCAGGGTATTGGAGTGGAGCCTTTGGTTTCGTCTACCCAGATAGGATTTAATATTCAGCAGCCTGATATTAATACCATTGATACAAGTGATTTGAGCGCTTTGGTTGACAGTAATAAGAAGGTTGATAAGTCTGGTAGTACGGATGTTTTTGATTTTGCCACCATCCCTTACTATGGCGCTGATGATATAGGGTCTAGATTCACTCAGATGGGTCGTGGTATAGGGCGTATGAGAAGCGAGAGATACGGCGATTTATCCACCGGGGCTAAGACGGCTAATGTCGTGGGTACTGTAATGTCAGGCATCGGCGGTGTCTTAGGGTTGGCAAGGAACGTATTCTCAGGGATGGCGTCAGAGCAAGGCACTCGTACTAATATCAGGCTGGCTCAAGAGCGGGAGGCTAGGCAAAGAAGGCAATCCCAGATGCAGTACAAGGATGGTGGCGGTGTTTATCTAGGGCCTAATAATAGGTTCGATAGCGGAAGCCTTACCGGTGAGTACCTGTATCCGTTACCTAAGTCGATGGAAGATCAAGCCAACGTAGAGGTCGAGAAGGGTGAGTACGTGACGCAGCCCGGAGAGGCGCCGATGGAGGCTATGGGGCAGAAGCACGCCGATGGTGGAACGCCCGTTTCCTTGGAGCAGGGGACGAAGGTTATTACCGATGATACCACCATAGAGCCGGATTTCGCCAAATACATCAGGGATACGTATGGGATTAAGGCTACGCCTAAGGATACGTACGCCACGTTAATGGATAGGTATAAGGCTAAGATCGGTCTTAAATCGGCTTACGATGACCAGAAGAAGGCTTTGGATAAGTTGAAGAAAAACGATAAGATAGATGATGAGAATACAAGGCGTTTGAACGCCTCCGTATTATCCAAGGCTATAAATGATAGCAACGATATCGTTAATGGATTAGAGGGAAGATTTACGGACTTCGCTAACGTCATATACAAGGAGCAGGAAGACCGGAAGATGAAGAAGGATGAGGATACGTATTTCGCCAAGGGTGGTGAGATAGATAACATCATATCCAGATCTATGAAAGAATACGGTCTTACGGAGGAGGATATAGCTGAGGCTAAGAAAGAGCTGCTTAAGAAAGTGGCTGGTATTCGTCAGAAGATGGAGATAGGAGGCACGTCTTTGTTCGGTCGTAAATTAACTTTCCGCCCGATCGAGAATAGGTTCAACAATGATCCTAACTATTTCGGTTATCAACGCCAAGGAACTGATGGCTCTTATGGAGGTATTAATACGGATGAGAGGTTGAATTATTATAAGACATTCAATCCGGTCGCTTACGATGCTTATATGGGAGCTTCAGAGGGCGCTAGGGCTAGGGCATTGCAAGACGCTATCTACGGTCAGACAAGTAGCTGGATGGGCTTGGCTACGGCGGAGAACCCGATCATCGCCAACGCCGAGGCGCTTCGGGATTACACGACGCTCGTTTCTTTTGGCGGTGAGGATAGTCAAGGTAATTACCCGGAAGACAAGAAAGCCGCATATCATGATAGGATGAGAGACAATAAATTAGGTTTGTTTACCACATCTCGCCCTATGATCGGTCTAGACGTTGTTACAGAGGAACAGCATAAGGCTCTTAACGATGCTGGTATCACCCATTTTAGCCAACTATTCTCTGACAAGAACAAGGATGTCGTTAATAAGATACTTGGGGAGGATATGCTTAAGATGCAGGCATTGAGATCCATGAAAGGAATGGAAGGTCTTGATTTTATACTTGACCCTCATAAGGTGGCTCCCGGTCCTATGGATATAGGTGATGTGGAGGAACCTGATGTTAAACTGGATATGCCTGAGCTGATTGACCCCAATACACTCCCTAAGACCAATACAAATGCCGGTAAGTCGAACAGCGGCAATGGAGGCAGGAATATAGTAAGTGGTGGTCTTGACTTTCCTGAGGTGTTCAGGATGACTCCGGGAGCCGTGACAACGGAAGGTCTGGAAAGGCATTACGCTCCTACCGTGGATCCGGTATTGAGATCTGCTGATCAGTATATGGTTGAGGCTAATCGTGCTTTCCAATCACAATTGGATCAGATGGGTAATGTCCCGGATTCCCAGAGAGGGGCTTTATCATCCAATTTACAGGCTATCATGAGTTCCAATATAGGCAGATACATTAATGAGGTAGAACAAGGGAACGTGGCTCAAAGGACTTGGGCTGATAATGTAAACGCCCGGACTTGGGCTGACACGTATGATAAGAATATAGCCCAACGCCAAGCTTATCAACAACGGATATTGCAGGGGTTGGCTATTAATGACGAGAACTGGGCTAGGTATTTCGATAGCGTAAATGATGAGATCCAGCAGAAGTGGAATACGGCTACGACCATGAATACATTAAGGTCTATATTCGGGGATACCAAGACTGGTCCTAATGGGCAGTTGATCGCTGATCCTCAAGGAGATATATTGAGTTATAGGAGATTATATCCCGCTCAGGAAGTAACTAAAAGCAAGAAAGGATAAAGGATGGCTTCACAATACAGTATATTAAGGAATTACGGTAAGTACGTATCACCCTACAACATGGATGTCATGATGCAGGGTATGGGATACATGCAACAGAAGATAGATACGAATCGGCAAGCTATTAATGAGTACGCTGATTATATTATTAATTCTGATATAGCTAAACCTCAGGATAGGGAATATCTTCAGAATAGATTAAATGGATTGATACAGGATGTGAATAACGTGTATCGTAAATCCAATCTAGCTTCTGATGGTATAGCTAGAAGTATACAAGCCCGTCTTGGAGAGGCTTTAGATACCCGTGTATTGAACGCCATCGCTGGAACGCGTGAGTTTAGGGAACTATCTACTAAATTAGAGGATATGAAGCTGAATAATCCTAAGATGTATAGTCCCATAAATGAATCAATGGCTCTTATGCCTTATTATAAATGGTTGAATGATGGTCAGGTAGGAACTAGATTAGAACCTCTTCATTACACTCCATATACGGATTATAACGCTGAGATAGATGGTAAGGTGAAGGATTTTTTGACCAAGCATAAGGGCCAGAAAATACAGATCCCGGTTCTCAATGATAAGGGCGAGAGAACGGGAGAGATTATTGAAAAGACAATTGATGAGATGGGGTATTCTGAGATAAGGAATATTATAGCATCCAGTATGTCCCAAAACGCTAAGGCTCAAATACAATTGGAAGGTCAATACATGGCTCTCACCAATCCTCATATGTTCAATCAACAATCTACCTCTGCTTTTATTCAACAATATGTGAATGATTTTGATGCTAAGGAAAAAGCTATAAAGGCGGAATTAGGGGGTGTTGGTAATGATGCTAATCGTAAATTAATGCTTGAGACTAGTTTGGCTGATTTACGTAATCAGAAACAGACTTTCATAGATGAGGCTAATTCGTTTATAGGACCTAATTATGATGCAGAAAGAGCGGGGGCCTTTATGGTTCAACAGGAGTTTCTTAGGGGGGCAGCTATGAGATGGTCTTATAATAATTCATCTGTCATCCGCAAGGCTGATGATTATTACTATAAAGAAGATGAGAGATTAGCTCGCAATGCCAAGTTCGTGTGGGATCAAAAAATGGATAAGGAAAGGCTTAAGATAGAACAATCAAAGGCTGATGCTGCATGGGCTAGGGCTATAGGTGGAGGAGGAAGTGGAATGAAAGGGTCAGTATCTATTGGTGTTCCAGGGACATCGTATACTGTCCCTATTGCGCAAGAAAAGGTAAAACCATCAACAAGGTTGATGGATAATATCGCTTCTAACAGGGAGAGTATAAAAGTTAAATTTGATGTTTTGGCAAATGCTATAGGTGACAATGTGATGTCTAATATAAATGCTTATATAGATAATAACCCCGATGATTTTAAGGGTATGTCACATCAAGATGCCGTCATGAAATTCATTATGAATAATAATGGAGCTAAGTATGATGGTTTGAAGACTGATAAGGCGAAGAAGGCTTATGAGGATCTTGCAGAGGCGTATGACCAAAGAAATTCATATTATTCCATTTATGACGGAGCTATGGATGCCAGGAAAAAAGTGTCTCAGAATCTTGATAACGCCATTATGGAGGAAATATCAAATAACCCTGGCATGGATATTTATCTAGATAATGGAGAGAATGTCAATGTAGGTGATATGTCTAGATTATCATCTGTTCGTATGGGTGGTAAATCCGTCAATCCTTTTACTGCCGCTAAAGTCTCTTCTTTGATGTCAAGATTGGTCGATACTGTCTCAGATGTTATAGGACCGTCTTACGATCCTTCTGGTCAAGGCAGATTGATAGAAGGAAGGAGTGTTATAGACGTGGGTAAGGCTGAATTGATATTAGATGAGATAAATGAATCTTTGGGTACAGATTTTACCGTGGATGAATTAGACGATGCATTGAAGGATAATATTACTGATAATAAGACATGGGATAGACTGTTAGTTAGGTTTGATGGAGATAAAGATAAGGCTAATCTGGCTTATATCACGTTAAGAAATATAAATAGAGAAATGGGTTCTCCATTTGCTCATAAATGGTCTAATTCAGGTCCTATCAACAGGGTTCTTGATGATATGGATGATGCTTATAATAGGTATATAGAATCTAGGTATGATGAGTTCGGAAGAAAGGGATGGACTTTTAATGAGAGGGCAAAATCCAATTCGGAGGAATTTAGATTATATAATAGTATATATAGTTTAGCTAATAGATCCGGATTGAAATTAGATGAAAAAGAAGGATCTCATACATTGTCCGTTGAACAGGGTGATGATAATAATTGGTGGATAATAGCTGATGCAGGAGAGGATAAGGCTCAACGGGTTCAAGTATCAGAACAGGATTTGGCAGGGATAGGATTTACTACCTATACTAAGTTAAGAAATATCCCGTCAGTCTCATACAAGTCGAGGGTGTCTGGGGCAGGGTTTTCTTCTGCCTCCGATAAGGCTTATGGGAGATCGGTAGCCGATTTAGGTCTTGGTTCTTACGCTACGGCTGATAACGCTAAAGATGATATACGCTCATTTGTTTTGCCTTTGTTCCCGGATGATTATCATAATGATATGTCTATGATAATATCTGCGGTTATAGATGGATCTAGCAATTATGAGGTCAAGGCTGAGGGATATGATCGAGGGTATGGACGGCATGGTGTGGAGATTAAGATATATAAGAAAGGTTATGGAGGTGATCCTTCTAACAACCCTTTATATACTATAGATAAAGAAGGTGTTGATTACGCTGATAATATAGCTAAGGTTATGAATATAGCTCCTCAGGCTTATTTGGTGGAGGCTCTTAAAGAGGCTATGACTAAAGAGGCTAATTCTGTGAATAGTTCTTTTGGAAGGAAGGATATTAATGAGGATCTGTATAATATTATGTTACCGGTAATGGATATTATAAATAAAAAGAGGAATGGAAACGAGCAATAATAATTTACCCGATGGTAGGGATATAGCTCAAAAGCATGGGTATCCGGTTATGGATCCAATGGAGATAAGGGCAGTTGGTGTATATCCGAGTTCATTAGGTGACGATATAAACAATCCACCTTTACCTAACCTTGATCCAAATTCTTTGGTCGATGATTCTAAAAAGGCTATACCAGCTTTATCAGAAAGAATAAAAAGACGTGTTAAATCGTCTTATTATGATGATTTAAGGGCTAAAACTCCTGAGGATAGTATTATTAGTAATGGTATCCCATCTGGTAGGTTTGATGTGTCCGGTCCTCGTATAGGTCTTGATGAATCAAGATTTAAATTAAGTGATGGAACTTGGATACCTAAATACGAGTCATTTCAGGCTGGTGTTGATAATGATTCCAGATTAGCTAGAAATCAAGGTACAGGAGAGAAGATATTTAGGGGATTGGGTAAATTTGTTTATAAGACGGCTTTGTATGGTATAGGAGGTATTATTCAGCCTTTTTATGGTATTTACGAGGGAGTCACTAAAGGTAAATTTGAATCCGTTTTCAATAACGATTTTACTCGTTGGTTAGATGATATGGATAAGCGAGGAGATTATAGGCTCGCTCATTATTATGATAAAGAAGAGAGAGATATGGGATTTCTTCGTAGTCTTGGAACTGCTAATTTCTGGACTAACGATTTCCTTTCGGGTCTGGCTTTTACCGCTGGTGCCATGTTATCATCCGCCGTATATTCCGGGGCCGGCCTGATGAACCTTGCTCGTACCGGAGCTAGGGCTGGGGTGGCTTTAGCTAGGATAGGCAAGGCCGCTTCGGACACCAAGAAAGCATTCGGCGCTTACCTTAGGGCCGCCCGTATAGGGCAGAGGGTAGGCAAGGGGCTGGATACCGCCCTATTTCTTGGTACGTCTACCTCATGGGAAGCTTCAGTGGAAGCCAGAAGTATGTTGATGGAGGCCGAGGAGAACTTCAGGCAATCTTATCGTAACGCTTATGGGAGGGAAGTCCCATATGAGGAGCTTATGAAGTTCAGGGCTGACAATGCCAATGCCGCTAACGCCGTATTCGCCGCAAATGTCGGCATATTATCATTATCCAACATAGCTATGTTTGGTGATATGTTTGGTATGGAGCTTGGTGTAGACAAGTTTATAAAACGCAATATATTTGGCGTAGGAGCCGAGAGAATGGACAACGGTGCACTAAGGGCTATAACACCAAAGAAATGGCAGAAAATAGCTGGTAATACGTTTAATATCATCAAGCGACCGGTATCTGAGGGTTTGTTCGAGGAGGGTCTTCAAGGTGTGTCCAGTAAGTCCGCGGAGGATTGGGTGGAATCAAGATATAATCCTATGGCCATCCGTCAGAATATAGGTTATATGGAAGCTATAAAGAACGGATTCAAGGAGACATACGGATCTAGCCAAGGCTGGAAGGAGATCGGCATCGGTATGATTATCGGATCGGTTATGGGTGGGAAAAGCCTTGGAGGTATAAGGGAATGGAGCCAAGACATGTCCCGGAACAAGGGGATGGTGGATGCCTACAACGCCAATGCCGGCGCCTTGACTACCGCCGCTATCCGTGCTATTCGTGGCAGTATGGCTCTGAACGCTCAATTATCAGGCTTGAAAACGGATAATAACGCTGACGATATACCTAATTCTAGAATCATAGATAAGACTTTTAGTGACGCCGTATTCAATCGTCTTCGTTATGATTCGGAGATGGGGATGCTGGATGATACGAAGGAGAATTTCAGGACGGTAGTCGAATCTATACCTAATAGCGATATAGCGTCCGATATGAATATGACGGATGAGCAGGTCAATGAGTATAAAGCCGATCTTGTCAACGAGTTTAATAAGAAGGTGGATAATTTCATTATGGCCAACAGATTCGCCGACTCCCTTACCGATGGTATATCCAATAGGTCGTTTAACGCCTATATCTCCAATATGGCTTATAATGGCCTTGAGGCGAAGGATAATTTGAACGATATTGCCAATCAGTTAAGAAGGATATACAATACGGATATAGGCCCCGCTCTTGATATATATTCTCGTCTTAATCCTGATTCGAGCAGGGATCTTGAAGAACTCAGGAAGCTTACGGATGATATACAGAGGATGGAGAAGAATATCTTGAGGCTTCAACAAAGTGTCGCGTCGAAGGACGCTCTTGAATCTGATAAGGCTAAGTTGGTCAAGGAGAATGATAGGCTTCTTAAATTAACAGAGGATAGGATCGCATTGGAGAGGAAATTAACTACGTTAATTAACTCAGAGGCTGATATATCTAAGTTGTTCTTAAATAGAAATGATTCAAGGATCAGTGCCGCTGATCTTATGGCGGCTTATGATACTATAGCTGATTTTGAGAACGTCGTATCTATCCGTGGGGTTGATAATTATAAGGAGGCTATGGCATTGCTTAGTGAGTATCGTCATAATCTTGTGGCTTATAAGAATATAAACGAGTCTCTTCGTCGTATGCGTGACAGAAGATTCATCCGGGCGCAGGAGCGCGGGTTCATGAAGATATTATCGAACGTATGGGGTAAGACTTATGAGGAGGATGATAGCAAGTACGATTTCAGGAATACTGATAATCCTGATGCCAATGATCTTTACGCCAACGACCAAGCTATAGACAAGGCTTACCAAGATGGTCTTATAGGGGAGGATGAGGCATTTATGTTCAAGACATATAATCATATGATAGCCAGATCTATGGAGAACGAGATTAAGACCGATGAAGGTAATATAGTCGAGAGGGTTCCTGATGATGAGGATATCATAAATCCTTCTGACGATAGAATCAATAATATAGCTATAAAGATATGGAACGGTAATGAGGATGTCTTATCTCCTAGGGAGAGACAGATATATGATAATAACAAGCCTCGTGTCGATAGTCTAGTTAACGGGTTTGGGGATAATCCTATTTCAAGGATCAATAAGGCTAGATCGATAATAGATAGATTGAAGATCCATGATAATATTTATGATAATATCAAGGACGCTGTTGATGATATTGTAGATATGAATATCAATGGTCTTGATCAGGATCAGATCAAAGAAGCTATAAAGACTTATAATGATCTTATGAATGAGGCTGACAATGGCAATGAGATTGATCAGGATAAGCTTAATGAGGCTATTGATATTATCAATAATTATTCCGATGGGCCTCTTCTTCAATTCGTGGAATGGATGAGGTTGTATGATAACGGAAGTATAGCTGTCAAGGATTATGATAAATCCATACCTATGGGTGATGTCCTCACAGAGAGCGAACCCGGGACATCCACCGGCAGGACGGAAGTTAACGCCGCCCAGAACCCAGTGGTGTTGATGGCCCAAAAGAGAGAGATCGGTGGGGTTATGTATTATGAGGTTGGCGGAATGAGGCTTGACAGGTTTATGGACAGTCTTGGGCTTAAAAGATCTGATGCCACTGATACTGATAATGGAAGGGTGATGGATTTCACCAACGGAACCGACATATTTACTGTTATAGAGTCAGATAACCACTCAAGATGGATGATTAGCGAGGATGACGCTCAGGCTTTCGAGAACGCTACCGGTGTCATATTGGGGCGGCAAACCGCCTTGTCGACCTCCATCTGGTTCATGGTGTATCGCAAGGGGCAGGATGGATCTATTGTCCCTTATTATACGGGTGATACGTTTGGATCTAACAACGAGTCGGTGAATCAGGAAGCAGCGGCTAGCCTCCGCAAGGGTGATATGGTAAGGTTTAAGATGGATATGTCAGATCCATATACCAAGGAATTGTATGATAAATACAATAGTCTTAACGCCGTTGACCCTAATTCTGATGAGACTAAGTCGGCTTACCGAGAGCTGGTTGATAATATGGTTATTAAGATCGTGGATAGCGACGGCAATTTCGTCTCGGTACTGAAAGCCAATGACCCGGATTCAAAAGGAAGTAACGCTGATTTAAGGAGTAGGACCTTTGAGTTATATAGGGATAATATAGGATCTGTTACTGGCGAGATTGATATACCGTTCGTAGGTACAGTTACCAGTGTTTTGCCGGGAAGACCTAATTTTAGCGTAAGTGATGATAATGGTACGTTGATGGTATCCGAGAATGATTTTACCAACGAGACGGTTGGTAAAGTCGAGAGCGTAGGATATATAGAGAATGGGGAGGTTACGATGAGGGATGATATTAAGTATAATATATTCCCGTTCTGTACGGCTATCGTCAGGGACAAGTATGGTGACTATAAAGATTCACGTATCCCGGTCGTAGCTATAAAGACAGGAAATGGAAGAAATTACCTGTACCCCGTAAGATTGAAAAATCAGGATATATCGTCATTCTCATCCATGATCGGATCGATGGCTGATAGGATTACGGAGGGTCTAGGCGGAGGCGTAAGTATTGATGATATAATGGATCTTAATAACGCTATAGCCAGATCAGGGTTGGATAATAAGACATATATGATTCCGCTGGCGGGAGACGTGGATGTTATCAAGAACCGGCTTAAAGCTGTCAAGGAAGCGGCTAGCAGGATGCCTATGACCGCTGACGTAAGAGGATGGATAGGCGATTCTAGGACTAAGGAGGATATTTTGATGAATGACGTTACGATTAATATTGATCTTAACAACGATCCTTTCATAGCACCTAAGTTCAGAATGAGTATTAGGAGGGATGAGACGTTCTTCGAGGATACGGAGACCCCGTTCGTCAACCCGTCCGGCTCCCAATCGGGTTCCGCTTCGCCTACGAAGGCTGCCGAGGACAAGTCTTTGGTTTCCGACGGAAATGTCGTATCTGGAGAAAAAGAGGCGGAGGATCCTTGCTAGATAAAATATCTTGACTTATCTTTGCGGCGTCAGTCCATCACCTGACGAGTAAGATATTTAAAAGTTGGTCCCTGTCGGGTGTGTGATGGCCCCGGTGGGGACTCTTTATATTATGCAATTAGATGCCTTTTTACATCGGAAGATCATGCAAGACCTACGCATCCAGCGAGCGAAGGTCTTGATGATGTTATACACCAGTCATTATTTTGTCAATAACAGACAAAAGCAGTTGCTTGATCATACATACGCCTTAAGCAGGGATCAGGCTTTTGATTATATGACTGAGTTCAATAAAAGACTTAGTGATAAGGTTGGTATAAAATGTACGATGGATATCCTTCTACCTACCGATGATGATAACGCTAACATCATAATCGAGCACAATGGTATTATCAAGAAGTTGATGAAGGAGGCCGATAAACTGGAACTTGATACTGATGCTATCAAAGTCATGATGCGTGATCTTCTTGATGAGTTGAAGGATGATATTGATCTTAATATCCTGATATTTGACGTAACCCAGTTACTTATAAAATATAATCTATTTAGGTTGGATGCCATAACCGAGCAGGAATTCAAGAACTCTTTTGTCAGGATGGATAGTAGGAATATGGAGATAAAGAAACTAACTTTATCTGATATCAAGAAGGTGGTGGAGATGATAGAGGATAGGTATAGCTACGCTTTATATATGACAGAGGAATATGGCTGATTACATTTTTTGTAAAAATATCTCTTGTTTGTTTGTAGTTTCAAAATAAGGTCTTATATTTGCGGTGTCCATCCGTTATTGGGCCATAAGAAGATATTAACTCGCCTAAGCGTAGGCGATAGATGAGGGTCATTGGTGGAATAACGGACGCCAATGGCTCTCGTTGTTTTTATATCATGAGTGAATTATCTGAGATTTTTAGTTACAATGGTAATGATGTAACTTTTAAAACGGTTGATGATGTAACCTATGTTAATGCCACGGAGATGGCTAAATACTTTAATAGGAGAACAAACGACTATTTATCGTTAGTATCTACTAATGAGTTAGTTAAGGCAATTACCAGAAAAACTGGTAAATCTGAAAATCAGTTAGTTATAAAGAAGACTGGAATGCCGGTTTTTGGAGGTGGGGTATGGTTGCATGAGGATATAGCTATAGATTTTGCCCAGTGGCTTAGTGTAGATTTTAAGCTGTGGTGTACAGATAAAATAAAGGAACTTTTATTGAAAGGGCATACATCAATAAATAGGAGTAATTCTGATATAAGCAGAAGAGATCTACCATCCGATTATATAGAGGCATTAGAAGCGTTAATTAAATCGGAGAAGGAGAAAAAGGCATTAGCTGAAGCCAAGAAAGTGGCAGAAGAAGCTAAGAGGATATCTGATAATATTATCAAAGAACAGGCTCCTATGGTTGAATTTGCTAAGACAGCCGAAATAGCCCAAGAGACAGATATGTTGATCAGAGAGGTTCGGGAAAAGCTAGAGGCTCATGGATATGATATAGCGGAGAAGAATCTTCGAATATTGCTTGAGGATAAGAAGTTCTTCGCTAAGACCGGTAAGAGGTGGTTGCTTTCCCAAAGGATGATAGACAGCGGTTATGCTCGTTATAGATATCGTAATGATGACGAGTTCTACGGCACTAATACTGTCTATGTGACTCCTAAGGGATTTCAGTGGATCGTGTCTAAGATATCTAAAGAATGGATGCCTAGGTTCTTGGAATTGAAAGGCAGGGTTCTGAGTAGATCAGATAAAGATATTTTCGCTAAACGATAAACTCCATTTTTTATAATTTAGGATTGAGTTTTTGCCTGTTCGTGAGGATCGGCAAAAAGATTTGCACTTTTCGGAGAAACATAAGGTTTGTTATTATGTTGTTATTTTGGTGTCCCGTCCGCTCGTGAGAGTAGATGGGATTTTATATCTTTGTAACAAAACGATTTAGCTATGGGTAGATCTTGTTATGTTATAAAAAATAAGGAGGGTGGGGTAGATAATGTCCTTGCCCCGAACGACCAACCATCCGGATTATACCAAAGGGCGATGGAGGTGCTTGGCGACCAGAAGCAGGCCTTATCGGTCTGGGGTACGGCCTACTCCCCCGACTTCGTGTCTTTCTTTGGCGATTGGATGTCCATGCCATCGGAATACGACTTAGATAGCAATGGGGAACCTAGGTATGATGATGTCATGTCCTTTATCAAGCGGAAGAACTATTTCGCCGGCAATTTCATGGCCGATGAGGTTAAGGATATTAATAATACTCTTACTTCCTTGGGTGTTGATAATATCAATGATCTTAATGATATGATCGTATCCAACTTCCTTTCCGGCGGTGATATATTCCTCAATAGGTACAATCTTGAGCGATCTGGGATGTATGACGCTGATGAGATTGATAATATCATGACTAACCGATCGGAGTATGAGCGGGTAAGGGATATGATGAGGAGGATTGTCGATTTTATGTCTGATGGGAATCTTAATGAGAAGGATATGTATTTCCTGTCCTCCGAGTCAGGCCTTGGTGATGATTATATGATATATGAGGATACATATGACTCGTTAGGAAAGAGAAGGGGCTTGAATCCAATAGAGGTAAGGGATACGATCATGAGGGCGGTAGGCGGTATCAGCGACCGCCGGGAGTTCGATCAGGCTTTCGCCTCCATCCCATACCCTTCCTTGGCACTCCGGTATCAGGAGGATCAGGATTACGCAGATCGGATGTATGACACGTATCGTAATATGACCCGTATGGAGGTTCGGAGTCAGGACGGAAATACGATTACCGACTCGTACTTCAATAGTACCATACCGTATATCAGTATGCCTAAGGATATGAAGGGTCTAAGGGATAAGGTTGGGGAGATAATCGATATGGATGATTTTAAGGACATCAAGGACGTTGCCGGACGTCTGCATGACATAGCCATGGATCTTGCCGACATGGGCGTGGATATAAGCGAGGCGATCAGCGATGAGATGGTTATATCCAGACCGGAGGATATCCGTGATCTTATGGCGTCGCTGGACGTCATGTTGTCTTCCATACAGGCCGGCAATTCGGTATACGATAGCTTTATCTCCGATCTTGATAGGATAACAGGAAAAGGGAATCCGATATACGAGGTTCAGGATACTTATTCTACTGGGGATAGGATGGTGTATGTAAGATCCGGGAATACATCCCCTTCCGATATGTATGATAGGAGCATGTTGTATATTAGTAGGAATACGTACCATAACACGGCTCCGATAACCGACACCGATCAGGCCTATGAGATGTTGGCCAATATCGGGATAGAGCGGCCCTCGTACTTGCCGGCTGGCGTGGTCCCCGCCGGGGCTTCCCGTTCCGATATTGGCGTGGTCAAGGATAATATAAAAAAGCTGGTTATGTCCAACATCTCATCCTCGAATACCGAGAACATGATCCTTGCCAGATTGATATACCAGCATCCAGTTACCCCTGAGATGGATGATGCCGATATCGATCGGGAGTTCAGGAGATACGAGGCTAGACAGGGGAAGGATCGGGATTTTATCAAATCCTGTACCTCGTTGAGGAAGATCCAGATCAAGGAAAGGTTAAAAAAATCGGATTTATATAATAATGTCTTACGTTTCCTTGATTTTAATGGATTTTATAATGTATCTTTGAATCACCATGACAGAGGTACGTTAAAAAGCATGGAGATGTCGTTGCCGGAAGGTCAGGTAAGGGATCTTCTGTTTGACGTGGCTATCGAGTCCGGTGACAGTAGCATGAGAAACCTTTTCTATCTGGATAGACAGGATAGGATGATGGATGCCGGGTTTTATAGGTATCTGTACCAAAGGAATCCGGGCCTGCTCCGGGAGGTCAACGGCGGTGTCGAGGCGAGACCGGACGGTTCGTTCTTGGCTCGTGGGAGGTATGATGATTTCGTGTCATTCCAATCCGGCTTATATGAGAAGATAGGTGAGACGGTTGATGGTGCGATATACAGGTTCGTTGATGATCTTATATACTCCGATCCATCATCATATCAAGAAAACATGGTACGAAGGATGGGTGACGTTACGGTAAGGAGTGACGATAACCGCCTGTCAAGGATAGAGGATGATCCCTCATCCAGCAAGATAGTTAATGAATACACTGCTAATACAAATAAGTTGATGCGAGATTTTTCGTGTAGTTAATCTCTCTTTGACGTCGTGAGACGTTTTCTTTCGAGCATTGAAACATTGAATTTTATAGATTTGCGATGAATCCGGGTCGTAGTGATACGCTCCGGATTTTTTGTCTTGTACCGGTTCTTATTAATACCAATTGCATAACATGACGTGCTTTGATGATGACATATATCACGATCCTAGGATTATTAATTTTTGAACTTTGTAACGCCCACTATCAGGTGGGGTTATTATTAATTCAAAAATAAATAGACATGGGTACAAGTGGAGACAAAATCGTGCTGTTAGACGGCATGGGTTCCGGGAGCGGTAGCGCCGCTAATGGTTTATTATCTATGATTCCGGGTATGTTTACCAGCCTTTTGGGTGGTAATAAGATGGATCCGAATTTAGTCGCTGCGTTGATGAACGGTCGTAACAACCAAGACCAGTTCGGAGGGGCTAACGGTTGGTGGTTGTGGATCATCGTCCTGTTCTGGTTATGGGGCGGCCGTGGCTTTGGCAATGGTTTTGGTAACGGTGGTGAGAATTGCGCTAATGGTCTTCCCGCTCAATTGAATAACGACTATGGTCGTGAGTTGCTGATGCAGGCCATCCAAGGTAACAGAAGCGCTATCGAGCAGATCGCTAACGCCTTGAACTGTACTACCACTCAATTGCAAAGCGCTATCTGTAACGTACAAGGCGCTATCGATAAGGTAGCTGGTCAGGTAGGTATGACCTCTCAGGCTGTTATTAACGCCGTACAGCAACAAGGTTGTGAGATCGGTAATCAAATTAGCTCTTGCTGCTGCAATTTGAGTTCTTTGATCAACCAAAGCACGTGCGCTACTCAAAATATGATAACGCAGCAAGGCTTTGACAATCAATTACGGACGTTAGAGCAAACCAATGTTCTTCAGAGTAACATCAACCAAGGATTGACAAACAATCGTGAGCAGGCTACTACGCAGTTCAATATCTTGAGCGCTAAGATTGATGCTCAAACAACCTTGATTAATGATAAATTCTGTCAATTGGAAATGCGTGAGATGCAGAATACGATCAATCAGTTGCGTGATGAAAGGTCGGCTTACCAAGCCTCCGCGTTGACTCAGCAACAGACTCAGAATTTGATCAACCAGTTGAGACCTACCCCTGTGCCGGCTTATCCTTCATGCTCTCCTTACCAGACTTATGGATGGGGTCAAGCATTTTATGGAGGTAATTACGGATGTGGGTGCAACAATGGATGCTGCAACAACGGAAACGCTGCTATTTAACTCTATAAAGGAAGGAGGCTATTATGGCTTGTGTTTCTAAAATAGGGTCTCTTTATGAGTTGGTCACGAAGAACGTGGTAGTGACTACTACCAACACCATCTTCGGCATCAACCCAAGGATATGGCTGTCCTTGCCATGCGAGGGCCTTCTGCTGCTGAAAATCCGGCAGGTGGTTCCGACAACAGGCGAGACATTGCCAGTGCAGATAGCTATTCCAGCGAACAGCACCGTATCCACGGTAGGTGATGACACATGCTGCCCGGTAACCGGCGTGGCTGTGGTGAATCCGATCAACGTGGCTGTGACCGGAGCGGCTATGGTTAACAACACCGAACGCCTTGTTTATTTCAACAAGGTAAGGGGTGTATTGAGGCTCATGGATTGCTGTGTGCCTACAACTTCCGCCTCGGCGTCGGAGACGACTGTTGATGAGGGATAGGTTAGATTGGATGTCTAATGGGAGGGTATTCCCTCCCGCTTAAAAATCGAGATATGTTTAGAGACTTAAAGAAAGGATTTCAAGTATATACGCTGGATACGTCCGATGTTCCGGTGTTCAGGATGGGGAATGTGGTTAACGTGTCCGAGCCTAGGTTCCAGCAACCCCAGATGGGTCAGATGGGGCAATATCAGCAACTACAGGATAGGGTGATAGACCTTACCGTGGAGATAAACGGGTCTTCCATGACCTATGTCGTACCGGAGAGCAGGGATGTCGCTATGTCCAATAACATAACTTTGGCCTGCTCGGTCGATCCGATCATGAACCAGCTTAACGCCGCTAAGAGAACCAGCTCCGATATTCTCGATAGTATCGATAAGCATAGGAGGACACTAGAGGCTTGTGATTCGATCCTTGAGGAAATCAATCCGGCTTTTAAGCAGACTAAGGATCAAGACCGGAAGATCAAGAATCTTGAGGAGAAAGTCGATAGGATGGGATCCTCTTTCGATGAGCTAAAAGAGTTGTTAATTAAAAAATTAGGTTAAGATGAGAGTTATAGATTTAGGCGGCGGTCACGAAGAGGACTACAATGACGAGATCTACGATCGTAGAGGCGGCCGTGGACGTAGCAGACGTTCGGATGGGACTTACATGGGTTATGGTGGTGGAATATACGACCACTATGGCAAGGAGCATGACGGCAGAATGGATGAGCTAGAACGCCGTGAGCGTGATCTTGAAAGACGCGAGAGGGAGCTGGAACGTGACGAGCGTGAGCTTGAGAAACGCGAGAGACTCCATGAACGTGAGGACGAGATGTATCGCAGGGGATGGTTCGGTGAGCGTGGCATCCGTGACGAGTTCGATGGTACCGAGCCGTATATGCGCAGGGGACGCAGGAGTCGTTACTACTGAGGAGCAGACGCCGATGACCCGGATTATAAGCGGTATATAGACACCCATGGATATCACTTTTCCAAGGAGCTGGCTAGGGAAGCCGCTGACAAGATGCTTAACGCCGACGGGTCCAAGAGAAGATGGACGATGGAGGACGCTAAGCAGATGTTCGATAAATGCGGGGCCAAGAAACCTGATAACGCCACTTGGGGAGATATCCAATACCTGTTCGCTATGTTCTATAGCGACTACTTTCCTAAGGTATTGGATTGCGACCAGAAAATAGTCAAGGCTGTCTTGGCTTATCTGGAAGACCCTGACGCCCCGGAAGGGACGGCGTTCGTAAGGTATCTGGCGGTGCGGTGCTTCGTCGGTGACACAATCAAATGGAGTGATATGATTTAGTTTGATACAACGTTGGAGAACCCTGTCGGCAATAGAATACCGATAGGGTTTCTTTTTGACCGTAGCCTTATTATGATTACATTTGTTCGAGGTAGATCTTTTGTTCATAGGAAGGGTGGGCGGGAATGAAAAAAGGCATCCTCACGGACACCCTTCCCCTTTGGTTGAAAATCACTTAAAACATTATGAGTTACTACACTGCAAATATAGATAAATAAACATAAATAGCAATGGCTAAAGGACATTATTGGATAGAGCCTGTGGATCAGACGTTAAACGATTTTCAGTTTTATAAGGCCCGTATCGTAGGCGATCCTGAATATGACGAGAAACATCATCGAGTTATATTGAGGACTGATAAGTATTTCCCCGTTGGGAGTATCTTTCATGTCCTTAATGATAAGGAGATGTTTGTTATTGAACGGAAATTCAAAATCTGGGGCAATAAATATGTCATAAGACCTTGTGAGGGTGAATGGGAATGGGAGTCTGTTCAGAAACTTAAAGACAAGGCTATTATATTCCGTGCCGGGTTCCTGCATGGGAACGGCAGCTTCTAACACCTGCCCGTATCTACCCCCCCCTCGATTTCTTGGTGTTTATGTATATAGTTATATTTGAGCAAAAAATAAGTTTGATATGGAAGATTTTCAAGGTAAATACAATGGCAAGCAGATAGAGCAGCTTTTGGATAAGGCTAATGATATTGATCTTACCAAATATGCTCTTAAGACGGATAATGCCCCTACCGCCACTAAATTACGGGCGGCTAGGACCATAGCGCTGTCCGGGGCTGTTACCGGTAGTGTCTCATCGGACTTCGGAAGCAACGTAACTATCTCCACGACATTGGCTAATTTTGATGCCTCTAAGATCGCGTCCGGAACCATCAGCATAGATAGGTTACCTAAGGCGGCTTTGGAGAGATTGATCGTGGTAGCTGATGATACGGCTAGATTCGCCCTTACCACCGCTACGGCTCAAAGTGGTGATACGGTAAAGGTCACGTCTACAGGTAAGATGTATCTGATAAAAGACGAGTCTAAATTAAGCAGTGAGGATGGGTATGAGCCTTACACGGCCAGTCAGGCTTCCTCCGTGCCTTGGTCCGGGGTTACGGGCAAACCAAGTACCTTCACCCCTCCCACGTCCTCCGCTACCGTTCTTGGCGGTATTAAGGTAGGATATACGACTTCCGGGAAGAACTATAAGGTGCAACTGGATTCGTCCGGCAACGCTTACGTTAACGTTCCGTGGACGGATAATAACACAACGTATAATGAAGCCACGGCCGACACCTTAGGATTGGTTAAGATCGGCTATGTTTCTAATGGAAAGAACTACGCTGTGCTATTGGCTAATGGCAAGATGTACGTCAATGTCCCTTGGACTGACAGTAACACGACTTATACCCAAGCTACAAGCGATAATCTGGGTCTTGTTAAGATCGGGTATTCAGCTAACGGAAAGAATTACCCGGTAGCTCTTGACGGAAATGGTAAGATGTATGTGAATGTTCCGTGGACGGATACCAACACGACATACACCAATATGGGAGCCGCTTCTGCCTCAGCGGCGGGAAAGGCAGGTTTGGTCCCCGCACCTGCCGCCGGAGCGCAAGCCAAGTATCTTCGTGGTGATGGGACATGGCAAACTCCTCCTAACACCACATATAGTAACATGGGAGGAGCAACGTCCTCAGCCGCAGGATCGGCGGGATTGGTACCCGCTCCGGCCGCCGGCAAGCAAGCCTCCTTCCTTCGTGGTGATGGCACATGGGTGGTTCCGACAAATACCACATACGCCAAGGCCAATACCACAACCTTAGGATTGGTGATGATCGGATATGCCGAGAATGGTAAGAATTATCCGGTAGAGCTGGATAGTAGTGGTAAGATGTATGTCAACGTGCCTTGGACGGATACTAATACAACGTATGGTGTTGTAGGAGCTAACGGGTCCACGGGGTTGGTCAAGAACGGCAGTACCGTGACAAGCGCTTCCGGCTATACCGCCTGTCCTATTGTCGGTGGTATCCCCTATTATAAGGATACGAATACTACCTACGCCAATATGAAGGCGGCTACGGCCTCGGCGGCTGGTGCTGCGGGATTGGTACCGGCCCCAGCCGCTGGCAAGCAGGCATCTTTTCTTCGTGGCGATGGAACGTGGGTCGTACCTGCCAATACCACATACGGATTAGCCTCTACTACAGCTAACGGCTTGTTGAGACAGCTTAATGGCAGTACATCCAGTTTCATGCGTGGAGATGGCACTTGGGCTACACCTCCTAACACGACATACGCCGTGGCCAATGAGTCTACTAACGGTTTGATGGCGGCCGCCGATAAGAAGACCATGAACAGGCTTATAGGGGTTAATACGGTCACGACATTAGCTAACCTGCCTATTAGCAAGAGAAGTATCACGGCTACGTTATCAGCCGCTACCACCCTATCCGTGCAGTCAGGGATGCAGATAGGGGAGGAGCTGATGATCAGGTGCGTCCCGTCGGCGGCTTTCACCCAAGCGATACCCAACTCCGGGGATTATGTCAGCATGAGCGGAACTTCTATCACCACTACGGCTAACAAGCCTTTCGAGATAAATATCTGGTGTTACGCTTCAGGTAAGTATAGCATCGCCGTTAAAGAACAAGATTAATGATATAAGACATGAGCTACGTATATATAAACAGGGAAATATATCCCAATCAATTAGTTCAGGACGATCCGCTTGATGATAATTACGCTAAGGGCTATAGTTATGATGATTACATTAACGGGAATCCCGCCCCATGGATAGAACTTGGGGAGGAGCAATTGGCGTTCAAGGAGGCTAATCCTAAAGCTACGGTTAAGGAGATTATCGAGGCTAAATTGGATGACTCAAGGCTTCTTAATGAGGAGAAATCGGCTAAGTATGAGGAGATCAGGACTTATGAGAATAATAATCTTCATGAGTTTTTCTTGGATGATCAAAATATCTATATCCCTGAATATGATAGGTGTAACGCTTTGGCTGATGGGGCTATAGCTGGTAAGATAACGATCATGGGTCTGAAGTTTGATATGACGGAAGGCAAGATCTTGATCGGGATGATGGATAAGTACGATAACGATCTGACAACGGCGTTAGGGGACAAGCAAAAGCAGATCAGTATAGCCACTACCGTAGAACAGGTGAGAGCTGTCGATGTTCAGTCCGGCTATCCTGATAAGGTAAGTGTTACCACGGCGTACATCCAGCAACAGGCGAAGGAGAAGGATGCTCTCGATCCTCAAAAAGTAGCTGTCGAGTTTTCTAGGATGTTGGTTAATGACAAATCTTTATCCTTATCATCCAACGAGAAATTGGATGTTAAGGTCCTATTTCCTATATGGGGACAAGAAGGAGCGGAGTTCGGGCTATCCGTGGATACCGGATTTTGTCTTAGGGTAGTTAAGGAGGATACGGATATCCTTTACGAGGTTATCCAGCCTCATACGTTATCGTCAGAATGGGAGCCTGGACTCAGTACGGCCTCCTTATATAAGGTTGTTGACAAGGAGCATGCCGGGACTATAGGTGATCCTATCCCTTATTTCCCTCCTATGGAGATATTTAAGGATAAATATTACATTCAGAACGCTGACGTGTATAAATGCACAAGGGATAGTGGAACTCCTCTTAGTCATAATTTAAAGGACTTAGTAGGGTTGTATGTTGAGGTTGTACAGGGCTAGTCGTATCTACCCCCCCCCTATATTTGACGTGTAATTAAATATAGATTATTTTTGGCATAATAAAAAGACATTTTTTAAATCATTTGAATATGGCATCACAAAAATTTGGTTTTGTAACAGTCGATCCGGTATCAGGATCAGGTGATCAGGCGGTATCTATATCAGGAGATAAATATACAGGTCGTCTTGAGCGTACAGCTAATCTTATTGTCGTTACTAACGGTGGCGTTCAAAAAGCGTTGGTAGTTAATCAGGCCGCCGCCGCTGAGTCCGTGACTTCGGATAGTCCTACGGCCACTGTCGCTAAAACCGGTGGTAATGTAACTATCACAGGTAAGTCTAATAGTACTAAGCTTACTTTCGCTGCTACTCCGGCGGAGGAGAATGGCCTGACTTTACAGCCCCCCGAGAATTATACGGCGGCTGGTAAGCAGACAGCTAACGGCGCTGTTATCGCTGACGATCCTGGTGCTACCGGAGAGTTTGTTTGGAGTATTACTATCTCCAATGTTCCTGCCAATGTCTCTATCGAGGAGTTGGTGGCTACGCTAAGCGTAACGGCTGCCGGTGGACAAAAGGCGCAAGTTACCATCACTCAAGCCGCTGGTGACTCTACTCTTGAGATTGATAAGGAAACTATCAATTTGGATGTTAACGGTTCCGCTCAGACAGTTAACGTAATATCTAACGATGAGTGGACATGGAAAAATGCTGCCTCTAGAACCGTGATGAGGATGTTAGGAAGATTATAATCGATTTTCATTGTTTATTCAAACCCCGATCGACTTAAGCTGATTGGGGTTTGTTTGTTTTAGTATATTTGTAAGAAAAAAGATTATGGCTAATATAGATGATTATTTAGTGGCTTCTTATAGATGTAATGGTAAGGGCAACAGTGACGCAGATAGAGACGTGTTAAAGGACTTGTCTGGAAACGGTCACGATATTGTGTTGAAGAATTTTGGGTTTACGCTTGGTTCTGGATACGAAGGTGGCGCTCTTGTATTTGATGGTATTGATGATTATGGTATATGCGAGAATTTCCCGGCCATCAATGATTTTACGTTTGTATATAAAAGAATTAATTTGAATCCTTCTAAATCCACTAATTGCTTTTTATCTAAAAGTGTATCAACGAATCAGGCTCAGCAATTTTGTAGTGAATTAGCGTATTCCAAAAATGTATATGTACGTCTTGGTAGTAAGGATATTGCTGTAAAAGATATATATAACCCTGAATTATCGATCGTTTATGTAACTAAGGAGTCTTACAATGGAGAGATGGATCTTGTATCTTCAAATTATACATCAACCGTGAATAATTTATATATAGGCACTTTCTCTAGGAGTGTTCAAGCTTATGTGTGGAATGGAGCTCTTTATGCTCTTGATATTTATGATAGGACATTAAGCGATGAGTATTTACAAAAAGCATTAAATAGGATGAATGATATAGATATTAATTGGAAAGACGGGGTAGGCGAGGTGACGGACCAGCACTTGACCGTCAGCCCCGGGTCCGGGACCGGTAACGCCGCTGTTTCTTTTGGTTCGGTAATGAACAAAGGTCTTGATCGTACCCTTGAGTTGGAGATAACAACTCCAAAAGGTGTTAAGAAGACGCTCACGGTGAATCAGGAGGGATGCAGGCAAGCCTATGTGACAAGCGATGGCAAACGATGGTTGACTAGCGACAATCGGGTGTATGGGGTGTTGAAAGGTGATGCGCCGTGCCAATGCTTTGATACCGGTATGCGTGGAGTGGCTAGATTTAGGATAGATGACAAAAAACAGATTTCTGTTATAGATTCTTGTGGCGATAGCTCATGGATTAAGGGACGAAGGTGCCTGGTTAAGAAAACGGACGCTGGGGTCGCCATATGCTATCTGGATGAAAATAATTCGGAATTGTTCCATGACGGTAAGACCCAAGCCAAGCTTGACGGTACCATGGGTCAGTGGATGACAGATATACCTAGTTATAGGTATAGCTATACTGGATTCAAACATGATAATAATTATGATATTATCAATTATATTACATTAACCCATAACGATGTCGATGACAATATCACCAAATGGGGAAATAAGGGGCTATTCAGGAGATGTTTGGTAGGCGTAACAGAGGCGGTTGTTGTCAATAGTAAATTGTGGAGTCGCAAAACAGGAGATGAATATTCTACGGGAAATTTAGAATCACGTTTATTTCATGATTACGCTACGGCGTTAGGTGCAGGATTTGATATTATTGATTATGAGACACATTGCAAGATAGCTCATTTATTCTACGCAAAATACGCTGATAGAAACCCTCAAGGGATGGATCGTTTTGGGACTGGAGAAGACTCGTTTGATAGAATTATTGGTACCACATCCTCGCTAGGGAATAATGACGGAAAAACTTCCACCCAAATCAGTTTCTTGGGCATAGAAGATTTTTATGGAGGGAAGAGTGAGTTTATGGGAGGAATAGGATTTTATGGTGAAGATGTATATATATATGATGGGTTTAACCCATATGAACCTCCTACTGTTGATTATCGTGTAGTGTATTCAGGAATGTATAAAGAAAGTGGAGGTATATATAAAGTAGTATGGGGGGAGCATGGCGATATGATTCCTAAAGTCATTGATATATTTTCTAGTAACTTTCATTATTGTGACTTTGGATATATTGACGGTTCAAATGGACGCTGGCAGGGAGTTACTCGGTCTGGTTATGGAGCGAGCCTTTACAACGGAGTCGCTTTTTTCTCAGATGGAGGATCTTGGGCATACAAAGGGACTCGTATCCAGTACAGAGGAACTATGCAAGTTATAGATGATCCAGCTGATTTCATAACAATGCCGATAGGTTTTTGATTCATGGTTTTGTTTTTACAAAATTTGTAATTACATTTGTGGCGCATGTCCATCACCATGCTTTTCGTCGCTAATTTATTATAAGGGATACCGGTCTGTGATGGGATCGGCATCCCTCTATTTTTTAATATGGATAAGATAGATGTTTTCGATGTTCAGATTCCTGATGGGAGACAAATCAGTTGTATATCGTATAATAAGGTTACTTATTTTGATCTTGACGATATATGTAAGTTATGTTTTGACTCATACGACCTACATGATGTGGCTGACACTAAGGTTATGAGCGAGTTCCTACACCGTGAGGGTGGTCGTTATTGGACCACTATAGATGGCGTAAGGCAGTTGTATCGTAGGATTGAGTGTAAGATGTGTTTTGAGGTTATAGAAAAATTAAAGAAATTATGAGAGAGATGGAGTTTGATTTCGTGATATATCCGTTGAAGTTGATTATCACGGTTGGATTAGATTATAAGACATTGTGTGATCGTTTCGAAAATATGGAGCCTGAACACGAGGGGAAATGGGGAGATGAGGATGATATGGACAAGGAGGCGTCTTTCGCAAATTTGGTAAGGGATAGGGATGATGACGATAAATTCGCCATACTTTGGAATTTTTCGAGCGACGATGATTTAATAATGAGAAATATATGTCACGAGTCATTCCATATAGCAATGAGCGTATGTCAGTTTTGCAATATGTCTCTTGGTTTTAAGGTTGGAGAGGATGAACACGCAGCGTATATAGCCGGCTTCGCTGGTGATTGTGTTAGCGAGTTCATCAATAGTAAGAATACGGATTAAGCCATAAATTATATAAGGAACACAAGAATATCAGCCTCCGCTTATTTGTGGGGGCTTTTTGTTTATCTTTGTCAAAAACATGAAGTTATGTCGAGTTGCGTAATTAAAAGGAATAAGGAGGGTAAGATAACCCGTGTCTTGACCCCTTCCGGCGAGGTATCCACCTTGTTCGATAAGATAGCGGGTATAGCCGCCGTAAGTGACCTTAATAAGGCCGCTGAAGCTTATATGACTATTTATAACGATAAGTTTAGGTCTAAGTTCGGTGACTGGACGAAGTCCGTACCAAGGAATAAGGAGGCCGCCAGATCCATAAGTGCCAGACTTAACGCTAGCGAGTGGGGACAACTTATGTCAGCCAAGGTCTTGTCTGCCATAAGTGATATGGACGCCCCGGCGTTGGCCAGAAGCCTTGGGAATATCGACAATGTCGTGGCTTATCTTACTTCCGGAGAGGTAGGTGAGGTCAGTGATATGGCGGTGGTAGATACATCCACGGTACAGGAGGTGGATTTGGATTCCATAAATGAGGATAATATTGGCGACACGATACTGAAAGAGGCGTCATGGGATGATATAAGGGCTATCAGGGAGAATATAGACATTAAGGAGACAGCCCATATGTTATGGAAGGCCGTGGAAAGCGCTTTTACCGGGCAACGACCTAATATTAGGGTGAAAGGCGGAAGTATAGACGGGGAGATCATATTTTCTGGCAATGTCTTGCCGTTAAATAATATTGAGAATTATACTCCTCCATCTTCAAGATTGGTATATGATTCCGGTGAGCCTCGCCTGTTCTTTAGATCGGATGACGGCAAGATACACGAATCTTACGCCAACGCCATAAAAGGATCGTCCGGTGGGCGGGTCGAGGCCGGGTTCTTGGCCGGCAGTGTCGAGGAGAGCGACGTCCCGTCCGGTACGGCTGATATCTCCTTTGGCTTGTCCTCCATAACCCTTAACAACAGTGATTCGTTCATCCCGGTCCTTGGCATCAGCTCAGATTCTAATATAAGTACCCGTGGAGGGTTTGTCAATTACCTTATCAAGAAAGGTCTGTTGAGCGGGGAGCGTATAAGGTTAGGGGATAGGTATTATCTTACCGGAGCCGGCAACTCTGATGGTCTTAAGATCTATAACGCTATGGACGCCTTGTCTAGACTAAGGAACAGGTTTGGTAGTATGTCTTCTGAGATGAACGTATTAGGCTCCATCGGTTTTGATACGGAGGTAAATAACGATCTTGATCTTATCACGACATCAGGGGAGAAGGTTACGGTAAGCAGATCGGAGATCAAGGGTATGTTAAGGCAAGGTAAGTTTGAGGAGCTTAATAACAAGTATGATGGATTCATGGAGCTAGCCTTGTCGTTGATGATGGAGGATAACGCTTTGTACGGGAGTAACGTCCGTGGGGTTATCGAGAATGAGAAGGCGGAGGATCTTCAGAACAGGACTGATATCACCAACATCTTATCCACGTTAGGTATTCGGGTGATGGGTATGTCTGAGTATATGGATAAGTATAAGATGCGTAATGGTGTCGAGCCTTCGGCTAGGGCCTTATCCGATATGGCTAATGGGGTTATTGCCCTGGCTGAGGGAGCTACGGTAGAGGATCTTAATGAGGAGGTGGCTCACTTCTTGATCGATACTTATCGTAACCAACAGGAGATTGACGAGGTTCTGGACTCTGTTGTCGGCACGCCATTATGGAATCAATTTGCCGGTCGTTACTATGAGGTGTATGGGAAGGAATACCAAGGGGAGGAACTGGATCGGATGGTGAAGCGGGAGATCCTAGGTAAGACGTTGGCCCAGCGGTTCGTACCGGGCATGGAACAGGCGGTGGAGGATCTGGCCTCGTCCGAGGACGCCCAGCTCTCCTTGTTTGGCAGGATAATCCGGGCTATACGGAATTTCTTCTCTACTCAAAGATCAGACTTGAATAAGGTTCTTGATAGGATAAAGGAGTCGGCGTTAGCTGATGATCCAAGCGCATTTGACGTGCTTCTGTTAAAGGATAGCGACCATCTCATGTACTCATTATCGGATGTTGATGTGGCTAATAAGTTGATCAAGAACGGGAGGTCATTGGAAAGGCTATACACTAGGTTACAGAGGATGAGGTCAAGCCAAAGCCAGAGGATCGGTGAGAGTATCTCCCTTCTCCGTGATATAGGCGAGAAGGTAAGACAAGTCGGGGGTGAGCTAAATAAGAATAACAATCTATTATCCACCAAGAGCGTCATAGCGACCGCCAAGGCTGAGGTGGAGTATTTGGTCACTGTCGCCAGTAGCCTACGTAAGAGCGGAAAAGGATTGGATTATGAGACGATACAGGTTATCGATAACGTATATGGGGAGATAGTTCCTTTGATCAGGAACCTTCGTGGATTCGTCAATAATCAGGCGGCTGATTATTATGGCAGCAATAAGGTTGGCATGGTAGAGGATATGGATGATATATTACGTATGGCTGAGACATCCATGTCTGATATAAATGCTCTTCGAAGTGATCGTAATGAGGACTGGCTGGATGGACAGCTCAGGATGTTTAATACCCCGGAAAGATATTGGAATGGGATAAAGAAGTTGGTAAATAACATCCATGAGGATATCAATGTCATGTCCCGGTTCTTTGGTACGCTGGAGCATAGTGGTAACGCTATTTTAGGTATGTTAGGCCAACGTCTAGCCAAGGCCCATAATGAAGCCCATACCGAGGGTATATCCAATATCAATAAGATGACTAGGATGATGAAAGAGCGTGGATGGGGGATAAAGGATAATGAGGATCTTATACAGAAGATAAATGGGAAGAACTCGGATTACCTTGACTCGTCCCGTGATTTCGCCAAATACGATTTACTATACAGGACCGAGCAGGCTAAGGCTATTATCGATATATATGATCTTAAGAATGTTACGGGTAAGACCGAGAAACAACTTATCGATCTTCTTCTATCCGATAGAGGTCTTAAGGTGAAGACCCGTGACGACATAGTAGGATATGACGGGGATAAGCCTATTACGAAGGAGGTATATCATGTATTCAAACCTACCATCCAGAATTTTGATATCTCGAACATGACGTTCGAGGATCAGCAACGGTATCTGGATACGATAAATAAGTGGTTGGATGAGAACCGAGAGAAACCTATGGTGCAGGCTTATTACGATAAGATCGAGAAAGTTAATAAGAAGGTCGAGGAAAGACTGGGTCGTAGGGTATCGCAAGCCACGTCCGATTTCATGACCCGTATCCGCAGGAGCCGGTATGTGGCTATGGATAAGTTCGTGAGGAACGGGAAGGTCGATTGGAAGGCGTTTCAATCCGATCCTATAGCTTGGAGATCTTATCTGGATATTTTACGTGACAGGGCTATAGCCAAGAGCGAGTGGTATTCCGATGGGACACCAAAGGAAGAGGGATCCGAGGCTCTGATGATGTCCGAGGAGATCAAGGCATGGGACGAGGCGTGGGCCGAGGAGTTCGGGAATACCAACGAGGGTCGTAAGGCTTCCGCCGAGTTCAAGGAGATACTTCGTGGGATAGAGCGGTCCGAGGGAGGCAAGGCTGCGTTTGAGTTCCTGCTAGCTGGCGGTCATCTTGGCTTCTCCAAGGATATGTGGGGATCAGAGGAGGGTGATTATTACGAGAATCTGGTTGATAAGATCACGGAGCAATCTGTATCATCATCAAGGATAGAGAAGGTAGAGGAGGCGATGGCGACAATAAACGAGATCAATGACCAGCTAAGGCCCTTGCTTATCCAGTACCGGGATAGCACGAGATACGGGGAATATGATTTCGATAGGTTACGTGGATCCGCCTCATTAAGAAAGATAAACGAGTTATATGATCGTCTGGCTGAGGCTAAGAGCGTTATTAACGCCGCCGCTTCCGCTGAGGCTATTGAGATGGATATGCCTGATACGGTGGAGAGTGGAGTCACGGATTCTTACCGTAACGCTTTAAGGGATGCCATGGCATACGACAAGAGTATGGATGAGATTAAATTCGCCAAGGAACATATGTCTGCCCGCTCCCGGAGTCAGGTGGATAGGATGGCCGCTAAGCTATCTAGGAAGAACCCGTCATGGACGACCGTGGAGGTATCGTTTTTGAGAAGGAAATACGGTCCTGACTTCAATAATAAGCTAGCTAACGACATAGCGATGGGTAAGACTGATAAGATCCTTGTCGAGTACGCCAGAACCCGGTTGTATCCTTATATGAGGAAATACTCTCCCAAGGGATATTCTGATTTCGTCAGGAAGATAAATAACGGTACGTATAAGGTATCCGAGTTCTTTGATGCCATAGAAAATGGTATATCCGAGAAAGAGAGCGTATCCCGTTTCGGGTTCGATATTAATATGATTGATCTGACGATCAACAACCAGTGGCTTGATGAGGCCGATGCCGAGAGTTCTTTCCGTAATCCTAATTATAATCCCGATCTGGGTTATGGGTATCATACGCCTAGGTTCGATAAGTACAAGAACGAGGCTTTTTTCAAGAAATACGGTATTACCAACGAAGGGGAGGAAGCTACGATCAATAAGGATAAGTGGGAGATGAGGAAGGAGCTGCTTAACATAAGTCGTAAGGCTATGGAGGATTATGATGAGCGATTCCGGAACATCTACCAAATACCACAGATATCCAAGGGCGGCGTGGAGAGGATGGTGCAGGCCGGGGTTGACCCGAAGGCGGCCATCGGCAACGCCGTACGTGATATTGTTGGCGAGAGGGTGGATGACCCTATACATGGTCAGGGACAAGACCTAGGAGGGCTTGATGAGAACGATAACAAATATCGTATGATCCCCAAATACTATCTTAGTAAGTTGGAGAACGCCGATGACGTGTCCCATGACTTCGCCTACTCCTATTCCATGTTATCCTTACAAGCGACCTCTTACAAGTATAAGAGGGCGGCCTTGGATGATGTTATGGGATATAGGAACATGATGCTGGAGACGCAATACGACGGCGGTAAGAACCCAGAGGCCACTCACGCCTATAGAATGTTTCAGGACTGGGTTAACGCCAGTATCTATGATGTTAGGATAAATAATAAGCGGGCAGAATGGAATATAGGTAATTATAAGGTCGATCTTAATAAGCTGGCTCTTATGTTTACCAAATTCGTATCCAAATCCAACTTAGGCTTCTCCCCATTCGTCGCGGCTACCGGCGCCCTTACCGGGCAGGCCAACTTCCTTTTGGAGGGTATGGTAGGGCAGTATATAAGCAAGGACTCCATGAAATACGCCTATGGGGAAGCCCAGAAGCAGTTAAGTACGTACGTGTCGGAGATCGGGGATATAAACCGCACCAACAAGCTATATGTCGTTGGAGAGGCTCTAGGCGTGTTCAATGTCCGTAACCGTGTACGATCGGCAGCGTATAACAAAATCTGGAGAACCTTATTCCGGGACCTGCCGTTTAAGATGATGGAGGTTCTTAACTCCCCGTTGGATCCGCAGGTCATTATCTCGGTCATGGATGATACCCGCCTATACGAGGGTCAGTTCTGGTCATACTCCAATTTCAAGGAGATGATGATGAAAGACAGAAATATGTCCGCTAACGAGGTTAAACGTGATTGGGAGCGTTTAAGGGATTATTCTATGTGGAACATGGTAGATGTCAAGGACGGGAAGATCGTGGCTAAGAATGAGGCTAACAAGGATATTATAGACAGATACATACCTACTTTGTCCAGTAGGGTCAGGAGCATGGTGCAGATCTGCGACGGCGCCTTGAACGAGCAGAACCGGGTGGGGGCTAGCCGGAACGCTATCCTTAACATGGTTCTGCCTCATCGTGGATGGTTTATATTGGCCGTGCAGCGGGCGTATAAGAAAGCCGGTTTCAATTTCCAAACCAACCAGTTTGAGGAAGGATATATGAGAACGTTATGGAGACTGGCCGGTAATGTCTATGGATCGATGTCCGAGGGCAGGATGGGGGAGGCATATGACGTGCTTAAGGAAGAGTATGATAAGCTTACCCCTTACGAGCAGATCAATATCAAGAGATCGATTATCAATATGGCGGTATTCGCCACAATGATGGCTATAGGACGGGCGTTGATGGGATATAGGGAGGATAATGAGGATAGCTGGTTCGGACAGTTCATTACCTATATCGGGTTCAGGACGATCAATGAGATCGCTTCCCAGACATCCCCGTTCATGGAGCTTAACGCCATAGACATGCTGCAAGATCCGCTGGTCACCGCCCGGAAGTTAGGCGACCTCACCGATCCTCGAAACTGGGATCCGTTCGCTACTGTCCAGACCGGCGTGTATAAGGGAGAGAGCAAGCTATGGAGGCAGCTCATGAAATTCTCGTTCGGTAAGCAATGGTATAATATCAAGACGGCTAGGGATATTAAGCAGACATCCGACTACTGGTTGATGACCAACGGCATGACGATGGGATTCTTCTTAGGAGGCAGGGATAAGGACGAGTCTGGTGAGGACGCTAATTGGTACTTTGACAGGGGAAGATAACTGATATAGTATGACAAAAAAATAGCCAGTCGATTGCTTAAAACAATCAGATTGGCTATTTTTGCATTCCCATCTATCCATCCCGGACGGATGGGAATAAATAATTATCAACTATGAATGCAAATGTAAGCATTTATCAGGATTCTGTGAAGGATAGTAGCGGAATTTTGACGTCCGAATCCAACGAAATAGGGTCTTTGAAAATTATCATGCCTGATAAATTGAATCAGTTGGCAGCTCGATCGTCCTACATATGCCATATAGACGATTTCGTTAAAGGGAATAAAGATTATTATGGATTTGATATACAATCTGATAGAGAAATGGAATATGATTATGAATTAATCATAAACAAAATAAAACATGTCAATAACAATACTGGTAAATATGAACATATATCAATATTTAATGATTTCCCTGTATTAGGTTTTATGCTATGTCAGATAGCTAATTTAAATGACCTTAGGATTCTTGGTGGATATAGATATAGCATAAGATTGAAAAATATATCAGAAAGGGATATTGTTATAGACTATATAAATAGTATTTTTATAACATATGA